CAGGTACTCCTAGGTTCTTCCAGTACTTAGGCCTACGTACCATGTTAATAGTAAGCTTACGACTACCCTCAGCTATAGTAACAAACCTAGGGAGGAGCTGCCCGAGAGAGTCATCGATAGTATGGTAAATAACACATACATCTTCATTGGCAGAAGCAATTTCATAAGCAATTTTACATAAGAGACCAGTTTTTCCAACATTGGGCTTTCCTCCAAACACCATAAAAACGTCACGTTCCCATTCACCACGAAGAACCTCAGCTAGAGACCTGAGATCTTCACCTAGAACAAATCCTGCTTCTTCTTCTCCTTTCTCATCTTCAGCTTGTTTCTGCTCATCTAAAGAGCGAAGAAAATCCTCTGCAGAGAGAGACTCATTGTTATGTTTTTTAGCTAGCTCTAGAAGACTACTCTTAGCTTGCTGTATAATAAGTTCAGCGTTAGAAGGGTCTTTCTTGAGCTCAAATACAGTTCTGTCTACAAGCTCCTGACGCTCTTGTGAGCGCTTATGAGCCTGAGCATCCATCAGCATATTTAATTCAGCAGCAATAGCCTTGAAGGAGACACCAGTGCGTCTAGCAAGGGTCTTACAGAGTTCCTCACGTACAACAGGAGAAGATTCGTTAACAATAAACGGAATCATCTGCTGACAGATACCAGTAGGATCATCATCTTCTGAATATTCGTTCAATCGATATTCAAATGCTGTCCAGCAAGCTAGAGCTTTAAAGCTTTCGATACCATGATCTCTAATATATGAATCTGGATCCTCTCCATCAGGAAGCTGGATAACTCTGACTCTCATGTCTCTATGTCCAGCTAACCTGTCTTCAAGTATAGTTTTGGTCTTCTCTCTTCCTGTTTTGTCTCCGTCTAGACAGATAACAACATCAGAAACCGCTAGGTCTTTTAGAAGATAGACATGCTCTGTAGATATTGCGCTACCACCAATGGCAACACAGTTATTGAGTCCGTGATTACGGGCTGTAATGACATCAGTCTGACCTTCAAATAAATAGAGAGGAGGTGTTGCACTAAGCGCTCCGTCGATACCATAGAATCTTTTCCCCTTCTGGAATATATTACACTTTAAACCAGTAGTCTTCTGACTATTATACTTAGAAGTCTTACACTTCTGACCTGTATTCTCAGCTGCTTTCTTTTGGTCTTCATAAAGAAGATTCCTACAACTAAAACCAACAGGACGTCCTCTTTCGTCTTTCCAGGTAAAAATCATATTCTCTGGTGAGAAAATATCACTTCTACCAAGATCAATTTCGTCTAAAAACTTAGCAGTAAACCCTGCGTCCTTAAGAGCTTGTCTAAACTCCTGATATGAGGTGACAGTGCCCACTCCCATCTCAGTAACAACACGAGCCGTCCATCCTCTCTGCTTCATAGCTTTCGTAAAGGTATCAAGCTTATTGTCTCCCACCTTAGTAGATTTAATGAGTCCAGAAGCTACTCTATAAGCTCTGTAAGTATCCATCTCATAGATTTGCTCTTCAGACAATTCTCCAGCTTCAAACTCTATACCATATTTCTCAGCTAAGAAATTTAAAGAATCATGTATCCATTCTGCTCCCATACCTGGCTTACCATCTAGAATTCTAGCAGCATCAAATATATCACCTGTTCTACCACAGCCAAGACAGTGAACTCTAGGCGTTTCTGTACCCATTCCTACTATATTGCAGGAAGGAGTTCTGTCTTCATGTTCAGGAAATATACATGTGAAATGGCGAGTAGGATCAATGCCATGTTCTTCTAAATATTCAGTAAGGTGGGGTTTGATTTTAGATACAACTGCTTCAAAATCTTTAATAAACATTTTCTTCTCCAATATCTTGCAAAACACCTCCAACGGATAGTATCCGTGTGTTGTTAATAAATTGTAATGATCAGTAATGAAAGGTTAGGTCCAACAGGTTGTTTTGTAGGGACAATAGTTGCACTGCCAATCTCCAATGGGGTTTGCTTGTGGGTTTCTTGTCCATTTCTCATACGCTGTCTTACTTACCTCTCCAACTGCTTTTCTTTGTTCAACTTTTTCTGGTCCCCATCGTAGTTCAAAGTCCGGAAGTGGAATCTCTTGGTTCTCGATGTGCTGAGCCAGTAGTTCATATCTATCATACATATCTTCTAGTGTGAAGCGGTAATCTATTTCCCCATTGATTGTAGGACGATGTACTCCGTTGTCTTCGGTGAGGGTAATATCGAATTCTGTGCGAGACGCAGAGTCTCTAGCATAGTAAAGCATTTTGAAGTACGGCAGGGTACTTCTAAATTGGTCAACGTAGACTAAAGTCTGCATAAGTTGTGATGTTTTTGGCCCACCCTTAACAGACTTGTTGCCACAGAGGTCTCGAGTAGCATGGTATCCGTAAAAGGATTTGATTTCTAAGCCAACGAGCTCTCCAGTAGCTGAATCACGTATAACAGCATCTAGCTCACCAGAAATGTTGCGTTCAGTGTCATAAAATCTGATGCTGTTGCCTATCCACACTCCCATCTCTTTCAGCTGTTCTGTAAGGATCTCTTCTACGTGGTTACCTAGGGCAAAAATCCACTGAGAATATGCATCTGGGGGAGCTGCTTCGGCAGAGTGTGTGATCCTATAGTAGGATCGCTTCAGACAGCCACCAGCTGCTCTTCTAATGCCATACTGGTCTTCCCAGGTAGCTGATGCTTCGGAAGGATAGAAATGCGCGCCACGGTGGGATGAGAACCTTGGGCGGGTCATGTGTTCATCTATTGATTTGATTAATTTAAATGGCACTAACTATATCTCGTTTTGCAGGACTGTTACCTGACTCTCCAATGCTTCTACGCGAGTGGTAAGAGCATCTATTTCGGTTTGTTTTAAGAGGACAAGCTGACGATATTGTAATTTAGACATAAGATTATTTATAGCTTGCTGAACATTAGTTAAAACTTCCTCAATTGCCTCTATTCTAGTTTCCTCTGCTGTGCTCCAGCTCATTTGGCGCCTCCTCAATGATCTTTACTGGGACTGTGTTATCTGATTCCTGTGCTTTACTCATGACCCATTTTTGGCTAACGTTTCCACTGAAATACAATCCTAGAACACCTAATATTCCACCTATAAATGTAGTGAGTAGGGCGGCAAGAGCAACATGTTTGCCAGCGAGAAGAGTCATCAATGTTATAAGACATAACCCAAACATAGTCAAGAAAAACTTACGGCTTTTCATCATAAGAGAACTCCTAAAAGGGCCTTAACAAGCACACTACCTACAATTGCTGCTACAGTTACCATAACTCCCCAGAGAATTTTCTGTTTAGTACCCATAGCCATCTGTTGACCTTCGTCTTTTCTTTGTTGTTTAGTAACATTCTCTAAAGCCTTTTCAATACGTGGAAGGGTACCGTTTTGTTTATCTATACTAGTACTAATGTCAGATACAGACTTTGTTAGATTCTCAAGACTTTTCTTATTGTCTTGAAGATCTTCTTTGATATAGACCATATGGGTTTCTAGAACTGTGGTCCTTTTGTCCAAATCTCTCCCTGTCGGGCAGTCTCCTACCGTCATGGGGTCATAAGTTTCTAGAGAAGGTAAGTAAGCTGGGGTGCGGGCCATTATATCCTCCATGGGGACACTTACATTGTAACAATAATACTACACTACTCAAGACATAGTTCAACTATCTATAATTTAAGAAGTTTTAGCCAATAAGTAGGTCAATTATTATATCTGCAGCGTCCTTAGCACTGATTTTTCCAGTGTTTATAGTTAAGTCTGCAAGAACAGGCTGTTCATAAGTACCATCATATCCTGTTAAATCTTCAATCTCACCAAAGAGAGCCTTACTGTAGAGTCCTTTCGGATCTCTTTCAATTCTATCTATGAGAGGAGCATGCAGGTGTACTAAATGGCAATCAGCTATCTGTTTTATAGTGTTAATAGCAAGGTCTCTTGACTTACTGAATGGAGCTATACAAGCTACAATTACAACACAGTCCTCTAATTGTCCAGCTATGAGAGCCGCCAGAATACCTGTCCTAAAGACATGTTCGTTTCTTTCCTTGTCAGACAGACCTATGCTAGGCCATAAGCTCTTTCTAACTACATCTGAATCAAGAATTATACAAGGGTGGGACAGTTTATGCTGGATAGCATAAGCGAGGGTAGTTTTGCCTGAAGCAGGAACGCCTGTTAGCCATACGACAGTGGACATAATTCTATTGTAGCAAGAAAGGGGTGCTGCTCAAGGGAGGGGTTTATCGCGGAGTTCTGCTGGTTCTTCTTCGGGATGAAAAATGCGGAAGTATGTCTTGTAACACTCCCTAATCTCACTACAACCATCAAACCCATCAATATCGTGGTTTCTAATCATCCAGTCCTTAAGACGCTGGTCTACATTCCCTTTAAGGATATATCTCTCGTAAGAATGCCACTCAGTAGGAATACCTGCCTCTCTACAGATCTCTTTAAACTCTACCCAAACAGCATTACTGTTGCCTAGGTTAGGACCTCCACCACCAATAACAAAGTTTCTCATCCCTCTATGCCAGATGATATTCTCTTGCTTGATGTGCTCATAGATAAATTCAGTGTTCATGACACGAAGGCCGCCACCTTTAGTACTAACACCTTCATGAGGATTACCATGGTACTTAAGCTCAGGTTCCCATTTGTATAATAGATGTTTCCAGTAGTTGTCTAAGCTTTCCCATACTTTTTCTTCACCTTTTAAACTAACAGACCTACACTGGAACCCAGCAGCATTATGTCCTGTTTTCTCTACATGTTGTGCAATCTCTCTGATCTTTTTAAAGGTCTCTTCTTCAAATAGCTCGTCTGGATCAGACACTAGGATATAATCTCCAGGTTTAGCGAATTCCTTTGCTCGTAGAAGGTAGTTATTACGTTGGTCTGAGAAGTGGTCAGTCCATGGATGTAGGTAGAAGTGCAGTTTAGGTTCTTGTTGACTCCAGTTCCTAAAATAGAAAAGAGAATCGTCTACTGATCCTCCATCTACTACAACGATATGGTCTACGTAGGGAAGTGCCCGTTCTACACACTTCTTAACTTCACTCAGTCTATTTTGAGCCATCATACAGTAAATAATTTGCATATTAACTCCTTATGCTTTTTTTTTAATAAGTAAAAATTAGTTTTAAATGGATGCCATAAGAACTTACAGGATTCTGTTTCATCTGTAAAGTTAAACTTTTGAAAATACTTTAGCCAGCCTACCCTAGTAAAAGAGTAACCATCACTAGTTTCGTCTGTAAATTTATACTCATCATCAAACTGAAAAGCATTCTTCTCAGGCTCCAATGTGTTCTCTACACAAACGTAGAAACCACCTGGCTTAATTAGAGAATAGATAGTTTCAACAATTTGGTCCTTCTGAGGGTGAAGATTGTGTTGAATTACAGCTCTAGAGAAGACTACGTCAAACTGCTTGTCGATTAAGATGTTGTTCCAATCATACTGATAGAGAGCTTTAGCTTTAATACCAAATTCATCAAGCTTAACTTGGGCAGCTTCAATCATAGCTAAGTTTTGATCATAGCCATAGTAATTGAAGTCCTTAAAGGTAGGAGAGTAGAGTGCAGCTCCACAACCATAGTCTAATACGTCAATATTAGGACTATCTATCTTGAATTTAATAGAATCAGTAATTGATTTCTCGTTAAAACCATCAAGCTCAACGAGTTCTGTTGCATGATGATTCCAAACTTCTTGTTCTCTTCCATCAGCCATGGCTAAATCCTTATTAGTTCGTCAGTACTAGTAATGTTCCTAGTATTGAAAGGACATAGAGACAAGAGGGTCTCATAGTCTGGAGGAGTAGATTCTGCCCATTTGTCTAGTGAATCATTTATTGCATCAACCTGATTGTCGACTTCAAACCATAAGATTGGCTCAATAAAGTCTCTGCTTAAGTACCTTCTGGCCATACAACAAGTATAGTTGGCTTTATGTCCTAAAATCTGTTTTGGGAATAAAGCACCAGAGCCCCAAGTCTGATCACCATCAGCAGTAGCTTCAATAATGCTGCCACAGACTAAAAACTTATCTTTTTCTCGAAACTTAGCACTTTCTGGAGTACTACCTGAAATGCTTTTAATAATAACAGGAGTTAACATATCTCCAAAGTTAGTATTATTATCATGCCAATAAGCTTTAACTATAGTCATTATTTCCTACCAAAAAAGTTTATTTGGACGCCAATCCCAAGTCCAATTACATATATGAAAATTATTGTCTATGCAATTGATTAGTTGAGACCTGTCTTGTCTACTACCTAGGTTAACTATCTGGGTATTATACCTGTCATTCCTAGTAAGCCATTGGTTCATAGGAATTGTAAAATGAGGCGCTTCTGCATCGTCCATTACAATAAAGTGAGAAAGCGCTGGTGACCAAGAGTTATTGACAATATTATCTAGAAAACTACCTCTAGAACTAGCTTGAGAATCTAAGAAAATTAGATCTGGATGAGAAATTTCAGAATAGTTAAAATCATCAGATAAATATACATTCTTATCTTCTAAGGATAAGCTACTAAGCATTTGTTTGGTTCTATCTACATATTCTTGTCCTTCCTCAATTGAAATAATGTCTTTATCATATTTACTACAAGCTGCTTGAAGAAATATGGTTGAAGCTCCTGAACCTAGTTCAAGAACTGAACGTACCTCTGGTCTTTTAACTAATTCAATTAGCATAAGAGCAGTATCTGGATAAACACCAGCACCTGAATCTAATGCAAACCAATCTATGTCTATATCCTCTTTAATACAATTATTAAATGGAGTATAGACTTCTATGTAATTAGACATCATAAGGTCCCCTTTTGTATCTTGCTGGATTGCCTGCATAGAGAGATTTTTTTGTAAGAAGATCTTCATTGACTGAAGAACCGCCAGCGATAATAATATCACTACCTATAGAAACATCAGGAATGACAGAGGTTCCTACTCCAACTAATGTTCCAGCTCCTACAGATACATTTCCGCAGAGATGTACCCCGGGAGCAATATGCACAAAACTACCGATATTACAATCATGGTCCACTGTAGCTCCAGTATTAATAATGGCTCCCTCACCTACAATTGCTCTAGTATGTACTACTGCCATAGGACCAACAAAGGATCCTGAAGAAACACAAGAACGATGAGCAACATAAGCTTGTGGGGAAATAATAGCTGGGAAATGATATCCTTTTTGCTTTAGCTTAGCAGTTATCTTTTCCCTAGTTTTATTGTCTCCAACGCCTACGAAAGCAAGGTATTCTTTGGGAGGAAAAAGGTCTATCCAGGTATCGTCTTTTACTCTTGGGTCATTATCGTCTATCCATTGAGAAGCAAATTTTAATCTTGTCCAAACATCCTTGACAACAGCTGCATGACCACCTGTTCCCCATATTAAAAGCTTAGGCATTAATAATCTCCGCAATTCTATGTATGTCATCAGTTGTTACTTGTGAATGACAAGGCAAGCAAATGCTATGTGTGTACAAAAAAGTACTATTATTAGAATCATCCAAAGGATAATAATACTGTAGAGCTTCAATTCCTTCTTCTCTAAGTGTTAAGACCTTTCTCTTTGCTTCTATCTCATATGGTAAATAAATAGGTAAACAAGAATAGACAGTATTCTTTATAGTGGAAAGGGTGTGAACTTCTGAACATAATTCCTTGTATAGAGCAACGTTCTTTTGTCGTGCTATAAAATATGGAATTATCTTGTCCATAAGAGAGAGCCCAATTGCACAAGTGTAATCGCTAACCTTGCCATTACATCCAGGGCCTTGTATTTTCTTGTTCTTGCCTAGTCCAAAGTTGATGTATTGCCTTATAGAGCTGTCTAGTCCCTTGTTGTAGATTACACAGCCTCCTTCGCCTATAGGGAGGTTTTTAGTTCCATGGAAGGATAAGCAGTAGGCATCTCCCAAATTAAAATGAGGACCTAGTGTACCAAATGTAGCAGCACCATCAATAACTAGCTTCTTATTGTTTTTTTTGCACCATATGGAAATATCAATTAGTTTATCTATAGGTATTGAGGAAAGAGGACATACTGCTGTGACAGTGTCCACTTCTTCCTTGTGTTTCTCTAGAGTATCTAGGGAGAATGTGCCAGTGGCTAGTTCTACGTCAGCAACAATAGTTTTTATACCTTGTAATGTTGCTGCTTGTTGAGTAGCTGCAAAGGTGTAAGAAGGAACAAGGGTGCTTTTGGTCCCTAAAGAATGAAAGGCCGTCATTAGTGCGGTTGTTCCTGATGAAACAATAGACAAGTCTTTGTCTTCTGATATAGCGAGATAGCTAATGAGTCGATCATGAAATTGCCAATATAATGGTCCGAAATTAGATACTTGAGCATCTTTGCTGTTGGAGAAGAGTTCTTTCATCTCGGCAAAGTCCGGGAGGACTACTTCACAAAACTTAACTGCCATCTTATTTCCTTGTCCCCCTTTTTCGTGGATCAAATCCGGTGATAGACACGAACAATTCAAAATTCCTCTTATACTCATTAAGGATGTCTTCCCTGGTTAATGTTGGTGTAGACACAAAGCATTTGTCTATGCTCTTGGCTTTAGTCACTGCTTCGTCCCAATCGTAATCATATATAGTGATAAGATCTTCAAAAGCAGGATCTGTTCTAACAGGAGCATCTGGAAATGGAAAGAAAATATTGTATCCAAAGGCTTCGGGTCGGGCTTGTTCCATCCATTCTTGAGTCTTTCTGATAGTTTCTCTAGTCTCACCAGGCAATCCTACTATAAGCATAGCGTTACACTTGATACCAATCTCTCTACACATATGAGCAAACTTGATATTTTCTTGGACATTAGTTCCCTTACGAATAAGGTCAAGGATTTTTTGACTGCCAGATTCTACCCCAATAGCTACTTCTAAACAACCAGATTCAGCCATAAGTTCTAAGTCTTCCCTATTAAGAACATTGACACGACCATAAGATCGCCACTTTATATTTAATTCTTTAACACCCTTCAATATCTCACGAAAGCGGGGTCTATTTATAGACATAGTGTCATCTACAAACATGAAACTATCAAACCCATACTGATTCTTAAGGATTTGTAACTCCAAGATGACATTCTCAGGAGATCTTTGTCTTAACTTGGTCCCAGCAGTAGAACAAAAGGCACATCGATACGGACAACCTCTAGAGGTCATTACATTAATACATTTAAGGTCCCTTCTAAGAGGAAAGTTGTAAGCTTGCATGTTTAGCTTAGAGAAGAAGAGAGGATGTAGCTCGTCTAAGTCCTCAATAGGCTTACCTTGAACTACTCTGGTACTAACATTTCTATCTATAATCTCCAGAAGAACCCGCTCGCCTTCTCCAACAACCAAATAGTCCCAGTCATCCTTTAGGCATTCCTGAACACAAGACTCGGTATTAAGATGAGGTCCTCCAAGAACAACTCTAGCCTGGGGAGCTATTTTTCTAATTCGATGAAGGGCTTCTCTGGCTATAGGATACTGATTAGTCGTAGCAGAGACACCATACACAGCATAGTTATTAGGGATGTCTTCTACTCTTTTGTGAAGGATATCAGTCTGAACAGAGGGGGTTAGATAGGAAGCTATAGACAATACTCCAGTAGGAATAAACTCATACTGAGCTAAAGCAAAATCATCTACTGGTACAAAAAGAAGAAGGTCTTTCATCTTACTCCATAAAGTCAACTAGTTGTTGGAAATACTTACGCGAATTATAGTAGAGATGACCCTCTAATGCTGCTTGGTATTCAGACACAAGATAACCATAGAACTCCCTGTCTGTTACCAGTCTGTCTAGGTTCCCTTGAATTGCTTCATACGAAGCGTCATGTGAGAGTAGAAAATCATACCTTGTTGCTATGTCGTCAAATAGAGATCCGGACCAAGTTAAAGGAATGATTCCTCTCATGACTCCTTCAATCATACTTCCTCCAGGACTAATTACTGGAGTAAGAACCTTGGTAATATCTAGTATTTTATAGATAGCATCCATTTTAATCAAAGGGAAAAACTGTGCATTGTTAATAGACTTTAAGAGATCTACAAGCTGAAGATTTTCAACTGCTTTAACTTTATTGTCTGTTAATTCATGAGCCATGAGAAAGATGGAATTAAGACTATGTTTTTCTGAAACTTCTTTAATAGCCTTCAGAACATTATGACCTGCAGTAAACCAGTGTTCTTCATTGGGAGAATGTCTATCTAGAAAAACATCCTTAGCTGAAAAGGTAAGGGTCTTGTTATCGAAAGAGCCTTCTCTAAAGCTATCAGCTAATGGAACTGGAAGACAGAAGGTTTTATGTTGAAAGATGTTTCTATCATGAATAAAGTTCTTCTTAGATTGTACATATGGATAGGCAATAACATGATTTTTCCCAATCATTGACTCTTTTGTTAAGTGATCTTCAAATCCATAAGATAGATGTACATACGTTTTTGCTGTAATGTCCCCTATGTCTTTTCCTTCCCACCAACAACAGTTAACATATACATCACAATCAATATGAGAGGTGTCTGACCAGGGTCGTAAAGTACAGTTAGGAATAGGAGCAGACTGTCCCCATAGAGCTGGATTGCAAATACAAATAACCTCGTGGCCTTCCTTTGCTAAAAACTCAGCCCAGTTCTGAGCCCACCTACTCTCTCCCCTTTCTGGAGACTCTAGGCCTTCATAGATAGAACCTGGGATATCAAAAACAATTCGTAATGGCATATTAAATCCTGTTTCCTTTATGTATTACATAGCTTATGGACAAGCTGAATAGATGGACGAGCTTCTTCGATTCCAAACCCACGTCCTGCTAATGTCTCTTGGTAAACAAGAGTATGAAGGTCTGTAAAACCTTTACTAAACTCAAAGCGATCACCATCTATCAGTATTTCTCTATGAGCAAACTTCTTACCTGGCTCTATTTTAAAGGGCAGGTCAGTATTTTGAGTTGATAAAAACCAGCGTATTCTTGCTCGTTCTAATTGAATAATACCTGACATACGATTAGAGCTATTGAGATGAACCTCGTGACTAACCAAATCACCAAACAGCCATAGCATAAGATCGAATAGATGAATCCCAATGTTGGCACCAATCCCTCCAGACTGTTCAGGACGACCTTTCCAGGTAGTTTCATACCAAGGTCCACGAGCAGTGATGTAAGTTAGCTCTACCTCATGGTCTGTCTTTGTAGGTTCTTCAAGCAATCTTTCTCTCAGCTGAATTAGTTCTGGGCTAAGACGAAGCTGTAGTACAGAATAGACTTTACGTCCAGAACTCTGTTCTAAAGACTGTAGCATATCAAGATCACGAAGATTAATTACCAAAGGCTTCTCACACAATACGTTTGCACCAGCTTGTAGAGCCATGTAGATATGAGAAGAGTGCAGGTAGTTTGGAGAACAAATAGATACCCAGTCAACATGGTTTTCCTGTATATATCTATAGAATCTTTCTGTTTCAGGGAAGAACTTAGTGTCCAATGAATATCGATCAAGTAGCCCAACTGATGGATGAGGATCTGTTGCAGCTATTAGATTACATCCAGTTTCATTTATTGCTTGTAAGTGTCTTGGGGCGATATAGCCTGCTGCACCAACAATAGCAAAGTTCGTAGTCATTATAGCTCTCTTAATTTGTTATCAAAAACTTGATAGTATTTGTCGCAAAAAAGACATGCCCAGCGAGGGCCTTCTGTCCAGAGCTGCTTGCCACAGGAACACATCCATTTAGAAAATCTAGCAGGATTGCCAACTACTAGAGCATAGTCTGGAACATCATGGGTTACAACAGATCCTGCACCAATGAAAGAATACTGTCCAATCTCTACCCCACAGATGATAGTAGCATTAGCTCCAATAGTAGCACCTTTGCGTACAATAGTCTTTTTAAATTCTTTCTTACGACTGATTTCACTACGAGGATTGATTACATTAGTAAACACCATAGAAGGACCACAAAATACATCGTCTTCTATAGTAACTCCTTCATAAACTGAAACGTTATTCTGAATCTTTACGTTGTTACCTATGGTTACATTAGGCCCAGCCATTACATTCTGGCCTAGAGTACATCCTTCTCCAATGGTAGTATTGTGTAATATATGGCAGAAATGCCAGATAGAAGTTTTATCACCAATACTAGCAGGGTCGTCGTCAATTATTGATGTTGGATGAACATAAGCCATTAATTAATCTCCTATCATTTCCCTAGCTTCATTACAAGCAAAACACTTGGGGTCTGTACAAAATAAAGAACTCCAGTCTTCTTGAAGCATCTTGACTGCAGTATCAACAATCAGTTTTACTGGCATTACAGTTAAGGTACTGTCCCCTACCTTGGTTGTAGAGATCTTGCTACTATCAAGATGAGACTCTATGTTGTTAAAGCCTAGGCTGCATCCAGCGCGACGAACCTTAACCTCAGACTCTGGGTTGATTCGTTTAACCATTTTTGATCTATCGAGATATGGTACCTCTGCAAGCTCCTGTGCTAAATGAATCACTGAACAGGCATTATAATCTACCCCAATGAAAAGAACTTTAGCATCCATAAGGTATAGCTTATGAAAGGGAGAGTCAATTCCAAAGGCTGATTCAGTATCATGTCCCTTTACAAACTCTTTAGCTTGAGATCCCCAGGCAGCTACAGAATGAGTAGGATGATTACTTCTCAGAACTTCTGGCCTTAGGTTAAAGGTTCCAGCAATAGCTCCAACAAGTGAAAGAGTAGTTTCTTTGTTGAAAGGAACTTTCCCGTAAGAAAAAGCAGGCATTACTATCATGCCTTGTTCGGTTATTATTTCTTTAAGTATTTCTATAGGAGTGTAAACACCAGCTTCTAGAATGCCAAAAGATCCTAAAGAAGAGTGAACAATTACACAGTCTCCCTTCTTAATACCTATCTTTGTTAAACCATTAGACAGTCTAGTCTTTGTTGCAAAAGGAGCTTTCCCAGAAGGAAATCTTTTAGGATGAGGAAAGAGAGGTGCTTTTCCGCCACGTGGACCGAGCTTACCATCAGCAGCAAGATATTGTACTGGATTAAATATGTCAATAACTCTTGGGATGTTATCATGTATACCTTCCCATAAAAATGAGTTAAATAATATACGATAATTATCTGCAAAATCATCCATCTGACCTCTGAACATCAAGGAAAAATTAACCTGAGAACCACGATAAAGGAAAGACATGATATCTTCATCTTCTTCAATCTCTTCTATAGCTTCTCTAAAACTTGGGACATCTACTATTCCATTTGATACAGCAGCATGATTAGTAGTAAACGAGGCTAGATAACCTCCATCAGGTAATTTCTTTTTATGTTCATTTACCAGTATCTCTACAAAATCATGGTGTGCTGGATAATAGTCATCTTCTATAAGAACATAGTAATCAAAATCTTCTCCAGTTTGTTTAAAGTGAGCACAAGCCTGTACCCACAGTCCATAAGAATGAGCTCCTCCCGGTAGTGGTAGAAACTCTACCTTACAGGGAAGTTGATCTGCAAGGTCTTGTACTCCCCAGAACTTCTCTGTAGCTTCATCTCCTCTTCTATTTATAGGCAAGGCCTGACACACAGTAACTTGTGCTAATTGTGACGTATCTGTTTTTAATAGTTCCTCAAAATGATGTCTCAAAATTCTATCAGGATCAATATTGACAGAGGCATCCCATCCACGACCAGCACATGCTGCAATGAGATAGTTTACCTTTTCAACCATGTTAGATAAGTTCCTTTATATTCTTAGCTATTTTCCTAATTCCCATAGCAATGTCATACATGTCTTTTTTATCTCCAAGAAGAACATGGTGAATAAGCCACATTGTATCTTCACAAGCAGCTTCTACTACTGGAAGATGAATGTCTTTATAGTTAACAGGCCATTCTCTTTCCTGGAAGGCAGGGTTCTTGTATAGTGGAAACTTATAACCAGGCATAACTGGTATACCTTCAGCTACAAGCGCCTCACTAATCCTATCTTTAGGGATGTCCTTAAACAGATTCCTGTTGAGTTGCATGAGAAAGAGATGTCTTGGATGAATCTCGGTTCGTGAGTCAACAGTTGTTGGAATCATAAAGCCATCTTCATTGAGCAGTTCTGTTAGAAGATTGGCATTGTCCATTCTACGATTGTTCTGTTCAGTAAGCCTATCTAACTGAGCTAACAATACAGCAGCTGACCATTCTGTCATCCTGTAGTTAGATGTTGTCTCAAAATGCTGATACCAAAGACCACCTTTCTTTCTACCATGCCAAATATGCTCCCAACACTTCTCTATGAAAGCGTCGTCTTTACTGATAATGATGCCACCCTCACCAGCTGTCATGTTCTTACTGTATTGAAAGCTAAAGGTAGCAGGTCCATAAGCACCAGGATCTATTCTGTCCCATTTGGCACCATGAGCCTGAGCTGCATCTTCCACAATGGCAAGCCCATGTTTGTCTGCAATCCTACCTAGTTCTCTCATGTCTGCAAAGTGTCCAGAGAAATGGACAGGAAGAATAGCTTTGGTCTTGGAGGTAATTACAGACTCTACACTAGCAGGGTCCATAACTAGAGTGTCCTTGTCTATGTCGGCAAAAACAGGGGTAGCGCCGATCCTAGCTGGTGCTGAAGCTGTAGCAATGAAGGTATAGGCAGGAACAATAACCTCGTCATAAGGCTCTACTCCAGAGACAGACAGGGCAATTTCAATAGCTTGAGTACAATTGGTGCATGCTACTGCAGAAGAAGCTTTGTGGTAGGCCGCAAACTTCTCTTCAAACTCATTGATAACTCCTGTACGTTTACCTACTCCCCATTTACTCTTGTGAAGAACATTGATGAGGTTTATTTCTTCTTGTTCTTCATAGATAGGCCATACGTGGAACGGGTCAGTACGAACAGGGGTTCCACCAAATAGTGCTAGCTTTGACATGTTTCCTCCAGGTATCTTCCAAATCTTTTAAGACCCCGCTGAAGAGATCTTTGAGGGATGAATCCATATAGAGCTTTAACTTCTAAAGGAGAAGCATAGAAGGTTGTATACTCTGCAGCAGGGGCTTTGTCGTGATGTAGTACAAAATCTTTATTAAATGTTTTTGCTGCAAAATGTATAAGTTCATTTATAGTAAGAGGACTTCCAACACAATAATCTAGTATCTTATTGCTCTTGTCAGATTTTATCATTTTAATGATTCCCTCTATTGCGTCATCTATATACATAGCATCAATATAGTTTTTGCCATCACCTTTAATAGTAAAAGTATCCTCATGGTTTAGACCGAAAGCTTTAACAAGATTAGTATAAATCTTTCTAGGTAGCTCCATGGGTCCATAAGCACCGAAGAACCTTAAACAAATATAGTTGTCTAGATGATTGGTATTCTTTTGGAAGTGTTCAATGTATCGTTCTGATGCAAGCTTAGATATGCTGTATGGCGTAGTAGGATTGACAGGTAGAGAAGGGTTAACCAGGCCCTTGTAGCCCTCATAGACTGACCCAGAAGACATAAAGATAAGCTTCTTGATAAAAGTAGACTGAAGAAGATTCAGTAGTGAATTAACATTCGTTGTTAGATCTGTTACAGGCTCTTCGTATGACATTGCAATATCAGAATTGCCCATAGCATATAGACAAACATCAAATGTCTCACCAGCCTTACAGAGAAGATCGACTACGCCTCCTATAGTAGTTAGGTCGGCTTGTACTGGCGTAACATTCTTAAGTTCACGTGACCCTACAAAGTCTATAAAGTCAGTTGACTTGTGATAGGTAGCATAGCAGTCCCATTCAGATGGTGCCTTAAGAAGGAAATGTCTTCCTATGAAACCTGACCCGCCGACAACAAGAACCTTCATGTTATATCTCCTGAGAGTATTGTTTATACCATTTTATAGTTTTCCGCAAGCCTTCTTCTAGTCCTACTGCTGGTATGTAATCCAAGAGATCGTGTGCTTTCTCTATGTCAGGAATCCTTACCTCAATCTCTTCTCCAGGATGCTTCTTGAATACAATCGTTGAAAGAGAATCGGTCATTTCTATAATCTTCTGAGCTAAAGTAACAATATTGGTTGATGCTTGTGGGTTTCCAATGTTAATTGTTTGATTATTTATATTCCTTTCTAAGATTTTAATGAAAGCGTCAGTGAAGTCAGACACATAACACCATGCTCTAATTTGAAGTCCATCATTATAGATAGTAATGTCTTCATTGGATAGAGCTCTTATGATCATCTGCTGAATAGCACCTTCGCCAATTTGACGTGGTCCATACACGTTGAAGGGACGAACTGATATTGCATTCAGATCATACTCTTCTGCATATGAATGTGCCAAGTGCTCGCTGGCCAACTTACCAATTGCATATGTCCAACGCTTCTGTCCAACTGGACCTATAGTAGTATTGTCTGTTTCTTTACCCTTGTAGACAAAGGATCCATATACTTCACTGGTAGAGAAGTCTATGACCTGTTTCACATTATGTTCTAATGCTGCTTCAAGTACATTGTATGTACCAATCAGATTAACTTTCATAGTAGTTGTTGGGCTACTAGAGACTGAAAAGATTCCCGCGATTGCTGCACAATGTACAACAATGTCCGATCCTTTCATGCTCTTAGACAGGTATACAGAATCCAACACGTCACCTTTGATTAAAGTTAGATTCTCATGTGTTATGAGGTCCTTGTCAAAACACACTGAATCTCTAGTATAGTTATCGTAGATAGTTACTTTGTTGTTGTCTATAAGTCTGTCTATGATATGAGAAGCAATGAAGCCAGCTCCTCCTGTTACAAAGATAGTTTTGTTTTCAATTTTGTTCATGACTTACTCCTAAATGACTTTTCTTGATACTAAAAATCTATTTAAACTATTGTTAAAAGCTGCATAGCTATAGGTATTTACAGCATAGGTATTATATGATTTTGCAATTTTAGTATAAAAATCATGATCAACTAATAGTCTGTCAAGAAGTGCACATCCTTCTTCATCTGTAGGAGTAGAAAGATAATCTGGACAACCAGCTAATGCACCATGTTGACAGATTTGAGGAGATCCTCCTGATTGTACAAATGGAACACCATGCATAGCAGCTTCTAAAGGAGGTCCACCATAAGAAATTTTCTCGCCAATAAGAACCTTAGCTTGTGATTGTTCAACTAACATATTAGCATAGTCAACTTCATAGCATAATTGTACTCTATCTTTGAGACTTGAATAAGGTTGTATGTCTTTATGTTTCCAAAAATAACCATTCATATCTTCACCAATATCATTAAGATATATAGTTTCATTCTTTATAAAGTCATGGTCTCTTGCTGCTGCTAATGGCCATCCGGTTAAAACTCTTAATTGCAGAGTATTATCTTTCAACATTTTATCCAAAGCCCAACGAACAGAAGGAGATGTTTGTAGATCAGATAAAAATTGTATACGATTACACCAAAGTATATTTTTATTATGGAAACGATCTTCATAATAAGATTTAGGAATCCAAGGAAGAGGTAAGAAAAAGAACTTTTCACTAGTAGTAAAATTACCAAGATGTTCAGGCATTTCAATCCCTGCTTTGTTTTCCTGAAGCCATTCTTTGTGTTCTCCATCAGTATCACCAAGTTCTCTTAGATACATTTCTGGATGTCCCATACAGAAGAATAGATTGCCATTTACTATGGTTCTTTTTTCTTCTATCTGTTCTATTTGGTCTAGCCAAGGACCATGAAAAACATGAACAACAACTGCAGTAAATTGATATTTACCTATTAAATGAATAGCAGCATTCCAGTCTTGTAATAAAAGAACACAGTTAGAAGGAGTAACAGGTCCTAGTAACCCTTTATATTTTGGATAAAGACTTCTTCCTTCTGGCCAATCATAACCTAATGTATATACCTCTTCTATTTCTGGATTTTCCATACAGGCTTCTAGAGCAAATCTTTCCCACCTGCCTTCACTTCTAAGATTTCCATCTCGAAGATCTCCAGGAATAGGATCTCGTAGAGCAATACATGCGTTAAACATTCCAACCTCTCTCTGTTGTAATTTTATTCATTTGTTTAGCATAGGCTTCAAAAGTAGCATTGTTTTTAACATAGGTACGGTAAGCATTGCCAGTTGTTCTGTAAAATTCATGATCATTCTGTAACCTATCAATTGTCTGAATAAAAGCTCCTTGTATAGCAATAGGAGCGGTTAGTAGTTCGGGAAATAGCTTACCACTTTCTAAGGTCATAAAAGCATTAGCTTGCTGACTAACAATAGTGGGTATTCCAAACATAGCGGCCTCAAAGGGAGCGCCGCCTAATGGTCCTCCAGGAGAGATAACATATCTTGTCTCACTAAATAAAGACAAAACTTCATTCCAGTGAAGATTAATATGGGTATCTATCCTTGGCCATAGATGTTTAAATCGTTGCATTACTGGAAAAGAAAGTACCCAATCTCGAACCTTTTGCTTGTCAGGATGAGTAGTAAAACGATCAGTAGGCCATAATCCAATTAATATTGCAATTCTCATTTCAGGTTCATTTACAAGACATTGTTCTAAGTATCCTAAAAGAACAGCCATATCATCAGGATGTTCTTCTGCAAAAGTATGAAAATTCCTGTATGCCCAAGTTACATTTGGCTTTCGAAAGTTGTCCACTTCGTCATCAACATATGGAACCATAGCACCTGCCATGTGATAAACGTTTTCTGCACCATAAGCTACTGTTAACTGATTATAGATCCATGGATTAAGAGAAGCCGTGGTCGCAACGATACGATCCTGTTTTAAATAATTGAGAAAATCCTCTTTTGCTTGTCCAGAGTGTGGTTCAAAGACTTGGATTGCATAGGCTTTCGCCTTGTCAGTTTCAATAAAGAGACTTCTACCAGCACTGTGAACAAGTAATATAGATTCATCTAACCACTCTTCATTCATGCCATCATACAGAGATTCTGGACGTTCGAATCCAGGCATACAGCAGTTCCTTGTTGTATGAACACCAGTTCCCCCATGTGTCACAAGAGCATTAAGAGTATTGTATTCCCATCTACCTTCTCCTCGAAGATTCTCTGTGTCCAAATTGCCTGCAATGTTGATCGAAAGATTAAGAAGATATTTCATAGATAGTTCCTTTATAATATTTGTTTTAGGATAGTTGCAATGTAAAGGATGTCAGTATACTCACACCACCAACCACAAGGTATATTTAGACGTTGATCTTCAACTAAGTCTACATTGGGAAGAGGTTTACGATAATTGTCAAACAAGCTATAGGTATCATTCCTTACATGAGAAATATTATTGCCAATACCTGCCTTAATGAGAGCCTCAGATACTAGAGCTCTATGTGCTCTGTCTTTACATCTAATAGTAAACACCCAGTATATAGAACTAATATGCTCTGGAATTTGTGGTATTAGAATATCTGGAGTTAGACCTTTAATCTCTTCCCGTAAGTATTTTGCATTCTGACGATGCTTAAGAATAAGACTGTCTACATACCTAAGTTGTTTTCTACCAATAGCTGCATTTACATCGTTCATGTGAGCCTTGTATCCAGGCTCTGTAACATCGCCAACCCAATCAATTGGATGAGAATTCTGGCCTCTAGCTAGACCAAACCAGCGTAGAAGGATTGCTCTGTCATAGTCGTCTTTTGTTTTACATGCTAAGCAACCACCATCAACTGTAGAAAGGATCTTAATACTCTGAAAAGAATGTATTGTGTAATCGCAAACACTACCAACCTTCTTTCCCTTATAGAGAGCTCCCATGGACTGAGCTGCATCTTCTATTGTTTTAATACCATGCTTATCTGCTATGGCTTGAATAGCATCTAGTTCAGCAGGAGTGCCGGCCCAATCTACAAAAGTAATTGCCTTAGTCTTGCTTGTAATAAGCTTCTCAATCTGTGTGTGGTCAATACAGCAGGTGTTAGGGTCTATGTCGCACCATACAGGAGTAGCCCCAAGAGAGATAATCCACTCAGTTCCTGCTAGACAAGTAACTGGGCTAGCTATCACTTCATCTCCAGGACCTACCCCAGCTAATCTACCTGCCATAGTTAACGCAACCGTTCCTGAGCTCGTTAAGGCCACGTAAGGGGTTTCCATCCAGTCCTGTAGTTCTAATTGAAAGAGAGCGGCCTCAGGACCTTCAGAGGTCATTCCTGAATCAAACACAGACTGTAAGATTTCTCCCATGTCATATGGATAACGAGTTTTATATAAGGGAATCATATTCGCTCCTAAGTATAAACATCATAATATAGTCATAGAACTGTCCGTCTTTATAGAGAGCTTCCCGCTGGACTCCTTCTGTTGTAAATCCTAGCTGTGTATATAAGTTTATAGCTACAGTGTTATAGCTAGCTACCATCAGCCAAATACGATTAAACTCGTGCTCATTAAACCATTCGTAGAACAATTGTTTGTATATAAGCTTTGCATATCCCTGGCCACGATAGTCCTTATGAATATCTAGCCCTACACAAATAGACTTATTGTCTTTATCTATTTGGTCAAGACGAACTATACCAATAGGATTAGAGTAATTGAATACCATCCATCTTAAGGAAGTGTTTGACTTCTGAAGATTCTCATACCATTCATCTTGTTCGTTCATAGACACAATATGTGGATCAGTCAGCATACTGAGTACATCTGGATCATTATGAAGTTGTCTTGCCCATTCTAAATATAAAGGCAGTAGTGGTCGAAACCTTAGGTTCTTAGGCTCAGCCATGTTTTAACTCCCACTCATATCCCCAAGGATTATTGATAGGATCTGTTCTTTCCTCTCTAGTATTAAGACTGTCAAAAGGTTTAGAACTTGAATTGATTATAAGTGCTGGTTCTTTACTGATACATTTCCACGCGTGCCATACTCCAGCAGGAACAGTTACCATGATCGGATTCTCTATGCTTAAGAAGAACTCTCTAATTTCTGGTTGGTTGTGGCTTACATGAATAAGAACCAATTTAATAGCACCAGAAACACACGTAATATTATCGATATTGTCATAGTGAAGATGAAAGCCTTTTATCGTACCGGGGGTTGTCATGTTGCAATAGGTCTGTCCATACTCAATAAAAGCTGAGTCGTCACACCTTAACATTTCATATATGTATCCGCGTTCATCAAGATGAATCTTTAGATGTTTAACTGAGATATCCATCTTAATCCCTCTCTGAGTTTTGGAGCCATTGTGTATACCAACTAATAGCTTCAGTTAGACCTGCATTCAAATCAAGCTTATGTGTCCATCCTAGTGCTCTAAGTTTGTCTGAATTTAAACATTGTTCATTGATTTCAAAGAAATCACGATCCACCATTTTAATCTCAATGTCAGGATTTATTTGTTCTCGAATCATGTTGATTACATCAACGATCTTGTACATTTTTCCTATCCCAACATTGTAAGCTTCTCCAGCAACACCTTTTTCCATTAGTGTAAAATATGCAGATACAATATCAGATACATGTACAAACTCTCGTAACATTCCAGCAGCATCTGTATATAGGACAGGTTGCTGACTATTCAATAATCTAAGAACTGTTCCAGGGATAAGACGAGAAAGATTAAGATCTCCACCACCATAAAGATTGCCGCAACGGACAATAGAAATAGGCAGGTCATATGTCTTAGCATAAGAACGGGCAATCATGTCCCCACAGGCCTTAGAAGTACAATAGGTATCTGTAACCTGGAACGGAGTATCCTCAACATAGCCTCCAGGAGGAGAAGAGTCTCCATAAGACTTGTCTGTAGACATATGGATAATTTTAGTAAGCCTAGAGTTGCGTTGAACTTGGTCCCTAAGAGCTTCGTATAAAATGACAGACCCCATCATGTTAACGTTGTAGGCAGTCCACGGATCCGAGTCACAAACTTTTACTATTGGCATAGCTGCAAGATGAATAACATAGTCTAGTTCATACTTACCAACAATCTCACGGATAAGGTCTCTGTCTAGAAGAGATCCCCGGATTTCGGCTCCATGTTTAATAACTTTAGACATCAGTTCCATATCGGTCTTTCGATTATAGTCTTTGATTAAAGCTATAGGGGTATAGCCTCTGTTTAGTATCTCTTTAATAACTGCTTTGCCGACGAAGCCATTAGCACCTGTAACAAGTATGTTTTTCATAAACTACTCCATTAAATTAAGCTGTGATATTTAGAAAGATTCATGGTCAAATCTGGTCTCAAAAAAGAAAGGTTTAGATCTGATAAAGTGATTTTATTAACATTAGGTTTAGTTAATCTAGCTAAATCGTAGATTGATTTAGGTTTTGTACCTATATTATATACCCCACTAGGAGGACGTAAGTCAATAAAGTTTTTCAAAAGCTTAGCAATCACATCTACTCTATCTGCATTTGTAATTACATCTGTAAAAGCATTTTCATGTGGGAAAGGATTAGCTTTAAAAGAAGTTCGAAGTATACGTATGTTTCCCTTATTGTTAGTTAGCAACAATGTGTCGCCAACTGCTTTGCTATACCCATAGTTGTTGAAAGGTTTTAATAAATCTGTTTCTAAAGACGAAGGAGAATCGCCACTATATACATAGTCTGTACTTATATGATAAATATCTACAGAAAAATCTAGCTCGGTTAGCCACTTGAGACTCCATGCATTAGTATGTAGTGCTCGCATAGGATCACTTTCCGCACCTATAACATCAACATAGGCTGCTAAGTTAATGACAGTTGAATATCCCTCATTAATATAGTCAATCATACCTTTAGTAACAGTAGTAATGTCTAAACCATCATGAGAGGGGGCCCAAACATATCTAGATTCTTCCCTAAACATAGGGACTAGATAACTACCTAGTCGTCCACTGGCTCCTGTAATCAGAATCATTTAAGGTATATCATATCCTTTAGCAGCTACAAACATCCCTGTTGGGGTAGGTACCTGCACCCATTTATACCCTAATTTCTTAAGCATGGGTACCATGTCCAAATACTTAACAGAACCTTCATTGTGGATATCGTCTACTAGAACAAAGTGTTTATCCTTAAGCATAGGAGCAGCCATCTTGTACTCGTTGACCATATGGGTAGCATCCTCAGCTGAATCTAGACAAACGAGATCTACTTGGTCTACGTGATGACCAACGTCTTGAATTCCCTGTACACTATCTACTTGCCACATAACAAGACTATCTGTGCTTACCTCATCATCTTTAAATAGACTATTAATCATTTCTACTTGTGGATCAATGTCTAAACTATAGAGAAGACCTTTTTTGGGAGCACAAATATACTTAGCTATATTGTTAGTAGTATGGTGCTCAAGGGCTTCAGGTAGATAGAAATAGGTTGTTCCTGTTTCAATACAGATGGGATTGTCATCAATAACTGACCCAATATACTTACATATATCTCTAACTGTACGCCATTTTGTTAATTCATAGACTTCTGGATGATACATTCCACCCGTACATAACTCATGCATTATAAAACTCCTTAAGACCTGGAGGCAAAGAAAGTGTTACTACTTTAACATCATCTATCTCTGCTCCTTCTTCAAAGTTGTTATTACTACCAAAACAATAATCTGTTAAAGGCGCGTACTCATCCTTCTCATGAAACATGGCATCTAAAACATTGATTCTATTGACCATATGTTTAGGGTTACCTACCCTAGAGCAATGATAGATTCTACATATATCATTGATAATTGTACGAGAAGGGAACATGTCATCTGGTTTCATAAACATTCCATCTCCAACTATCTCAACCTTTTCAGTTAGAGAACACATTCTAGGAATAGGGAGAGTCCAAGACGTCTTGATGTGATTAAGATCCCGCCAGAAGTATGTCCTTTCAAGAGACAGGTTGAAGAACCTCTCTCTATATATATATCTGACGTCAAGGATTTCCCGAGGATGAACTATCTCGTCTGCTTGTAGATACAAAACACTATCAAATTTTTGATCTAAAGCTTCTTTAATACATTGATTAGCTCTAAAGGCTAAATCATGTCCCATGTTAAGCGTCCAATCCCATACTGAATCTAGGATAGTCAGTTTTTTAGGATCAGCTAAACTTCTTAATCTAGCTAAAGTGTCGTCTCTATTGTTAAGGTCTGTAGCAACGAAGACATGGTCACAACATGCCAACAGATTAGTAATACAAACCTCGAAAGGATAGTTAAGCTCTACACCATTAGCTACTAGGGTAGCTCCAGCTAACATTTGTTCCCCTTATTTCATATCAATATTAGCAACAGCAGGAATCGCACGCTCTACCCCATCAGCAACATCTTGTTCGTAAAGACCTCTATAGAGCTCGTTCCTATCTTGAAGTCGCTGGTCACTCTTAAACACATCTTGGAAATGTTCTATGTGAGGACCCTTCTCGGATGTTCTAATATTTCCTTCTTTTATATTGAGTCCTTCATGGACTCGGTTCTCGTAAGTAATGCTACCTGGATTGTTTCTAATAAATCTGTATTGCCAATCAGGATATGCGTCCTGCTCTACTTGTATGGTACGTCCTATGTCTCTCCAACGCCTACGAGGAAGTCCCCATGCTACACATTCTGCATCATCCATAAGATCTATTAAAATTGAGAGCTCTTCAGGTGCAAGTATCTCGTCAGTATCTAGTCCTAGAATCCATGGCTGAGTAGCAAGGTGAGCTGTTAGGGTTCTAATGCTTCCAAAATCTGTGAACCCTACCTTGTATACTCTTGCTCCAAGTTCCGTTGCAATTTTAACTGTGTCATCAGTAGATCCTGTGTCTACAAGAATAATTTCAGACACCAAATGAGACACACTGTTTAAGCATAGCCATATAGAATCTTGATTGTTCTTGGCAAACACAGCTAAAGTAATAGGTAGGCCAGCACTTGTCATGTAGAAAAACTCTCCTTAATTTCTTTGAGACGATTGACCATTAGTTCCCCAATCTTAGTTGAATTTAGTTCGTTTCTAATGGTTGCAACAGCATTCTCTGCTTTGGTAGCTGCTAATTGTCTGTCTTCGAATACTGTTCTCATAAGCCTCCTTAGATGCATAATGTTAGGATCAGCCCATGTCATATGACCTTTGTAATTGGGGAAGATCATACCAGCTACTGGAGTCTCTTGATAGTCAATTAAAAAACTATTATCGTCATTCATAAACTCTAGATTACCACTGTAATTAGTAGAGATTACAGGCTTTCCGTAAGACATTGCCTCGGCGTGAGGGATACCAAATCCTTCAGCTCTGTGAGCCAAGACAAAACAATCTCCTTTCATGTGAAGACCTTTCATCTCTGCTGCTGTCATAAGGTTTCCAAAAAAGACTAGGGGAGGAAAGCCTCTGTCCATATTGAGAGACTTTTTTATCCTTGCTATATCTTCTTTAATAATAGCCTTCTCTGCTTGAGAAGTATTGACCCTGTAGGCTTTTAAGGCAAAGACAACCTTCTCGTCAGGTTTAAACTCGGTAAGATACGCTTTCATTAAAGCCATTGGATTTTTTCTTTCTAGCCATTGAAAGATAGAATAGAAAACAAAAGTATCATCACTGATATCTATGTTAACAGGTTCAGCATCGGAAGTATCAGGTAGAGAAACAATATGAGGTATCCTATAAACAGGCTTTTTTACTCCAGAGTTTTTAAATACTTCTATGTTCCATTTTGAAGGAACCCATATTTCGTCCATCATATTACAAAGATCTATCCATTGACTAGGAAGAGTATCTGTCTCCCATGCTGTATAGGCTATGTTGTAGCATTGAGGATCTCTGTAAGTAGGAAAATTCTCTGGTGTAAGATGCACAATTTGAATTTCAGGATCTAATTTACGGTCAATGAATGGAGTAATTTTTTCTTGAAGAGTTCCATGAGATACTTTTTGGTGTTCAAAAGAAGTTACCCTAACCGTAAGATCTATGTCTTTTCTATCAATAAGAGCTGAAATATAGTTTCTTGCAGCGGTAGCATATCCAGAAACATCCAACACCGCGCCTACGTATTTGAGTCTAATCATAATACTTCCCCTTCTGAAGATGTTTTAAAAGCAATCTTGGGATTAGCATTTTGAATTTCTGCAAAAAGCTTAACCCATTTCTTACAAATGTTATTCCAAGAATATTTGTTGGTAAACTTAGTGGCTCTCCCAATGATCTCTTGTCTTTGGGTAGAGCTATTAACCCTATCGGCTTGCCAATCTTGATGGCACTGTACCATAGTATCTACAATATCTTCTATTCTACCTGTCCGTCTAAAACCAGAGTTATCTACAAAACTCATTTCATGACAAGGATATACATATCCCCTGTTTCTGTTTCCACCTACTAGCTCTGGAGTAGTAGTATTGTTAGGAACAATAACAGGTATACCAGCTGCCATGGCTTCTACGATTGTAAGACCAAATCCCTCTCCAAGATGAGTGGTCATATATGCATCTCCACAATTGTACAGCTTGTTTAAAATAGAAGTGGTATAGCCAAGAGCTGCGTTGTAGTTAGTAGGAAAGAGTACATCTGTTTTAGGGTTTAGTCCTAGTTCCTCAAGACAGATTTTCAAGTCTATAAGGTGACCACTGTTTGAACCATCTTTAGTTACAGTGTGTAGATAAAGAAGAGAATCGGGAACTTGCTTACGAAACTCAGAGAAAGCAAAGATTGTTTTAGCTATGTCTTTTCTTAAACTATTTCGATTCACATTGACTATAACAAAAGTGTCATCACTCTTGAGACCTAAATATTCTTTTCTGTATTTAGTTTTTGCTTCCTGTCCAATAGGTTTAAAGTTTTTTATATCAGATCCATGATAGATAACGTCTGTAGGATGAACATCAACAGCTTCGCTAGCAGTTTTAGCAAAATTAGTATAAGCAACTGAACGGTCTGCTATTTTGATCATGTTAGAAGCAGCAGAAAGAAGCCTACAATCAACAGGATAATAATAAATCAGTTTGAAAACTGGGCGCTTGGCTTGATGTTTAGCTTGTCGAACCTTATTGATATGGTGACTTATTTGTTCAACTACAAAGGTATCATTGACAACAAAGACAATATCGTAATCCTTTTTTCTTAAGGCATCTATAAACATTTGGTTTCCAAAAGCATCTTTAGGATTTCCTAGTTTGGAAGGTACGATACAGTAGGGAATTTTATTCTTGTCGTAAAAATCACCAAAATAGTTAATAGCTAGTTGATCGATTTCATATAGTCCTGTCCTGTAAAGAGCATTTAGGATGTGTTTAGATACTACCCCAAAGCCTGTTGTTGCTGTAACACTGTCGCTCCATACTAATACTTTTTGCTTTCTTCGAGGCCTAGTGCTACTTAAGGGAGGTAACTTAAGAGAGTTAGTAGGTTGCATTATTAAACTATTGGATGCCATTAAGATTTCCTATAAGACTTCGTATCGTTTTTCTTTTACTGCTTCCTTAAAGAAGTTAACAAGGTGAGGGTCTGAAGGTAGAAGCTCATCGTTTAGCATTGCTTCTATCGTGTCTATCGTCAAATCAACTTCTAGTCTTTTCCAGCAAGTATGACTCACTTTGCAAGGCTGGTACCAACAATCCCAAGTAGCTAAATTACTTATAGTAAAAGTAGTATCTTTATCTACAGTGATATCATAAACATATTCATCCTTTCTTGATGATATTTCTATTTTAGAAATAGGAGTATAAATAAAATTGTCATCAGCTAATGATCGACTAAAGTCTTTGTCTTCTGATACATATATTCTATAGATTATAGAATTCTTTTTGAAATTAGTATCTCTAACCCTTTTGTAAACATGTACATATTTACCGAACCTAGTATAAATCTCTTGAAGGCCATAAGCAATCTGTTTTGAAGCGGTAGAATAAACTCTATTTTTTTTATCCCTATATCCATCACCTTCAAAATATCCATCTAGAAAGGCTTCTAAGTCTTCATCTTTACATCTGAAATAACAAGTAGGAATTTTTTTAGTTGGAGCACGAGTTTTAATCCCGAATAAAGCTTTTATCTCATTAAACAAAGCCTTATTAGAAACTTTAACCACTAAAGAATTCCCTTTACTATTTTTTTCTACCTGAAAAACATGGATGTCAAAAGCTTTAGCTAGAACATTTCGGATATCTTTCAATAATTCTTGTTCATCTCCGCCAATAGTTAAAATAGTTTCATAACCCCGAGAATTTGCAGTAGGTCCTTTTAAATATCCTTCAGCCATATATAACCCATGAAACCAACATCTTTCCTTACGGAAATCCTCTTTAAAGGGTAAGTTTTCAACAAATTTATTCCGAGGAATACATAAAAAATCTCTTTCTTTTAATTCCTTTGCTGGAATCCATTCTGGATTTGTTTCATATTTACTTGACCTAAAAACATCCATATACTGTAAGCTAGCTAACATTTTATGATCTTCTGTAATAGTAATAGGTTCATTCTTGCCTACAACAGTAATGTCATACAGCTCTCTGTCTCTTCTAAGATTTTTATGGAGTTTAGTTACTTTATGTAGCTGTCCTGATTGAGTTTTTACATTATCTCCTATTTGAATGTCTTTAATCTCTTTGTATCCATCATGAGTTAATACAAAACTTTCTTCTACCACACAAGGACTGCAAGATAAGTCTTGCCCTGCCCAGATAGCAACAGCTTCTGGATAGTAATTGATTCTAGCGTTGGGGTCTGTAGGGCCAAAGAGCGACACTGTCTTCTTTCCTAATGCTCCAGCTAAGTGGAGTATAGACGAATCAGGACACAAGACTAGATCACAAAAGTTCATAACTGCAGTAATCTTTCTAACGTCCCAATCTCTGAGTTCTAAGATGTCTGCAAATCCCCACTCTGTTGTATAGTTGTCTGAACCATGAGTAAAGACAATAGCTTTGAGATCTCGTCTCTTCATTAACAGTTGAGCTAAAACTTTCTGAATTGTTTCAGTTGGAGCATCTCTTTGACTAGCACTAGAGAAAGGTTGTACTAGTATGATCTTACGCTTTCCTATCTGTGATTCTTCAATCATTTGCTGTGCAGCCTCAAGCTCTCCTGGTTGAAAAGCATAGTCTAAAGTAACGTCTTTCAGAGGAAAGACTCCAGCATGCTTAGCAAACAAATCTATTCTATTAACAGGAACTGCATGAGGTTTCTCGTGGTACACACAAGGACAAGTCAAGTCTATTACACCATCATAATCCGATGTTTGAATCTCCCGCCAGGGAATGACATTTTTAATATCTGGATGCCCATACAGAACTTTTGGTAAAGCTCCTTCCAGGTATTCAAAATCTGTACCATAGTCTATAGATATCTTATATTTATTAGCAATCGCTTTCACAGTAGGTAGAGTCATTAGTACATCGCCCATTCCACCTTGTGTTCTGGTAATTGCAATCTTTGGTGCTTGGCCTATACGAAGACCATCTATTCTTTTTAAAATTTGAGAAGGTTGACTATACAGAGATGCAGTAATGTTGGGAATTGTTTGCTTTGTTGGCACCAATATCCCACGTCTATTCGGTTTCAATATTCTCATTTAATATCCTGTATGTAGTTATAGTTGTGAGGCAAGTAAACATCCACGTGCAACTGCTCTAAGAGGATCCTCTGCTAGCCTAATCTCCTTTATCTCAAAGGGTAGTTGGTCAGTAAGGGGGCTAGTCTCTGGATCATTAAACCATTCAAGACGTTCCTTGAACTTGTTTACAAATCCTTTTGCTCGACTAGTTCCTCCAGCAGCGATGATAGGAATAGGCTGCGTAAACTTAGGTAGATCGCCAGCTTGATTAAGCCGTCTAATCATATGTTCGATAGTATAATCAATTAGCCTGACATAGTAAAGAGAAACTGCACTGATAATTGGATTGTTAGGATTTTCATAACCAATGTTGAACTCAGTGTTCTCTTTTTCTAGCTGAACTACTGTATCAGGTTGAGCTGTAGCAACAGAGGCCATACGATCAATCCAATCTCCACTCTTAGTAGTGCTCCAGTGACACACAGCCTCTCCTGAACTCATTAGACAAGCATTAACCATACCAGCACCGAAAGATAAACAACAGCCGCTGTAGTCTTCCTTCTCGAGCTCTGAATAGCATATAGCTTCTGCTTCAGGAAGAGGAACAGGAGAAAACCCTAGGTCTTTAATGTCATTGTTCAATGCGTCAGTATGAAAACCAACGTCAAAGTTATCAGAGGTTTGATCTACTGGTTGAGCTGGTACTGAATAAACAACCTTCTCGCCTTCAGCAAGAGGTTTTTCTAAGACTTCCTTAAAGATATGGCGAAGGATTCGGCGGGCTTGCTTCTCTTTAGGAGAAATAACTCCACGAACTAGAGGTCTATTAGCAGACTGATGTCTTTCCACTGCTCTCTCTATAGCATCCATACCCACTACAATAAAACTACCATCTGCTTCAGAGAAATACTGCTGACCTTTCAGTCCTTTTTCAATCATTTGTCTAGCAATAGTAGTAGCTCCCTTAATCCTAAAGAAAGCATCCCTGAATTCGGTATAACGAATCTTTCCACCTTCGTCAAACTCTCTAGATGTAATGATAAAACTAGTTCCAACATCAAGACCTCGTCCAGAAATAAATTTATCAGCCATTAGCGTCCCTTCCTTTTACGTAAAGCTTTCAGTTTGTCCTTAGCAGAGACAAGCGCCTTATCCTTTTTAGTCTCTTTCTTAGCTAAAGCAGCTGATCCTTTACCTTTCTTAATTTCTTCTTGTTCCCCAATACCAACATCAACAACAGATTCGTCCATACTAACAGGAGGAGATGATAGCTCAGAAGCATATAGAACTGTTTCCTGATGTGTAGGGAACTGTGTGGCAACTTGTACTGGTGCAGGTTGTTGAATCTTATCTGCTAGAGACCTAACAGCAGCTAAAAGCTGATTCAATATAGATAGTTGTTGAGTTAAGTCAATATTTACAACTACTTCATTAGACGAAACAGTTTGAGGAGCTGATGGGCTTCTTGGTTTACGGTTAGAAAAAAGGTTGCTCTTAGGTCTATTACTTACCCCACTGTGGTCTACTATGCCTGTACGTGGGTTTGTTTTGGCCATTTAATCAGCCTGACCTGTAGGGCCAGGAGTTCCGTCCTCTTGATAGCCACGTATCTGATCTACAATTTCACCATCAGATACCATAGGTTTGCCCGACATGTCGACCCAAGCAAATGCTTCATTGACCTTTGTCCAAACAGGAACACTGCATCTTTGTCTAAGTTTAGCCATCATGAATCGAGCTTCTGCCATAATAATCTTCATGTTCTCATCTAGTTCTACTGATTTCTTTATCTCTTTATCAGTTATAGTAGGAGCCTCTAAAGGCATATCGTTACCTGCCTTATCTTTTAGAACAAACCGATGAGTAATAAGATCGATACTGGCTTCTTCTGGTACATTGTATTTTCTTCTTAACTTCCTAAAATGTAAATCAAATTCTGCTTGGGCTAACTCTTGGTCATGTAACGAATCGTTTAGACCTTCCATCTCTTCTGGATTTGGGTTTCTCATAGTTTTTCCTTGTAAAACCTTCTTGATTGATATTTATTATACTTAAAAACTAATCTTACTATGATGTAGCTGGTGTTGGCAAATAATATGAAATAACTATAGTTACTCGTCCCGCGTTATCCGATGTGGCGTCGGGGGTAAATAGAATTGTCTTTGCTGTTACAGCTGCTGTACCAAACCCATTAATACCCTGATCGGTGGTTGTGGCAGCCGTGTTCATTCCTGTTGTAAATAATTGTGCAGTACCTGTTATTCCAACATCCATTGTACTACTGCCACCTGGCTGTGTTTTGATTCGTGTTGTTACGCCAAGGACAACCGCTCCAGCTGGGATCTCCGCAGTACTAGATGTTGTTGCTGCATTATCAATTACAATATCTTCTTCTACTACAGTACCAAAGAGATTCTGAGCACCGATTAATGCATGACCATTTATTTCAAGGTCCCCATTACCATGTATGCCACCAACTGCTTTAAAATTGGTTCCTGTAGTTGCTATCCATCCAAACCGGTGAATATATCCTACCGGTTCTATGTTGGTTCCACCGCGCCACGCACTGTAAATCCCAGCGCGACCAGCAGTCTCTGGTCTTAGACTAACTAAAGCAAGGGAATTTGTAGTATTACCAGATCGTATAGTAGCAAAATCACCATCTGTTGCACCATTAAAATATTTTCCTGATCCACTGAGGTGTAAATAGGAGCCGCCAATTTGAAAAATTTGGGAACTTAACTCTAGCTTAATATCGCCACCAAAGTTTGCTTCTCCAGTGCCTCTAAAAGTAACTATACGAACCCAAGATGCAGATGTACCGGGGCGCTGTACTCGTGATAATATATTGATACCTGCCCATGGCGGATTGCCATCGGCGCCAGAACAAGTGATTAACCCCTCGAGTTCCCAATCTCTCGCTTCTCCAGTATGCCAAACAGAACCCTCTAGTGCTAATCCAGCTACCCATTGATTTAAACCAATTGTTGCGATGGTAGTATTTTGGTACGTTACAGAGCTTACTTTATAATCCTCGTTAACATCGTCTTTCTTAAAAATAACATTACTACCATCAACATCAATTACATTTCCACTGATATATGCTGAATCAAGACTTACACCAGATGCAGTAGACCAGTTTCCTTTACCATCTAAATATTCAGTAGTTACATTGCTTAGTTTAGGTAAAAGTCCATGAGCAGTAGTAGAAACATTTAGGTCAAGAATATCAGTAGCTGGACCTAAAGTGTCAATTGCAATCGTATCGGCACCAGTCGACTCGTGAGTAGAAGCATGGTATCCAACTTCACTGCTTGCGCTGCTGCTTCTATGTGCAAAGAATGCCATTAAACATCAATCTCCCTTATAATGAATCAAGTCTAGTAGCTACTAAAACACCAGAACTAGTAGACGCTCGTTCTATAGCAAAATAAGCTTCGTTAACACCAGATACAGTAGCCAGTCTCCAAGTGTCTGCTAATAGACGAGAATTAGTTCTTGTACCTGTATTTAGAGTAATAGCAGAATTTCCTTGCTTAAGATAACAGTTCTCAGCACGAGCTTCTAGTTCAACAACAAAGGGATATCCAGCTGCAGCTAGTCCAGTAGTATCAAGTCTTCGTTCAATAGCATCAATAAGAACTTCTACAGAATCTCCTATAAGTAAAAAGTTATTAACATCTACAGTCAGACCAGCAGTAGTAACTTCAGCTCTAGTTTCTGTATCAGCATCTTTAATCTCTACAGCGCCGATATTGGTATCGTACCCGCTTTCAATAACTACAGTGTCATTTTCTTGATCAATAAACGGCATCTATGTTTCCCCCTAGCTTACAGTAATCTTAAGGCCAGTAGATTTAGATATAATCTTAATATCATCAACTGGAAACTCAGTCCAAGTTTGAGAATTTCCAGATTCGATTATAATGTTTGGAACTGAAATATCTTCTATCTCGTCAGCCTCAATAGGACTTCGATGAAAAGCTGCATCTGGAATCCAATTATTACCAGCAGCTTCCTGGCTTTTGAAAATTTTTCTTCCAACATTAAAACGAATGATCGAACTTCCACCTATACTCTCTATAGTAACATGAGACGCTGGATGACCAAGAGACTCTGTTATTCCTAGAATATCGTCATTGGTTAGCTCTGCAGGTACCCATTGTTGGTATTGAGCTTTATCTTTCGTGTTTTTAGTAAGCGACATGTATATTTCTCCTTGTGGTTACCAAAGGGCAACAATTAAACTATCAGTCAGATATCCACTAGCAAGAGTTAACGTGAAGGCATTAACACTTGTATGTTCCCATGAATGTGGAAATTCTCCAGAAGCAGACACTGTAGGATTTATCTGAACCAATTGGACGATAGGATACGAATTTCTATTGTGAGTAACACTCCATGGACCTGGTCCAACAGCCGAGGTTTCTAATCTTCTGAAATGTTCTCCACCTATAGTAATGTCAGGGTTAGCCATCCAGCCTAAAGTGTCTTCTAGGTCACCTGCGTCTAATCTTGTTCCACTAGCAGTAACATGAATAGTATCGGCCCAATGTTCTCGAGACGAAGGAGGATCACCAGCAAGTGGATCTTGTTTATGGTCTGAGAGAGCAGAATCTAGGTTTCCAATAGAAGTTTCTAAAGAATTTCCGTTAGTTACATATACTGTACTAGAATAAGTTGGTGTAGAATCACTCATGCTACTTTGACCAACAAAGGTACGGGTGTTAGTTATAGCGGTAACCATAACACCAGAGAAAGCTGCTAGAGCTACATCGATTTCATCTACAGCTGTTTCAAGACTGTCTCCATCAGAGATATAGTTCTCTCCAATATAGGAGGGGCTATCGTCCGTATGGCTCGTTTGTCCAGTAAAGTCCCTAACTGCATCCATAGCAACTGTAAGGTCTTCTACATCGTCAAAATGATAACCCCAGGGATTGCCAGCTGCTTTGGTTCCAGAGCCAGCTGTGCTGGTTAGAAGTTCTTCTAGGCTAGTTGCTCCAGCAACATATAGAGCAGTATTAGCATCTGTCCAACTACCTACACTGGCATGTCTTAGAACGTGAATCTGTGTTCTGATTTGGTCTAAATCGTCTTCTAAATCAGCAGGGACGCCACCATAAGTATCGTCTCCAGGAGCAGTTGTGCCTACATCAGATTGAGCAAGAGTAACACTGCCAACATGATCTACAACAATATCAGTATTCCAATCTCCATTATGGATCTGGAGTAGAGCATCAACCATGTCCCTAACGGAATAGGTAAGATCGGCATATCCATCGTAACCAAGATTATAAGAACCTTCATCATAGAGGTCCTTGGCAAGCTGAAGAACGTTAAAACGACTATTCTCAGACTTGGTATCTAGACTATCGGCAGAAGAATCGATTGTAGCGTCAAAGATATTATCACCAATAGCAGTCTTCTCAGCAGCAGTAAGGCCACTAGCAAGCTCGGCAACATCCTCTAATACTTGAGCAATCTGAGTAGTTAGACTAGTGTAGACATCATCGAATGCTTCCTTAACCGTAACGGGTCGAGCATTAGTACTGTCGTAGTAAGAGAGATCGTCCGAGGTTGATACAACATCTTTATCAACCCATAGATTATTGCCATCTAGACCGTTAGCAAAGGCATCTATTGAAGTATCATCCACTCCATTAGGTAGACCAAGTATAATTGGGGCTAGTTTATTATTCCATTCTAGAGTTAAAGAAGAGAGATCATTGGCTATTTCCTCAGCACTATCGTTCCAGGAATCAGAAGAAGTAGGACCGGTTCTAGGAGCCGATCTCACACTATATGTAAAATTGAGATCATTCAGTTTTTTTGCCAATGTGAAACTCCTCTTGACTAGCTGCTTATTTTAATCCTATAACTATCTAGTTCTGGTGTAATGTTAGGATCTGTAGTTTGTAAAACTGCCTTAAATCTCAAATACTTATATAAAGTATTGGCTGATTTAAACTTCATAGTATATTTCTCATTCATAAAGTCTGAGTTATTCTCATTAACCTTTACTAAAAAGACATTCATTGGTCCCTGCTCATCAGTATCAGCTACACCATCTGTTGTTCTTCCAGTATCTCTTGCATCTGTGTCAATTGCAAATTTGCTATAGTCATCAATAGGTACGTTGTGAATCATATCAAAAACGCTGACTTCTTTCATAAAATGCTCAGCAACAATATCAAACCCTTTATATATCTCTTCATCGTCTTCTGGATAGGCACTTGGATAAGAAAAGCCTTCTACTAAGTATCTATGATTATAAGGATATAGACCGTCTTCTGTTTTGAGATCATCTAAATTTGCAACTCCAGATGTGTCTATTACTTTCCAATTGTCTTTATGAATAAAAACCTTATGTCTTCCTCTGGCTATATTGGCTTTACCGGGCTGGCCAACTTCGTCTATAATAGCAGCCTTTGCACCGAAATCAATATCCATCCCTGTGGGGTTATCGACGTAAACCGTTGTTTTATAATAGGGATCTTCAAATCCCCAACCATTAGAATAATCTCTAACCTTTACGGTACTACCCTGAGTATTTACATTTCTCCATAGTTCAAGGGTGTTTTGAGCAATAGTTATATTATTGGGATTCATTTGGTGGTCAAGAATACGGTCGTTATTATTATAGAAAGAGTACCTGACCTCAGAAGCTAGACCAGAAGCAGTAACAGCTGCAGCTCCACTAATAGACTGAACCATAGTAAGGCTCTTGTCAGGATTCATAAACTTCTCTGTTGCAGGAGCAGATCCATAAGAGGAGTTATATGAAGGAGCTATATTTTCTATGGTAATAGTGTCTAAGTCTCCAAAGTCTAAGACAGTTGGCTTTGTAGGATTGTCTCTGTTCTCTGGATCTATAGGAGTAAAAATGGCGGTTGATATTGGTATAGTAGATTCGGTAGAAGCTGTTACAAAGTAACTAATAGAGGTGCCAGCAGGTATGTTTTCACATATCTCTAAAGCTATCTTGCTGAACTCATCAGACTGGCCATCTATATCTAGGACAGACAAAGATTGTGAAATAAAGTTGACATCCGTGTTCTCAGTAAAGCCTTCATTGTAAAATGATATTTCATCCATGCCAAATTCATAAAGGTATTCATTATGCTGAAGTGCGTCATAGCCGGTTTTGGTCATAATGAACTTTACATACTTAGCAGTGACTGGGGTGAACTGAAAAGTAGACTTGTCTACTAAGTTTCTAGTGAAAGAATCTGTAGGCAACTGAAGCCAATTATAGTTATCAGTTGAATACATAGGAGTAATCTGCACAGAACTATTAGTATTGGACATATGTAAGTCGATATCAATACGTGAAATCTCATGTTCTTTTCCAAAGAGAATCTTAAGCTCAGCAGTAACAGGCGAGGGTTGATTCATATATACCCTTTCCTGGTAATAATTAGTGGCGTCACTGACTGCATACTTTGGTCTAGAACCTTCTGCTTCCACCTTAGATTTCCAATTGTTTTTACTTAAGACATAGAACTCCACATCTTTGTCTTCTAAATTCTCTAGGTTGACCCTGGTTGCACCAATAGAAGAGGTTCCAATCTGAACAATACCTTTGTCTATATTGACATAGGCAGTAGAATTCGTGAGGTCTGTCTTGGATGTATCTACAAAGTTGTCTTGTATGAAGTTGAAGTATCCAGCTGTATCTTCTGACAGAAGCAAGAGAGAGGTAATCTTCTCTTCTAGATTATTGAGACGAGTTTCCAGAAGTCTAGATTCGTCCCTCCATCTGTTAAAGTTTTTAATAGACTGATCTGAAACCTTGAAAAGATGTCGATATAAGACCTGTAGGTCTCTTAACACATCGGAATTAGTAGTGTTATATAGACTAGAACTAGAAGAAGTGTTCTCTGCTACCAGGTAGTTCTTGGCTATAAATAAAGCTTTGCTAATATCGTTGGTCTCTTCAAACTCATCAAATCGATCCTCAATCTCAGTAGAAGAAGGATTTTCACCTTCTGCTAGGATCTCTCGGATAATCTGTTCAACTAAATATTCAGCATAGGTATTTCTAATTGGCATTATACTAACCTGCTTTTGGTTATAATCTTGAGAGAATAGTCCTTAAGCACTGGGGAAAAGAAGGGTTCTAGTTCGGAGATATCTGGCCGAGTTGATGCGACATAGTCATATGATACCTGATAGTATCTATTTACCTTTCCACCAGTGGTCAGGGGAGTGTTCATACTCTTAATAATCTCTCTATCGTTAATAGTAATCTTATTGTTTCCTTGGTCTAGGGTCCAGTCATCTTCTTCAACTTCTCTGGCAATATTATACTTGGCTCTGATGTCTGTATATTCATACATTACAGTAATTCCAGCTACTGTAGTATCATTTAAGAAGACTTCTCCAGTAGTATAATTGATAGAATAGGCTCCGGTTAAGTTAATCTGAGGATTTACGTAATAATAACTGACATATCCAGGATCAGCTATAGGAACAGCCGCTGGATCTGCCCAATAGATGATTTGGCTATTTAGTCTATCTATAAAATAGTCCCCTGTAGCCACCACGTCGATCGCTACGGTCTTTTCATCAGTAAACACTAGCTGGCTAGTCAAATCTACAGAAAAGCTGTTGTCGTTGATTACAGTAAGCTTAAAGGGTATAGAGATAGCCTCTCCCCCAACGATTATCGGGTCTAACTGTTCCTTAGCATATACTGCTCCAAGAAGCTCAGTTCTACCATCGATAAAGTCCCGCTTTAAGTCTAGTACGTCGGTGATGTTCCCAGAAAAAACTACTGTTCCCTTAACTGGAGCTAAGTTCGCTAAATTAAAGTACTTTACCCCAGTAGGGACTGTTTCGGAATCTTTTATTTCAAAGGTCTGAAAAGCATTATTGCTAATAGAAATAGAATTAGCTACTCCACCGTCACTTATGAAGCTCCAATCATTCTCAGTTAAAGTGGTTCGTGGACGATAAAAATAGGTAACGGTACTGTCATAGGTAACTCTAGTCCTGTTCTCTGAATATAGAACCCCATTAGTAAAGTCTAAAGAGTACTCATTGTGCCCAATATCTTGGAACTCAGATGAGCCATCTACAAAATTGACTCCACTCTGAAATGTACTTGTATCTGAAAAAGAGATAGGATAATCGGTTGAGTCATCAATAATATCCTCTTCCAAGGAGTGCCTAACAGCTCCCTTGTCAAGAACTTCTGTTTTAATTTCAATAGGATGGACCACCTGGATCGTCATATTCTTCTGGTCATTTGAACAAGGATATTCTAAAGGTGAGATATGGTCGACTCCTATACCTGGAGAGAGCCTTTCTTCATTAAGAGTCATTGAAACAATAGAAGAAGAAGGAGGGGCCTTGCCAGTAGTTCCATCCCCAAACTCTAAGGTAGCCTCATTGAAGTTAATAGCATAATGAAGATCAGTTGAAGCACTGTCTGAAGTTAGATTCCTGGTCCATAACTGACCACCTATATAGATGTTCTGAGCATCTTCTTCGTCAAGATACCAATAGCCACCTGATTCAACCTTGGCCAGGTTGCGCTTGAAAGGTTTGAAGGGAAGATGATATTTTTGACCAGCAGCATTACCTACAGCTATATTATATTGAACTTCATCTTTACCTCGACTACCAAAAGATGGATCAATTATCTTTGTTGTTCCATCTACAGGAGTTTCTTCTAGGGTAATATTGAAAGGAGTAGTAGATGGAGGTGTATGTAGCTCCGTCTTAGAACTAATGTCTTGAGCTAGTTCGTCAGAGTCTCCAGTGAAGGCGTCTGTAAATCTCTCAAGTGTTGCTTTATACCTTAAGGAGAAGACAGGATTGGCCGTTTCTATTGCTTTCTCTGACACTCCATTGAAATCAAGAAGCTCTGGAATCTCTTGTATTACATTAGCAAGACCTACTGATTCTTTTGGTCTAATCTGATGCCAGGTAACTCCATTGTCAGGGGAAACAAAATGAGAAATAGAAGCTAATTTAGATACGGTATTAGAATCCGGTTTTTGATTGCTCTGTAAAACAACCTTTTTAATCTCGTCTTTTACCTGATATTCAGCAGAAATCATTTCACCTTTGTTTAAGTAAGGAATGCTTTGAATTTCTACATCTTTAATACCAATAGCATAACGAAGCTTTGAGACGTCTCCTTCTGCAACAATAGGATAGACACTTTCCTGTCTCAATGTTAGATGGAGATACTTTGCCTTTCTTGGAGTAAAAGTATATAGACCTTGACCAGCATACTTAGAAGTACTGGGAGCTAAAGTAAATTCATTCTTTTCATCTTCAGCAGTGAATCCAGCAATAGGAATATCGTCCTTGATACTAACAAAATTTTTACCATCAACAGATGTGTCAATTGCTAAGATTTCTATCTGGGTTTTAGCTCCAAAATTATTAGGATTGACCCTAACAAAATTGACAATCTTCTCATCACCTAAGTTGATAGTAAAATTTAAGACAAGAGGAATTCCGTCATCTTTTTTTGCTGGTAAAACACGTTCATACTCAAACCAAGTATCAGCATTATTGTCTAGTATGGTTGACATGTCACCATTGTGATCAGCACCAAACTCTTGATTATTACCACGAACTCCATTGCTGTTAGAGTTGATTACTGGTACTTCAGTTGGAGTAATAGCTACCTGAACTGACCTGTTGGCAGGTAGGGTAATTATACCTTCGACTTGATTTATCTCAGCTTGAGTCGAATTTAGAAGAGGAGTATTAAATTGTATTCTATTCATATTGTTAAAAGAATCACCAAAGAAGATAGCATCTTTAGTTGAAAGATCTGAGAAGAGAATAAAATCTGCCAATTTAGAAGATACAGATTTCATCTTTCTATTCAGTCTATTTAAACGAGACGACATATAGTTAAAGTTACCAAGGACAACTCCCTCTAAGTTTTCAAACTCAGAGAAAACAACATTTAAATCGTCCCTTATCTCTTCAAAATTACTATTGAAATCAACTGGATCAGGAACTGTATTAGCAATAGTATCAGCTGGAGTGAACGATGGTTCAGATAAGTCTTTGTAAAACTTGCTTAATATCTTAATAGACTCGCCAACAATCTGCTCCATAGTATTCAGGTCTGGATTGACGCCTGTGGGATGGGCATCTTTTTGCAGACGAATAGCTAGCTTGGCTAGCTTGTTCCTCAAGAGCATACTGGTTTCTGGCGTAGTGTGCTTATTCATCTATTAATTATTCTACCTCTGCAGCAAATTTTCCTCTAAACTCCTCAAGGACTTTCATAAGAACATCAATCTTAGCAAGAGCTTCTTTGCCTTCAGATGCTTCTGAAAAGCTTAGATGAATCCTAAAGTTATTGTCGTCATAACCATCAGCTCGACCTAGAACTAGGTTAGCATAAACCCAGCTATCTTCTTCATCTTTAGATACTCTTGCCATAACAAAAGCATCTTCGTCTCCTTTTTCACTAAGAAACTTTTTGGTAATATACATTTTTGCCATTAGAACTCTCCTATAAACTTGTTCTCGTTGCGAGAACCAGTAATTAACATATACTCTTCAACTGCTGGAGACACATTCAAATTAGCTGAATTTCTCCTCATGATTATAACAAGATACATCTCTGCCTTAGCTATAGTATGAGACTGTCTTGTAGTCTCGAAAGAAATAATATTATTGGTACCTACTCTAACGCTCTGGTCTCCTATTAGGTCAACCACATCTAAAATCTCTGTATCTGAAGGAATGACAGCGGTATTCGATACTACTGGAGTGTAGCTAACTGTATAGATATCTAGAGGTCGGACAGTATCTAAAATCTGAATACCTCTCCTCATAGAATGTCCATCATTTGGTGTAGCGTGAGTAATCTCGGTAGGATCATCAGCATCTACAAAAACCCAATCGTTCCCAGCCCCATAGGTTAAAATGGTTCCATTTCTGTATACAATAACATCCTCAGAATCTGCATCTGTGTAGAACATTAAAGACGCTTTGTCTGGATTGACTAAAAGCTCAGTACTTCTACGAGTAAATACAACTAGCTCATGGTAAATTCTATAAGCGTCTAACGGGAGAATTGGAACAATATTAGACGAAATTAAAAAATCATCATCACTAAAGAACTTTATGGTTAACCAATACTCAGTAGATCCATGGTAAAATTTTGCATCTTCAGCTGTAGTTTGTGTAGGATATGTGTAATTATCTAAAGTTACAATACTCTCACCTGCAACTTGAGTTGGTCTAACTTCTGTTACTCTGAGAGCTACTTGTCCTGGCTTATCTACTGTTTGTTTTTTACTAACAAAGATAGATCTTTCCTTATAGGTATTAAAACCCAACTTGATATTGTCAAAACCAAGGACATATTCATAATACTTTTCCTCTGAATTTGTATTGTCTTTACGACCCATTACCTCATTAAGAATAAAATCAGATGTTAATATTTCCCTAAGGTCTTCGTTGATTGAGTCTTTATCTACTGTTAAGTTGTTTTGTCCTAATACTGCTCTGTGAAAATTAGACTCACCAAGTCTTTGTCTAAACTGTGTCTCTCTATAGTTGTACTGTAAGAATCGTAAAACAACCGCATTGCTGGTAGCTCTAGGAAAGTTTACTCTAGTTGGACCATCAATAGTTACGTTACCAGTACTAGCTGTCCTGCGGATATTGTTACCATCGTAATAATCAATCTGTACCAAGTTGATAGGAAAGATAGAAGCTGGTTCTATTTCAACAAAGTTAATGTCTTGAGAAGAAGGAAGTCTTATTACAACTTCCATATAAACTCCACTAGAACGAATGTCACTTAGAAGCAAAGGCACAACCCAATAAGTATTGTTCTTCTCATCTATAATATTGTTAATGTTTGAATCTGGAAACCCTACATCTAATTCACTTCTTATACTGTAGTCATTTGACAACCAAGTAGCTTCTTTTGCTTTGATATATCTCAAGTCTTCTGACCCAAGAGTAATTCTTTCCCCAACCAAGTCTTTATAAGCATCTTCTTCGGAACCAATAGATCCACTTTTACGAGGATCTAAAAAAACAAGAGGACCATCTGCTGCAATTCGTGACAAAGAAAGAGTCTGTGATTCCCTAAAGGTATTGAATAAAGCATTGTCGAATCCTCTCTTGCTCTTATTGAGGAACTCATACAGGGTAACCTGTGATTCTAATTCGTTGATACCATAGCGTAAGGACTTGATAGCAATCTTATTAATAGCGTTATGATGAGCTTCAATAATTGAGTCTAGAGTATCGGCTTCAGCAAAAGCCGCTTCTAGATCATCTGCTATTCTCTCAAGCATAAAATTGTATTGTTCAGAACTGGTGTCTTCTCCTGCTAGAGCTTTGAATAGTTCAAAAGTTGGTTTAATCCTTTCAGCTAGAAGCTCAGCAGTGAGATCTTTTAGCTTGGTACGAAATTCGTCCAAGTTCTTTATCTTACCACTATCTCTTTCAGAGATCAGAATCTTGAGAATCTGATTTCCTTGAGTTAAAGGTAAGGATGTCCTAAATTTTTCTAAATAAGATGTGCTCATTTAAATCCTACTATCCGAGAAATAATAACCAATGTTTCCCGTTTGAATATCATGTTCTAGAACAAACCACTTCTTTTCCCATGGAGGAAGAATTGGAATATATTTACTACCCTCTAGATAGGTATTGAAAGATACAATTCCTTGGGTTGAAGTTGCTCTATAATACAGATCTTTTTCTCCAGGTTCTATATATCTTTCTATGCGTCTTGTAGTTAGAGAAGGAACAGAACCAGATACCATGGTTTCATATGAATCAGATTGCCAATACTGTCCTGGTCCAATGATGCTCAGAAGTATTCCGTTATGTTCAAGGTCAACCTGAACCATATCTAAATTCTGGCTTCTTCTCCATGAGGCCTGACCTCTAGAGATTGCAGTATCTTCACCAACATAAGTAGTACTATTTGCAAAATGTTTGGTCCATTGACCCATATTAATCCTCTTCTTAACTCGTAAAAGTGTATGTAAGAACTTGGTCGAACTGTCTATAACCGATAGTGTCTTCATTCTCAGGCACTTCAATCCTACATTGAAAGCTCACGTTTGGACTACTTCCAGTCTGTATGGTTCCTGTTGCTGTGGCGCCAGTGTCTGTAGTTATATCAACAGCATTGACTGCATTATCTCCAACTGTTGTTCTAAATACAGCACCATTGGTTGGGCTTTTACTATTCCATACTGGCCAGACAGCATCAGGAAAATTGTTAGTACTGTCCATGTTTATCATAAATCCACCAAAACCATCAACAGTCCCATCGTCTCCCCAGCTTAGTAATTCTGCTATGTCAGCAACCGAAGTAGCAGATCCTGTATAGGTAGAAGAAAACTCTCTAACATAGAGTCCAACATCTGTGATTTCATTAACACCATCATGTCTAATAAAGAATTGTTTAGCTGTAGTATTAGCTCCATTACTTGCATTCGCATGGTCCACAGTTGAGGAAATAGCAGCACTCCCGTTTGTTAGTGACCAAATTATATTAACCGACATAGTTTATCTCCTTACTGTTATCCAGCTGTAGTTTTAATAGCCACCGTGGGGCCTGTGGATTCATATCCATCTGTATCAATAGCTCCTATCTTTACATAGTGTGTAGTTAACAGACTAAGCCCTGTAACTGTTGTGCTATTGCCGCTTGAAATATCTGCCATAGGAGAACTATTCCAGGTAGTAAATAGCTTATCTTGTTCAACGGAATAGTAAGCATTATAAGTAATACTAGGTCCGTAACTTGGCCAATCAAAACTTACCATACCAGAACCAGGTGTTGTATCTATAATGGTAGGATCGATTCCATAAGTATCTACAACTGCATAGCCTCCACCCTTCATGTGTTTATCAACAACATTTTTAATCTGGTCAATCGTAAGATCTCCACCATAGTCTGCAAGAAGAGACTGTGGAACTTCTGCTTTAAAAGCTCCGACTCCTGGATATGGTCTCTGAGAATTACGATCCCAATACCAATCTATCTCTTTCTGTTCAAGCCTAGCGTCGTCAACGGAATCGGCTTTGATTCCACCGCCCTGAATCCTAACATCAAAATTAGCTAAAGATTCTGGAGCAGTATGTTCTCCAACGTAAAGATCAGCTAAAACTAAAAATCTAGAGTTCTCTTCAAAGTTAGATAACGGAGTGCCAATTAAGTCTCCAGATTGTGTAACTGTAGAATCTAGAATAACACTCTCTACTGTATATTTGTCTATGAAAGAAAATTCGTCTAGATAGTCTAAATTCACTCCTGATACTCTAGACTGTAATCCAGAAGTAGTAGACTCTATGTCATAGTAAAAGTCATGAGTTGGCAAACCATCACTAGTAAAATCATCTGCTAAAAGCTTTGTTGTTGATGGATCTATGCCAGAAGAGTTCTCGTCTGCTTGACTGGAGTAAATTATTTTTCCTAGAGTATCGATAACCAAATAGTAAACCGTACTCTCTAAGTCTCCAGTAGCAACATATTCTGGAGAGACATAAATGGCGATACGTTGTGTAAGTACATCTAGATTGTTTACTGGATTGAAATCAATCTGAGTAAACTCATATTCTGTTTCTTCTGCATAATAGCTAACACTAACTTGGTCTGTTGCAGCAATTGGACCCTCTACTTCAAGAAATCCATTTAGAGAATCAGCTGACAAAATACCATCTTCATAGTTGATGCTACCAGAATAATTGGTACCAACAATGGAAGGGTTATTGCTGTATATATACTTTAAAGCATTGTACTTGTCTCTAACAACAACTTCTGTATACAGGTATAGGCCCGCAGATATTACAATTCCTTTAGGAAGCTTAACTAGGTTTTCCATAAGCCAAATAGCTTTCTGGTCTCCCTTGAATTTGTAGGGAGGAAAAGGGGTAAATGTTTGACTATTAAACTCAGCTACACGGTACTTATAGTTTTTCCAAGTGTTGCCATTAGTTTGAAGGGAAGTGATGAACTGTCCGTTTGTAAGGCTTACATTCCATGGAGCTGATAAGTCTAAGGCCGAGGGAGGCAATATTTTTATTCTAGAACTAGAGAGTTCTTTATATGCATATCTCTGTACGATAGGCAGGGTAATTACAAACTGTTCTCCACCAACTTCTTCTTCGATCAGATATTTTCTACGACCATCTGTATTGATATTAAACTCTGAATCTAAATCATCAAAACCAGCAGGTAAATAAGCGGACGTATTATTAAGTAATTCATGATAAATAATAACCGATTGATTAGTACCACTGCCAGTACGAACTGTATATTGAATATATGTAACTTCAAATTCATCAGTAGCATCATTGTATACGTTTTCAAGATTATTAAAAATCTCAGCTGTTGTGCTGTCTAGGTAATAGTCTACTACGTCTATGGAAGTAAAGTCTTTATCCGTAAACTCTACTGCTAGAAGAGTTGCATCGGTATCGTCAGGGTCATAGTTCGCCAGAGTATGTACATAAAATAAAGGGGTTTCTGGTTTAGTAGGTGTCTCTGTAGTAAAAATATGAGTAACAACAAACTTGTCTACACTTAAGGTAAGGGTCTTTGTTGTAGCAGTAAAAATGTTAGTGGCAGAAGGAACTCTATTCTGGTTTAAAGAAGTACTTCTGTCTGAAATAAACAGATTGTTACCAGGAGTAGATTCTTGTCCAACAAGATAAGCTATATTAATATTATCTTGATTTGTTAGGGTTCTATAAACAACTTGTTCATGTCTCTTCTTAATATTAAGACGAGTGTCTGTATCTACCGTAACCGGCACTGCACTAACTTGAAACTGTTGTCCTAAAATACTAGTAGACAATTAATTATTCCTTGTTATTCGTTATATGGATCTATTGTCTTGTATGCTACTTCTAGAGTAATATGTGGATACACATAAACAACAGCTGCACCAGAAGCTTTCCAAATACTGAGTTGAAGAGCGTTGTTACTACGATAAAAATTGTTTATTTCTGCAACACTGTCCAGTGCAGTAGTCTCAGTTTCTCTACCAGTGGTTGAACTTAGAATTCCATCTCCAAGGGTATATGCTGTTCCACCAATAGTAATTTTATCAAGTTGCCAACCAACAGTTGATGTAGCTGCAATATCAATATCAAATGTTATATTCGCAGGATTACCACCCGAATCTATAAGATCACAAGAATCAGGAAGATCATTGATAATGCCATATAAAATCTCGCCTGCAGAGAAAGTTCCTTGATGTTCCCATCGGAATTGACCTGGAGTAGCAGTAGTATCATAATCCCACTGATGCAAAGCAGGACCTGGATATGGATACCATGTAGGAGCTACCATAATTGTTTTATATACATAGTTTGTTCGAACTATATCAGTAGTATCTATTATAAGACTATCTCCTGCAGTAATAGTTACATCATCATCAGCTGTTATGTTTACATCACCAGTAGATGATTCTACAGTTGCTGTTGTAACGGCTTCAAGTCTAGCATAAGCTGCTGATGTAATTTCTACATAGCTAGCACTAGAATCAATAGTAGTTTCCTCTCTTGATTGAAGACGAATAGTTTCTGATTCAAAACTTGCCTCACCATTATCAGCTGTTATCGTAACATTACCTTTGTCAGAGTCTATAATTACATCGCCATCATCAGAAGCTATATTAACGTTATGGCCCACCCCAAGAGTATCACCATCAGCTGCTATACCACATTCTCCATTACCAGCTACAAGATACGCTGGGCCATTTGTCGAAACAGCATAAAGAAGACTTTTTCCCTGTAGAGTGAGGTCTCCTTCATTAGGCCGTATAGTCACAGCATTAGAACGCATGTCGAGATCTAGATAGTGAAGATGTTCTCTAGAATACAATCTGATTCCATGAGAATCTGCTCCTCCTGTAGCTGGAATATCAAACCTCATAAATATCTCACTGGCGCCGTCTGTATCTAAATATTGTGAAATACCATTAGATGCATCTGGCAAGCCAAAAGAAATTTTATTGCTATTTGCTAACAAATTACGATAGTTAGTCCCTGAGTTAGTACTAGACATCAAGAACTCGCCTAACAGAGAGTTGTAATAATCGTCTCGGTATGTACCAGGAGCATTGCCACAGCCTAGTCTATGAAGATACTGAGGATGATCATCGGCATCCCAAGTAGAAGGCTCAATAGCTGGATGAGCTGCACTGTTAGTATCTGGGGTAAACAGATTAATTGTCTTACCATGACTAACCATAGAAGTTGGAATAGAACTACTACTAGCATGATCATGGTCCATCATTTTCTTTACAAGTTCAGAAACAGTAGTAGATAGATCTGAACCTACAGTAATAAGTCGTAATCCTGCATTTGGATAGTGATCTGCGGTATGAGTATGAGTGGCAGGATCGGGTGTATTCTTTAACTGAGTATCTTCATATACAGTGTTGTATGAACTACCTAACCACGAGGTTAGATTATCTCCGCTAGCTATCATGACATATGGTCTAGGAGATACTGCGTTCTCTGCAGCAAAAACTACTCCTTCAATAATGGTTCCAGTATTGTTAGGGTCCCAAAGATAAACAAGACCTCTAGGAATGGTAGAACTGGCTGTCCAGTCATCTGTTCCGTTCCCAGATGTATCTGTGATTAACTTAGGAAGCCTGTATCTATAGTGCTCTCCATAGTCGGCAGCAATTGGAGCTATCTCACCATCGTCCATAAAGAACTTGCGGTCAGCAGTCGGAGTAGTGCTAAGATTCTCTGCATCTGTCTGTGGAGATCTATTTAGTCTTCTACTAGAAGAAAGAGGCATGCGAGGAGGTAGAAAGATATAGTACCCCTGAGCATCTGTTAATCCGTCTACATAACAGATTTTAAGACCTTTGAAATCGTAGCCCGCATCGGTATCGATGTCGGGAATAACATTAGACGTTACTGTAGTATTAATGTCTCCTTCAACAATAGGTTTATATTCTAATCGCCAATCATTTACAATCTGGTCGTAGAAAACACAATGGCCAGTATTCTCGTCGATATACCATTCGCCAGTAGCATTTACGTCGCTAAGACTAGTCTCTGGAGTAGGGTCAGGAGTACCAGTACCAGCAGCCCAGTTGTAAGCTGGAGTCACATCGTGAGGAGGAAAAGTTAGAGTAGCTTCATAGTTATTAGCATCGGCAGTGAAGTTATAGGTGTATTCTGTAATGTTTGGTAGATAAGGAATCCTAGGACTGATGTTTCTAGGAGCACCAATATATCTAGATAGGTTGGGAATCATGAGTGAGTTGTTAATGATAGAAACTGCATTGAGAAGAGAGTCGCCGCTTTGGTTCCACATGTCACCAAGGGCATACTCCATCAAACTCTGGCCATACTTTGCCTGTGCAGCTAGACCATTCATCTTAGAAGAAGAAGGAATCTCTCCATCTGTAAATTCTACTGCTATGGGAAACGTTGTTCTATACTTATCTGCCAAAATTGTTCCTCCTATGGAATTCCTGAAGTTGTCACATCATCTACTATGTCATCCCAGTAGGTTACCTCAGATGCTATAGGATTGATATCTAAGAAAGTAACACCATCTAAAGCAGCTGCAAGAGCCAGGTTGTCACTTCTAAGTCTCCAACCTAATGGGACTTTTTGATCATTTGCTATGATACCACTCAAGGTGGCAGAAACCTCATCTATATGAACTTGGTTAATTTGGTCTAACACCCAGAGTCCACTTAAATAATTGGGGATAGATAACTTAACATCTATCGTGTTACTTAGGATATCCTGATTTCGTCTTTCATTATATACCGACGCCTGTAATGTCACTGTAGTAGGAGACACTAGGAAATATGAATGCAGAATACCACTAGGAACAGGTCCAAGAGTACCACTGGGAACAGGAATTTCATAAGTGGAAGTATCGAATATTACATCATATTCTCCTCCACCAGCAGCAATAACATCAATAGGTTGCATCGGAATATAGCAACCACTAGCAAAAGTATGAGGATTTAGCGCTTGGCCATCGTAAGCAGATACAATAACTTTACGACCCATACCCATGTCTGTCTGGAATATACTGGGTAACGGAAGGTTACGTACCTCTCTATGATTGTATTCCCAGTCCTTTGCTCCGGTAGTTATTGCTCCACTGCCACCTATGTCCATACCTGTGGAACCATAAATACTCTCATTAGTAAAAAACTGTCTATAGTATTCTGTAGTCTGAACAGTAGACGAATCTTGGTCCAGAGTGGTTTCCATAAAGCCTTGTAGTGCGTCATCTACCTGTACTTGATACAAGAAGATGTCGTCTACGTCGCCTTCTACAAGAATGTTTTCAGTGTGAAAAGTAGTAGTCTGAGTAACACCTGTATAAATAGGGGTATTGTCTATTGAGTGTCCAGCAGCAGTAATATTCTCGCCAATTTCATTGACCCCACGAGGAGGATGATAATAAGACCTGGCTTCTCCAAATTCATCTGTTACGGAACTAGATGTAGAAGCTAATGTGCCAAAAGATCCAGGAGCTGGAACACTGGTGATGTAGAAAGTAACTTCCTGGTCTTCAAGAACATCGCCTCTTCTGTCTTTAACCGTAGCAATAATAGGAGCATAGGCGTTTCCGATTGCTAGTGGGCCATATACATCTGTTTGAATCTCTGGTAGTTGAGCAGTTAGTTCAATAGTTGATGGGTCTTCTAGTTCTGTAGACAAGTAAACAAACCCTTGACCACTTCTACGATAGATAGGATTAATGTTTGCCTCTGTAGCTATTATAGTATTGGAAGAAGCTTGAGGTTCATATTCAATCCTGAATGTTTTCCAGTAGTTAGCTAAAATATAGTTACCTGCAGCAGGTGTATTCTGATCAGAGAGGTCGGGGTCGCCGAACTCTAATATGCCCAAATCGTAATCTACTTTAACTTGATCTACAGCAAGACCAGAAGAAAAAGGAATTGATTCCCATGAAGAAATTCCACTATAAGAAACTGAATCAGGGATAGTAGTAGAAGAGTATATGAGCACACCTTGTGAATTATCTACTGGAGAATATTTTAAATGGAATTGTTGACCAGCAGAACCATCAGAAATACCTAGTTGTTCTAGAGCAGGAGAACCAACTTCGCTTCCAGCTTGCTGATTAAAAAGAGCAACTACAGGGCCGCCATCAGACACTCCACTGTAAATAACCTGAAATTCCTTCTCGTCTTGATCAATCAAAGACCAGTAAGTAACACCAGTAACAGTATTGTAAGTATCCTGTCTAACCAAGTCGTCATCTCTTTGACCTGTAAACAAAATCTTTTTCCTATATCTATCAAAGAGATCATACTTTCCTAAATTAGGATTCCATTCGTATTGTTCTGCTCTTACAGGAACTCCTACTTGAGGAATAGAGTCTAAATCTACCTGATTGAACCCAGAAATCGTAAGATTATAATTCTCAGAAGCTGTTGTTATTCCACTATAAGTTGGATAAGCTACTTCAGAATCATCACTATAGAGATATCCTTCATCTTCAAAATCATAGTAATATCCATGCTGAATTTCAGGAGCCCAAATGTTATATAAGCTTCGGGTTTGAAGACCAGAGGAAGGAACTAGCTCAACGTCTATAAGCTCAAGATCCCTATTGCTACCAATGCCAGACTGGAAGTAAGATGTAGTAATGCCCGAGGTGGTAGGATCCCAATTAGCAGGAACAAATGCTGCCCAATTGTCGGTTGTTTCCCCGAACCAGACGCGCTCATCCCATTTCCAACCAGTATCATCCTCGAACCAGAGGTCTTCAGACCTAGCCGATATTACAGGTGTATTATATGTAAGAACTCCAGATCCGATCACGGGGCCCACCTCAAATTGATGACATATCGAGCTTAACCCAGATGTACTAGTTTGTACATCATATTGCCATCCCCAGGGACGAATTCCATATGGTTGAGTACCCCAAGCCATTTAAATTAAGTCCCCCTTACTCTATTGTATGATTCTAATACCTGAGCAGCAGTAAAATATTCTGGTGTAAGTCTATAACTAAACATAGCCCCTTGAAAAGGAGGAAGAGGAGTATTGGCGACGGCACGATATTCATTCCCAATAGCAAATTTAGAAAGAGTGCTAGTTCCATGGGTAGGAACAATACTTCCACCTGTAGGAATACAATGTTGAGCAAGTTGGCCATTAAGATACCAGTCTACCTCTCCATTGTCTGCTCTAACAAAGGTAAGCATATATACACGATGTTCAGGCAGAATAATATTAGACAAAGAAGAAATATTGCTACCATTGCCATACTCAGCAAAATAATAAAATCGATTTGAACTTGCATAGAGTGACCATAGATAATTATAGTCACGGGTGAGATCGCTGTTTCCACGAGTATAGGCAGTAAACCTTCTGGTAGTCTGGTCTACTGCATACAAAACTATTTCGATTGTAAGACCTGTATAGATCCAGAAATGGGCATCCCAATCATGCATGAGATACATGGTTCCATCAAAACAAAAACCAGTCACACCATCAATAATAATATGTTGTGTCTCTCCAGTGGTACTGTACAGATCCAAACCATTAGTTCCCCTATCCTTAATAGAATTGGCTGTACCATCAAATTGATACAAAGCTGTAGGAGCTCCTATTCCTGCTGGCATGGTAGTATCTAAATAGTTCCAGCCGCCTCTTCCAACCAACGATTGACCTCTTAAGCTTCCTGTTTCAAGATTATCGCTACCAACAAGAGTTTCTAGTTGAATAACAGCGTCTCTTGTAGCATTAAGTTGAGTAGCACGCATACTATCCCCGGCTGGATTACTTATATCATCATAGTTATCCAGCTCAGCCATCTGAGTCGTGGTGTCTAAATCTGTTGGATATTGTGTAACCCATTCTATTGCCACTAGTAAAGTCCCCTTACTCTTCTATAAGATTCTAACACTTGTGCAGGAGTAAACTCTTCCATAGTAATACGTATACTAAAAATAAGTCCTTGATGAAGAGCACCTACTGCACTAGCTGGACCACCAACTCTTAAGAAAGAACTAGTTCCTCCAGTGGGAGCAATCGATGTTATGTTAAAAACAGCACTTCCATCCGTATATAGATTAACATCTGTACCAGCGGCATCTCTGGTAAACGTAAGCATTCTATTTATACCAGGAGGGATAACAGTATCAAAAGCAACTATGTTATCTGTGCCAGCTGCACCATATTCATGAACCCAAGAAGGAACACAAGCTGTTGATATTTTGATTCCTCCCAAAAAATTTGTTGCTAAAGCCTCTCCAGCTCCTGCAATAGACATCATGTACCTGGCTTGAGTTGGTGGTACAGATAATAAATTTTGTACAATTTCCCAAGTCATTGCCCCAGTTGTTTGAAGACCAGCGGAAACAGCAGCGTCCATATAGGTTCCAATATCAAACTGGTGACCTAATTTGCCATGGACAGACTGATAGATTGCATTTCCTGTCCTACTTAAAGTATGACTATTACCAGACCGATCGTTAAGAGAATCGGCAGTGCCATCAAACTGATATAAGGCTTCTGGGGCTCCTGCCGCTGTTGGCATATTTAGGTCTAAATAATCCCATGTTTCATTTAAGGCTTGAGCACGAAGAGAACCGACCTCAAGATTATCACTACCAACAATAGTCTCCAATTGAATGACAGCATCCCTAAGAGCATGCATTTGGGTTACATCAGTATCATCTCCATCACCTGCACCTTCAGCACTCTCATTGCTCAGAGTTTTCATCTGAGTAACAGTGGTATCTAGGTCAGTTGGATATTGTGTGGTCCATTCCATCTATAATTCTCCTTAAATTCCCCAATACATTGGAACTACTGACAATAGTTCATTGATTATATCAAGTCCTAACTCTGTCGTAATCCCATGAGCATAAGTACCGTCACCTTGTAGAACTTGTTCAAACATCTTGGCTTTAAAGTTTTCATTATTGATATCGTGTAAGATTACTGGACTAGTCCAGGCCTTAAAGGGATACATGGTATATTCATATCTAACTACATCTCCAGAAGTAGGCATGCTATATACCGTAACTATACCTTTTGGATGGTTAATATAATAATCTCCCCTGGCAATTACTGCAAGTTCAGAAGAAACTTCTGTTCGAAAAACATCTCTGTTTCCAAAGTAGACAGTTCCAGAAACTACATATGGATTCTTCAGTCTAAACTTGGTGCTAATAGGTATTCGTTCAAACCTTACCTTTCCTCTATTTGACTGGTTAAGAATAGCCATAGAACGGGTATTGTTATAATCTGTAGAGACAAGACTTGCCTCAAAATATGTCGTGTTATTTATGAAGTCTACAAGAGTACCTAATTGTTCATAATTGCCACCCGCTATATATCTATCTATCTGATAGTCTAGAACATTGTTCTGATAATCTGAATAGAGATACAGGTATATTTGATCAAACTTAATGTATGGATCTGGTGCAAAAAAAGCTTCTGTTACCAAAGATCTTTTTGGGTCAATCTGAATACCTTCAAATAATGAAAGACCTAGTTCTCTGGTAATCCCATTAACTAATCCTACGTAACTAGAGTTAGCTCTATTAACAAAGACGTCCTGAATTCTACGTTTATATTCCCAGTTCTTTTCTTCCTTAAGTCTAGGGAGGCTTACCATGTTTCCATGTTCATCAAACTGGTTCCACTCAGATACAGGAGTTAGGGCACCGATTGTCTGAATGTGTGGAATATTAAACTGATGTCTTACAAACGGGTCTGTCTCTACTTGAAAAGACCATGAGTCGGCGATCGTGTTGCCAAAATCATCTTCGGCAACAACGCTCCAAGCTATTACCTTGCCTTTAGTAAGGTCTACTGGGGAAGTTAATACGTAACTATTGCCATTAGAAATAGCGGATTTTGTACCGGACCAACCACTAGATGCAGCATCACTAGTCCAAACAATATCTCCATCTACTGTGATAGTAACAGTATTATCATCTAGATCGTTATCTACATCTGTAACTATCAATACTAAAGATAAGTTTGCAGGTATTTCTACGGCACCATCACCAGGAGTAGGACTTGTAACTGGTGCTGTAGAAGTTACTTCATATAGTCTAACTGTACCTCCAGACGTGGAAGCAGGATCACCTTCTGGAGGATTAGCAGACTCAGCGAATCCACCTATCGCCATGTTACCAGCAGATGTAACTGCCAAACTAGAACCAAACTCTGCATCTGCTTCAGGATAAATTGGATAGTTTCCAGAACCATCTACAGGAATGCTTTCGAATAAATCTGTAGAAGATATATATCTCCAAAGAAATGCTGCTCCAGGGTTTCCTCCTGGATCTACTGCTCCTGCCCAAGCATGTGCTCCACCAACAAGAAATGTACCGTTTAAATTAACAGAAGGTAAAACATCCAATCCCCATCCCAGTTCTGCATTGATGTCTTTACTCTCTAATGGGGCATCAAGAGACTGATGATATGTCCATGAGACACCATCTCTTTTAAAAATTTCAATCCGCCCGGAGTTGATTTTGCCACCAGCGAGTTCATATCGAGGCCAGCCTATAGCACAAAAGTCTCCAGATATAGAAACTGAATCTGCAAAATACGTATAGCTTACATTTATCTCTGAAGGCGTTAACGTAGCACGTAATGTAAGAAAATTACCTAATCCTCCATCTTCAAAAACATAAGCACGACCCTGGTCGTTATGGTCACCAAAGAAATAGCTAGCACTGACTAGAATATAGTTTCCATCTACAGAAATAGCCCAACCAAAATATTGATTAGATTGGACAGTTACAGAATGTTGTAATGCGGAAGTATCTTCAGACCATGTTCCTGCACTTAATCGAAAAATATGAACAGTTCCAGAATTGGAACCATTATTATCAGCACGATAATCACCAACGACACACAGGCTGCCACTAACATCAAGAGCATATCCAAATCGACCATTAACATCAGGTGGACCTACACCTGTTAATCTTTGTCTGTAGGTGAAAGATGCTCCTGTCCATTCATAGAAATAAACAGTGCCCAACACTGCATCTGTTTGACCACAACCAATAACAAGCCAGTCGCCATCTTGAGCAATACACTTTCCAAAGATAGCTCCATCTTCTTGATCTATAGCGTTCTCTGGTGAAATTTCTTGAACTAAAACACCTGTACTCCAGTCTAAAACAGTAACGCTACCACACTCTTTAGCTCCTGCACCAAAGTCATGAGACTTTGTAGTGTCTGAAACAATTACATTGTCGTTAGTTTCATCAATAGCAATACAACTACCAAAAGAAGTATTCCCGTGATCGGCACCGAGGAGCAGACCGGGTGGAGTAATTAAAGTTTTAACTCGTGTAATTGTCATTCCTTATTCAATTACTCCTCTTACTCTTTGATACGATTCTAGAATTTGTGCGTCAGTGAACTGAGCCTTAGTAGCCTTTGTAGAGAAATATGTAGCTTGAGGAGGGTTAGCTTCTAGTGGAAGCTTGAAAACTCCTGCAGCACCTCCTGTTGGGGCAGCTAGAACACCGCTCGTAGATAATAACTTACCATTCAAATAACCTTTCACAATTGTGCCAGCAACATTTCTTGTGAGAGCTACGTATAGTGGGCTTCCTGCATATAGTATCAAATTAAACGAAAAAGAGATGTTGGTTCCACCTCCATGTTCCGCGAAATACTTTAGCTGTCCAGTGTTGGCAGCGTATATGACTTGGTAGTTAGCATTACCACCACCTTCATCGTATCTTACGAGTACATCGTCACCACCTGTGTAATCGTTAATAGAGATGACAAACTCTAGAGTAAGACCTGCTACTGAACTCAGACTAGCTGGAAGAGCTGCTCTCATCTCTTGACCACCACTACACGCAAAACCAGCTAACGATCCACGGTACGTTAATGAGTCAGCTCCTGCGTTAAAAGTTAGATCATGACCGTTGACTGTACGATCTAGTAGTCTGTTAGCTGTATCATCAAATTGATACAAAGCTTCAGGTGTAGTTAACATTCCAGTAGGTTGTGTTGTTGTAAGATAGTTCCATACGGGGTCGAGAGAACACTCAGCGGCTGGAGGAATATCGGGGATTTCATGAGCTAATGCTCTAAGAGAACCTTCTTCTAGACTGTCAGAACCTACCAGTGTCTCTAATGATATTACAGCATCTCTAAGCTCCTCGATTGGTCTCAGATGCTCGGCGCTTTCATTTGCTACGGTCTTCATAGAAATATCAGTGGTATCTATATTGGTTGGATATTGAGTTGTCCATTCTGGCATTACTAACTCTCCTTAAACTCCCCAATACATTGGAGTTACACTTAATAATTCATTTATGATATCCAGTCCAATTTCTGTAGATGTCCCATGTTTGTAAGTACCGTCGTCCTGGAGGATCTGCTGAAACATCTTTACCTTAAAATTGTCATCGTTTATATCTTGTAAGATGATTTCACTAGCCCAAGGTTGAAAGGGATAGTCTGAGTACTTGTATCTCACTACAGTGTCCATGCCTGGAATAGAATATGAAGTTACTATTCCGTTTAAATAGTCTATGTAAAAGTCTCCTCTAGAAGCTACAGTAGATGTTGAAGTCTTTTCCGTAAGGAAGAGGTCTGTACGCTCGAAGACTACGCTGCCGTTTACTATGTGGTCGTATGCTAACTTAAACTTAGTAGAAGAAGGAACTGCCTCTGTATTCTCTAGTCTATTAGACTGGTTGATCAATGTCATAGAACGAGTTTCTCTATAAACAGCAAGATCAAGATTAGCCTCAAAGTAGGAGGTGTCATTTATTGCATCTACTAGTCGATATAGATGTTCATAGTTACCACCTGGTTCATATCTATCAATAGCCCAATCTAGAACATTATTAGTATAGTCTGAATAGAGAAGCAGATAGACACCGTCAAATTTGATGTAGGGGTCCTCAGCCAAGAAGACGCCATCTCCATCTACTTTAGGATTGATAGTAATAGGTTGGAATAGGCTTAGTCCTAGTTCTCTAGTGATTCCATTGACTAAACCTTTGTAAGTAGAATTGGCTCTGTTAGTAAAAACATCAAAAAGACGTCTCTTGTATTCCCAGTTGGATTCTGCAGCATTTCTCTTGATGCCAACGACTAGTCCATGTTCGTCAAACTGGTTCCATACCACCTTAGCTTCTAGAGCTCCAGTAGCGGTCAATATCTTGTCAACGTTAAACAACTGACCAATAGATGAGACAGCCACTTATTATCGCTCCTTAATCATAAACTCTAACTTGATCGTAATTTTCCCTAAAATACAGAATCTTCTTATTGATGTCTGCTAACATAACGTCATAGTGACAATTGATTTGATGCTTGTCTCCAGTGTCGTCTAGAACCCAAAGCTTATTCTCACTATCAAAATCAACTCCTACAATCTTATTATTGTCTGGTATAATTCCAGTTAAACTAAATTCAGCTGTTGGTTGTTTATAAACTACAGATACAATTCTCTGATCTATAGAGGATGATTCATCTGTATAAGAGGTTTCAAGACTATAGATATGATTGCCTCGTTGACCTAAAGTAAAGATATCGCCAGCTCTTAAGTTTCTGTTTATAGGCTCTCCAAAAGTCCAAGATGTTCGATCTGTATGATAGGTAGTTTCTAAGCCTTCTTCGATACTGTATTTATTACCATCAGGTTTTTCCACCCATACTCTATGAGCCACAACTCCTATTACAGGTCTTCTCCAGTGATAGTCAAGTTCTATTTGTCCACTCATTAGAACAGTATTGCTACTTGGTTCTATAACACAATTGGCTTCATAGTCCTTAGAAATCAAAGCAATAGTTTCAGGATACGGAAGATCAGCACTGTACAGATATAAATTGCCTGAAGAAACTACCCAAATATTATCGGACCAAGGTTCAACTGCTAAGTCTTCAGGAACTATATTCTCACTGTTTGTATCAAGAAGCTCTATGCTAAGCAATGTGCTCTTATCAATCCAGCCGTCAAGTCGTAGATCTAATTCGTTAGCATTGTACTTAAGTAAATCGAGAGAGTATTGACCAGTAAAAAGTCCTTTGCCTAGGGTCCAGAAAAGAGGCATGGCGTTACCGTCTGAGTTGGCAGCCAGCTGATATGCACTAGCATAATCTATAGCATTAAAATTAGCTGAAGAGACCTCTATGTATGTGTCGGCAGCCTCTTCAATCCCATAGACCTTTACTTCGTCTATTGTGTGGTAGTCCCTAACGGTATGTTTAATTTCGTCATGAACAAAAGGTATTTCTTCTGTAACGTTTTCGCCGGCTCTTGTCGTACCAGTAATATGAACGATTCCTCTACGAGGAAGATTCTCATCAAAACCAAAATAAGTCGTACCACCTGAAGCAGTGACCCACAAATAGTTATCTAAGTGTAGCAACCCTGAAGGAGTAAGAGGATCAAAAGGAGAACTACTTGCTTGTCCACTTGCTAATAGATGAGCTCCAGTAACCGTAGTCTCCAGGCTTAGTCTATCTGGAACAGTGTGATACCAAAACTGTTCCACACTGTTATCTGTAGCTATTGTTACATCGTATGATGTTCCATCGAGCATTCCACTTACTGTTGGAGCAGTGAATAACATCTCGCTAGCATCATCATCTTCCGTAAACTGATATGTTTTAGGAAGCTTGAAACGATAGTAAAGATCTATGTCTGAGACGATAGAGGTGGGAAGGAAATAGTTGGCACCAATACGCTCGATTTGTTTACGTAGATCATCTAGTAAAACACCAGGTCTATTGAGAAGCTGGAATCCAAGACTCTGCTCATCAAGCCTGATGTTAGACCAAGGTGGAAATGTATTTACTATTCCTTGAGTAGAAAGACCTTTAACTGGCACTTAATTACCGCCTAATGTAAGCCCGTTCAAAAACAATCGGGTTAATTACTGAGGGTTCTATAATAACTCTTTCGTCATCAACTGGATAATAATCACCCAGTAGTTTCTGACGAACCTTATTGTCGTCTAACCTGCTTTCTTTATAGATATAAAGCTCTTCAATAGGATCGCCAGGTTCACCAATATTAGCTATGTTGTCATCAATAGCAAATAGTTCGCTCACCATCCTGTTAAGAACAAAGGTTTCTCCAATATCTAACTCGTTAACATAAGCCGTAATGACGTCATCTAGAAGGCTTTCAATTTCATCCAGTTCATCATTTGTAAGCTTTTGTGAATAGTGAATAGTAGCTCTTATGGTAAGCCCAGATTCCTTGGGTCCTCGAACATATATAATGTCACCAAGAGCTTGAACCTTAAAGACATTGGCTTCTATTGCTTCGATTAAACTATTTGACACTGTGGGTGTTACAGACTTAACAATAATACCAACAGTTCCAATTCCACGATATCTAGGAGTAATAATGACATCAGCTACTCCACTAGTGGAAAGAGCAGCTAGTCTTATTGCTGTAATATTTGCAGCCTCTGCCTCTAACACTCTGTTAACTATACGATATCTATAGTTGTCGTCACTTTCAAATGATTTACCATTTGCTATAGGATGAACATTTGTAACCTTAAGAGTTTCATTAGTATAATCTGCATAGTTGGTAAATGAATGATGGACTAAGACTCCTGTTCCGAGGTTAGATTCATCTCCTGGAACTGAAGCTTCAGCAGATACATACACCGTTGAAGCACTAGCGGACACAATAGAATTAGTGGTAGTTCTGTATATAACACCAGCATTGTTTACTTCTGTAGAGATAAGCTCGCCAACAGGAAATATAAAATCTGCTCCATTGTTAACATCTCCAAGGGTCCCACTGTCCACGTATAGCTTAAGGACTTCCATGCTAGACGTCACAGAAGCAGACTCAGCGACTTTTCTCTCTACACTTAGTAGAGACCCTATCAGGTCAAGAAACTGTCCTGTAGCAGCAGAGACAAACGCTCTGGCAAGGTTCAAGTCAAAGATATCATAGGCTTCTTCTAGACGCTTATTAGATGCCTCAAGAAGAGCTCTTGCTTTCGCTCCAGGCGAAAGTCGTGTGATGTTAGTGGTATCAGCCAGACTTTCCACTGAATCAACAGTTAAGTCTTGAAAACTACGAGCGAATAAAGGCATTTATTGCTAACCTCCAGTAAGATTTGGAACTTTATCCAAAAAGAAAACTCCTCTTTCTAGATAATCAAAAACTATATTAACCGACACCTTGTCACCCTGGTCTAGTTGGTTATAGGCAGTGGGAATAGCGTCTATCATTACAACAACCAGTACTTTGTTTCTATGAACAGGAACGATACGGATCTTAAGATCTTCTTCTCTAACTACATTAGCTGAAGTTAAAGCAACTCTAAGTCTGTCATGAATGGCCTCTCCTGTACGTCTTGTATTTGGTTCCCCAATAAAATCATCTAAAGAAGCCCCCCTCTGAGGATAGACTTCCCAGTCTTCCAGAGCACTACCAGCTACATCCTGGACCTGTTGAACCAAAGACTTAAGAGCATCATTAGTTGTGTCCTTAATATCTCCCTTATCTAAGCTAAGATCTCCGTTCCAGTTCCAATAGATATCTACTGCGTCATATACTGAAGCCACTACTTTTCCCCCTTAGACCATTAATGCCATAAAGAATGCTAAATCCATAACTATATTCTGCATCATAAACATGGGAGGGAAAGGGATTTGCTTCGGAATTGGTGAAATGATTGTAGAAGGCAGCATCTCTAAGAAGTCGTTTATCCCTACAAAGAGGCCACCTTTACGAATAGACATAGAGTCAGCAATCATGCTAATAGGACCCTTAAAAGTGATCCCTCTGTCATCTACTACTATGAAATTCTTATCATTACCACGTATTTTTATTGATTTATCATCAATCACAATAGATGGTTCTCCACCAGCTTCAAATATTCTTGCCATTATATTTTCCTCTTACCCTATTCCTGGAGCCGCAAAACCAAAAGAACTTACTTTTTCTGGTGCCTTAGGAACTCTAGTAGTAGGACTTTCTCCTGGACTAGCCATAACTTCTGCCTCTAAAGTTTTAGAATATGCCGTTGGGCGGCGAATTCTAACATACATGCCTTTTTCCAAAGCTACATACTTGTCTGGAACAATTGTATGATAGTTTATTATCTGAATTGGGATACCCTCTTCAACCTTATTGCCCACCATATCTATAAGGCTAGCATATGCTGTACCGTTTTCACTTGGCTTTTGGATATACCCATAAGGAGGTGGGTCTGGTAATTTTGCTGCTCCTGCAGTATGTGCTTGTCTATTAGCAGCTCTTTGCTGAGTTGCATTTGTGGGAGCCTCTCCTTTTATTCCTCTATCTAGTTGGGACATTTGTTCCTCCTACCTTATCTGTAGTATAGCTATTTTGCCAGAAATTGCCTCTACTATATTGGCCAGTACCTGTTTTAAACAAGTTAGTTACATAATCAATAGTGTCTTCCTTCCACTCATTCCAGACATTATCTCCATCTTGTTTCCAATTTCCAAGAGCAGTAGTCCAAGATGAGGACGGAATCTTTCTAGTTGGAACTCCACCGGCAAATGGACGGCCATGATATTGTAGTGGCGCCATGATAATAGGTCGAGCTAACTGTGTGTAATTAACGATCTTTTGCGATAACCAGCCACCAATAGAACCAATTAGATTTCCAGCAACACCAGCAGACCAAGCTAAATTTGGCCATACAAAGTTTCCTCCACCAAGTCTATCTCTGGTAAATTGTTCAATAACCATGCCTACAGCTTCAGCAGAAGAGATTAGAGACCATTCTGCAGCCTGAACTAACATGTCGGGTTTAATTTCAGTAAGGAACCCATGTTCCTGATCAAACAGATGTGTAACCTGTTCTACCTCAACAGGTCCTATCATATCAGTATATCTATCAACAACATAGCAGACATCATATGGCTTAATTTTACCATTGCCTATAATAATAATATCTCCCTTATAGATGTCCTTCATGTTCTGACATAGCAAAGAAAGAGCATATCGTTTAGCTAGTCCTTCGTTAGTACAGTTGATAACATCTGGCAGAAGAAAAGTTCGAAGATCTTCTGCTGGAAGAGCATTATCTAGTTTAAGAGTATAAGTTTCCTTACCTGAAGAAAGAAGTTTGCGCGCCTTGGCACCTTCGCCTCGAGCTCCAACTCCAACAGCTTCTACAGCAGAAGACAGCTTGAATTCCCTAAGCCACTCGATTGCTATAGTATTGCTAACTCCTCTAGAGTTGGCTTGTATATTATTTGCAACAATATGTTGTCCATCCGTAAGAAGATGATAATTCCGGAAGGGCTTAATGAAGCCATCTTTTAGAGCCTCGTTGAGTTGCTGTTCTCTTAAGGGTTGGGTCGCGACACTAGACTTGTGTTGGTTTTTTACTCTTTCAGCAGAAGCCCTGGCAACTCCAGCAAAATCACCATGCACTCCCATTGATCCTATTGAACTTCTCTTTGTTATTGGATGTTTATTCTCAATCTCTTTTATTTTATTACGTAATACATCTTGTGCTCTCTGTTCTTCTGCATTCGGAGACCTAGCAAAATAAAGCTGGTTTGGAAGACCAAAGAACATAGTCATCCGTTCTCCATATTCGTCTTTATATGGAACAGGAGACGCAATATAGTTAGGATGTCGCAGTTCCATTTCCTTAAAGATGTCCCAGATAGTTGTTCGATAGATAGTAAACTTAAGATCCTTCCAGGCCCAGCCATCGCCAAGTTCTTGAAGGTCATGTGCTGGGTGAGGTGCAAAGATATTGTCATCTTCTGGCTGAGGTCTAAACTGCCATTTGTTAGTTAAGAGTCCTCTATTCTTGGTTCCTCCACCAGATGCAGCAGTCCATCTACCAAAGTGAATAACCTCTGGTTGTGCCATCATGTTTTCTAATATTTTACCAGTAGTAGCATCATCGCCAAAGCCCCATCCATACCAACCAAATATACCTGAAACAGAATGTGTAATAGGACCTTCAATGCCTTTAATGTCTTGAACAAGCTCTACTGCATAGCTTTGAGCTACAAGTTCTATTAAATCATCAGACTCAGAAAAACTGACACCCATAATTACACCATTAAAAACAGTTGGTAAACGATCAGGATCGGAAGAATATCCCATGCGAAGACTGATATTCATGCCTTCCTGAAGCAAAAGAGAAGCAATAGGATTCTCTTTCCTAGTACCTACTTCCATTGGATTCGGAGTTTCTACAGCAGCTTTACCTTGAGCTGTTAAAGGTTTGTCGCTGCCTTTGTTCTGACTATATTTTCTATTACTTAAGGTACCTGATATGTTTGTTAACTGTATCACACATAAATCTGCAGCAATTTTACGGCTTTTAACTACACGAATAGACTTAACAGCATTATAGCTAAAGAAGTCATCGAAAGAGAGCCTCTTCTTTTCTCCAAAGTCATCTTCTATAAAGTATAATTTAAAGGTAGGAAAGGCCCGAATAAGACCTTGTCCCTGTCCCCTAAGCATGTCTCGACTAAACTCGTTAACAGCAAGCATAATAGGAGAAGAAAGAGTTGATGTAACATCGTTCCTATAAACTTGAGTAGAAAGACGATCTGCTTTTTTCTTTTGTTTATCAGATACCTTTCTTTTTCTAAAAGCATCTGCGTTCATACGGTTCCAAGAAATAGGAACTTGCTCTTTGTTGGTTGGAATTGCTAACTTGGCAACCTTATGTCTGCTTTGACCTCTTTTAACTTGTGTATCCCAACATTCAAAATGTAAATGAGGGTGCCTCATGCTATGGAATCCACTTCTACCAGAAACAGCTATACACTCACCAGCTCGGACATGATATCCTGCTTTAATTTTAGGATTAATTTCTTGCAAATGAAGATACCTAGTATGACCTACTGGACCTTTAGGATGATTAATCTCTATGTATCGACCTGCACCATCCCAATACAATGAACGCAATACCACTCCATCTGTTAAGGCATAAACATCAGTACCAACAGGAGTATTAACGTCTACTCCCTTATGAACATAACCAATTCTTTTTCCCTTATTTTCTTTTTTCCATTGGTAGTATTCATCTATCGTTGCTGTGCGTATAGACTTTCCTATTCCTCCATCTTTTTTTGATTTTTTGATTTGAGCTGGATCGACGCATCCAGCGGCAACTAAAAGATGATTAGATGTTCTCCAATCACGGCTTGCAGCTTTTTGTCTATAGTGCCATCCTGCTCTAGACTGTCCAATGTCCCTAACATAACAAGGATTACTTTTACGAGTTAATGAAGCATAAGAAGCAACTGGACAATAAAAATCTACTCCAGCTTTAGTTTCAGGTCTCTGACTAGAGTCTTCTCTTGGCCAGGTAGTCTTCAGGTTTTCAACGCCTTTCATCTCAGCAGAACTATATTTTGGATTAGAAGGAGAGTTTGGTCTATTGTTCTGCATATGTCCTGTAGTATCAAGGGGAATAGACCCATGTATTTTCCCCATAAAATCTCCATCCCATAAGAAAGACATATCGGTGCCATGTTTAACTACACCATAAGGTTTAAGTTCAGGATTCTTTTTACCATAACTATTTCCAAGAGCTTTACCAGATCCATCTGGAACTATCTTGAGTGTTGTTTTTGGTTCACTTACAAGAGTACTATAATAAGAAAACCCTTGAGTAATGGAAGGTTGAAGTTTAGATACATCTCCTTGGTTTTTAAGCGTAGTTAAAGCTAAGGATTCTCCTCCAGCTGTGAGAAGAGGAACATATTTACTACTAAAATATTCGTCTACATTCTTCTGAGCACTTTCATAAGACTTAATACTCATTTGTCTAGCAGCTGTAATCCAGGAAGAATCTATAAAGTTGTTGGCGTCAGTTCCTCCAAGACCACCATCATGTAGTGGGTACCATAAGTAAGAGTCTGGTTCATAGTCGAATAACGCGGTTTCACTAACGACTCCATTCTTGTCTGCTGCATATCCAGCTAGAGAAGAGAGCTGTTGGCGGAAATCTGGGTAAGCCATAATTCCCTTGCTTAATCCATGCGAGTCCTTTATTTTTCTAAATCTTTCAAAAGCGGGTTCGTCAAGAAACAACCACTTGTCTATAAGTTCTTGTATTAGAGCTCTTTGTGCAGAGAGATAGGTCTGAAGACCCATGTCTGTCAATATACTTGTTCTCTTTTTAAAAACACCTACTGCACTTTGAGCTTCTTTATCTGGTTTTTTACCAAGCTTGCCTGTTTTCTTTTGCCAATTTAGAGTCTCTATTGCTTTTTTATAATCAGGTACTCGTCTCTCTGCAGCATACTTGTCTTTATATTTTGCATACTTTGTTCCTTTAATAACAGCAGGAGGAAGATCACTTGTTCTATAGAATTTCTTTCTGTAAGCTTTATATCTTTGATCTACACTTTGAAGCATTTTGTTTAAGCCTGGAACAAAATCAAGCTTGCCACCATTTGACTCAGTATCTCCAACAGAGACATATAAATTATATTCAGATAAACTATGTAAAGCTGCTTTGTATTGTTCCTCTCGACTCCAATCGTCAGGAAGACCATGAGTATCATATTGATATCCAGAACGAACTCCTTTGTAACGGAAGACTTCACTATGAACATCCTTTAACCATTCGTTATAATTATTACGAGCTCTATCGATAAGAGCATTAATCGCTTCCTTGTTTTTATTCTGTGGAGAATTTTGTCTTTGTAATTTGTACCAATCAATCTCGTACCATTCGTTCTGTCGATTTCGATATCCTTTTCGTCCCTCAATCGCCAAATGAACCTCTATCCATTTCCAAACTTCTTTGTAAAGGTCTTCATGACCTGTAATAAATGTTTGTTTTAATTGCTCAGGATTCTCGTCTTCTTTTGAATTACTTGTTAATCCAGCTTCTTGTAGGGTCATAGTAACCCGAGACCGACCTGGTTGATCTGGAATAGAAACAGTATTAATCCTGTATGTCACAAACTCCTTAAGATTAAGAAGGTTTAAGAAGTCATTATTAATAAATAGTGTTCGATAGCCAGCAGGAATTTGCTTAAACCTAAGAGACATGGTTTCTATCTTGTCATACATAGCGTTAAGCTCTGAAGCTGTTTCCTCAGGAACATTCATTACGAATGTTACGTTTGCATCTACGCTACCAATATGCTGAAAAGTTGGATACCTATAAGCTACTAGTGGAATTTGTGCCAAGATATTAGTAAAGGACACATCTATTTGTTCAATGATAGGTTTTGGACCATCTATAATAGAGCTAGGATCTATGTCTAGATTTCTTTTACGGCCCAAGATAACTACGCCGCCTGCGGTAGCATTAGATCCAGTTCCCTTCTGTATGATCTCTGTATCTATAACCTTTTTAAATCCATTAGCTAATGAACCTTCATCAGTTACTATTCCCTCGTCTTGTAGGGACTGCATAGTTTTAGCTTGTTTGGTAAGCATTCCAATAGCGTCACGTAGATTATCGCCATCGGCTCCCTGTAGTAATGAAGCAGAAGAGCTGATTCCTGTTTCACCTGAGCGTTCCATTAGTCTTTTAATAGTTTCTGATACAAGACCAGAAGTAGCAGAAGTAATTCCTTTTGACTCAGCAGAATTTATCTGTTTTCTAAGTTCTTCATTGATGTTTAAACCTTTTGCAACTAGCTTTCGATAAGCTATGTCTAATATTTCCTGATTACTAAGAGAGACTTTGCTTTCAGATGGATCTTTTCCTGGAGACATAACATCTCCAATAACACCAAGAACTTCTTTAGGTTTTCTTAGCAAGGTATTGACCAAGTCAGCTGCCATTCGGTTAGCTAATGCACTGGCCTTGGGTATCATCTCAAATTCTCTATACCAAAATCTAGTAGAATTATCCTCTCCGTCTTCGTGAGGCCATTTGGGAAGCTGTCCACTCTTTACTTTGAATGGAGCATAAAAAGCTTTCCATGCTGGAGATTCCCAAGGATAGCCAGGTTTGTCGTTCTTTGCTCCAGACTTAAAGGCAAAGAGTGGAGTATAGGGGAAGTAGTTAAACCATTGAAAAACAAAAGATCCTTGAATAGCATTAGGCATTCCAAGATGTCCACAAGTGCTGAAACTCATACCAGAAAGAGCAAATGCAAGAGGTCTGAATCTCTTATACTGAGTATATGTACCTGATACATCAAAAGCATCATCATTGGTATTGGTAGTCAAAAGCATCTTTTGAAGATAAGAGCTATAAATGGTACAGAAAGGAGTTGCCCTTAGTCCAGCTACAAGAGGAATAAGGCGCGATTCTCTATCGTCAGCGCCTTCGAATATGATATTAACAACTACCTCTACCTTTCCATGTCCAGACTTAGTCTTCATAGAAGAATTAGTCCGTAAAGTGTTCCACTCATAATTTACAGAATCTTTGCTTATTGCTATTTGTGATGGAGGAATTCGTAAAGCTACGTCATTAATAACGAAACTGTCTTCTCCTGCGTCTCCAACAATGGTCGGTTCCTGTCTTTCTCTTCTGGGATCAAGAGCCTTGGGTGCTTCTTCATTTAAGGTTAGACCAGGATTTTGGTAAGTAACAGATTTTCCAGTAGCCAAAAGCAACAAACCTCCGTGAAATTATTAGGTTACCCGTTTAATATATCAGATAGTTTCTGGGGCGTCAAAGATGATCGCCTGTCATTTATAGTAGAACTAACACTAGCTTGACCACCAACAGCATTACGTAATTGCTGGCTGAGAGAGCTATAGTCAGCTCCACCATCAGATTGTCCTAAAATAGAGATCTTATGTCTAGAGGGACCTGCAATCCTAGCTGTATTAGCAGAACCAATTGGACTTGGTGCAGAGGGAGATCCTCTTGTAGCACTACCAGAATGTCCTCCTACAGGAAGGTTAGATCCACCAGAACCACTCTGAAGTATGGGTCTAGGAGGAGTATTGGCTCCTGGTCCTAAAGTCCTGGGAGGAGCGCTTAGTATCGTTGCTAATCCAATAGCTGCTGCTCCACCTAAAGCAACTGGTTTAGCCCATGGAATCATAGATCTTCCAGCTGCACCCATCCTGTTTACCATGCTCATGCCTTTACTAACGACATTAGCCATAGAGCCTTTTGGTGTAGCAACATCAGCAAAGAAAGATCCATAGGGAGACATTGCTAGTGCTTCTCGATTAGACATTGCGGCAATCTCTCTTGCTCCAGAAGGCTTAGCTTTTCCCATGAGAAGATTTCTTAAACGGAAAGCATTAACTCCTCCTACTTGAACATTCTCCATTGCCCTTAAAGAATGAGCTACGTTTTGAGCAGTTTTATCTATACCTATACCAGGAATAAACTCTGTAGTTCGCCTGCCAGAGATAGGGTCTTCTATAAGAGCTGTAAGGCCACCTTCTAATGCTGCTTTACCCTCAGCGGTTGATTTGTCCATAACACTTCTGGCAACATTACTAATACTTCCTCCATCTCTACTCTTCATTGATTGGGCTATTTGGTCAAACAAGTCTATCATCTTTGTTGATTCTGAAGCTTTAATATGTTTACCAGAAATAGGAGTATTCTCCATCCATTCAAGAAGACCTAAAGCTTTCTGTGAATCTGCACCCGACAGTTTTCCTGCATTAGCTAACACAGCAGCCCTGCCTTCCTGTAAAGCCATGGACACTTTACCAAGAGCACCAGGTCTCTTTGTGATTCCAACAGCTACCGTTTGCCCAGCCATAATCTGCCTTAAGGAAGTAACACCTTCTTGACCAGCTTTTGCTTTAAGAATCTGAGTTCTAATACTGTGTTCTCTATAAGCCGCCATGGCTTCTGGATCTGCCAAATGTGTTGCAAGGTTTTTCTCTAGTTGAGGACCTGCAAGTATAGCTGATATAACATCTCCGTCAGTATCAGCAGCCATTCCAATCATGGGAGAAAGCAAGATAGGACTAGCAGCGCCTTCTGCGATCCGTCTTGCTCCGTCTCGTTGAAACTTTCTTAGAGCATTTCCCTCAAGTTTACCTTGAGCCATAACAGTGTTTCGGACCTCTGTATTCATAGCAATTACAGCTTCTTTCCCAGCTATCTTTCTGAACCATACAGCTTGTGTACTGTAAGGTCCTATGTGAGGATGTCTAGCAACCATGCCAGCAATTCGTTCTCCAGCCATAAACTTTTTCTGCATTCCAGTAACGTCATGTCCAAGTTTCTCTAGATCTTTAAACATTTTCTCAGCATAATTGGCTGTAATACCAGCAGTAAATCTGTCTTTCAAAATATTAACATCACGTATTCCTGGTTGTACTGCTGTAAGAGCCATGCTACCAGGTAGTCTTCCTCTTAGAAGCCCGCCAACTCCTCCAACTGTCAAAGCTTTAGAATATGCTAGTTCAGATCCTAACTTATCAACCTGTGCCATCATACCTTCTTTAGTTAAGTTCCTAGCGTCATACTCACCTGCAGCATCAATAACATTCCTATAAGCTCTAGATAGATCTGTGTTAACAACCTTGCCTGTAGCAGTTTTATATCCAGCAAGCTGTTTTAGATTAGTTGCTGAAGGCATATAGATATCGCCGACTCCTTTGATCCTTAAGTAGCCAGCTTCTGATGGCATTGCTAAGCTTGACATGTCCTTAAGACCAGCAGAAATCTCTTGAGCAGATCTGGCACCGGATACTTTCTTAAGACCAGTTACACTTCCTAATGCCTTTTCTAATTCTGATTGCTCCATTAGTCTTTCTGGATAAAAGCCCATCATTCTCTCTGCTATATCTTTCTGTATCTTTGGTCCGAGAGCTCCAAAGTGAGCACCGCCTGCCAGTTCAAACATTCTAGGTTCGATAGTAGCTGCTCGACCTGCCCCTGGTCCCCCTAGTCCACCAAAAAACATTTGAGTAGTTCCAACAGCTTTACCAAGAGACATTTCTCTTGCTTCCCTCTCTGATATTTCCATTCCTTGACCCGTCATCCAATCATAGATTCCTGCAGCTCCACCTTTAATATCGAAGACAGTAGGTACAGCACCAAACACTCCACCAATTTGTTTAGAAGTAAGTCTAGACTCTTTACCTATAGACCAAAGTTGTTTAAGCATTAATTCGTCAGAGAATCCACTAGCAGCTTTAGTTGCTTCTCGGGCAGCTGCACGCATATTAGCAACTTCAACAAAAGGAGACTCTACGAACTTACGTGACAATTCACCAAACTGTTTGTTACCAGCTTGACTCATATTGACTTGAGACATTTCCCAAAGAGAAGTAAACATTTGGTCGTAGTGTAATTGTCTATTCTTTTTAAGTTCTGTCATAGAGATAATAGCGTCTGCTCCTGATATACCGAACAACTTTTTAAACTTGTCCATATATCCACTATCAGCAACCATTGCCATTCCCTTATGTCCACCAAGCAATTTTGCATACTTAGGATCAGTTATTTCTCTTTCCCCTACTAGACTAATAATATCCCCTCGACTTGCACTTCCTTCGATTTGAGTGCCAGCAACTATTCTCATTGCACTAGGAGCAGTAACAGGTCTTCCTTCAGGAGACATTCCTAGCAGGTCTCCTTCTTTTACCATTTGATTAAAATTCCAAATATTAGAGCCAGGTCGACTCGAAGTAGCTTCTGCAGCATCTATCATTTTTTTAATTTCTGGGGCAACATCACCACTAGCAATAATAAATGGCATTGTTTCCTTAACTGCTAACTGCTTCATTGCTTCCTTGGAAATTACCATCTGTCCTTCTGGAGAAACTCCAAGTCTCATCATCTGTGCACCGTATTGGTCAGCAGAAAGATAAGCAGCAGATACCATAGGAGCTTCAACTCCAACTCTTTTAGCAGCCCATAAATAATCAAACTGTCGTTGATCTGAAGCCATTGCTTTCATTGCAGATGCAGTAGGGGAAAATTCAGGACGAAGAAACTTACCAGGGAATCTAGCTATTTCAGATGCTTCAGGAACAAGAGAAGCCAATTCTCTAATATCAGTTGGATACATTACTGATTTAGCGATTTGATTAGCAGATAGTCCTGGGAACAAAGAGACCTGTTTGCCTGCTGCTTCTGTAGCATAACCACGAGCTATAGCTGTCTGATATTCTGTAGCCGACAATAATGGAAGATTGAATCCACGAGCTTTAGAATATGCAGCTTCTCCTCTCTTTCGTGGTCTGAGCATCCTTATGCCTCTAGACCTAATGTCAATATATTCTTCAAGACCTTGGCTTTGTGCAATCGCAGGAGATACATATTCTGTAGTAGCAGTTATCATTTGTTCCCATTGGTGCACCATGTCATGCATATGACTACGTGTTAAACGATGTTGTTTCATCATCTCAGGAATTAAATCTGTTACTGCTCTATTAAGGGCAAATTCTCCATGACTCATAGCCTTTCCTAATTGTCCTCCAACTAGTTCTCTGTACTCACCAGTAATATATTTAGCACCACTTTTAATCATTACACCAGGTTGTCCTTTTAATCCCATGCCAATATTAAGCTTCAGCTCTCCAGGAAGACTACCTCCTCTAAGACTCAATTGCATTTGTCTACCTAAACCTTCTCTACTTGTTATCTCTATGTGAGCTTTAGCTCCAGTTAGTTTTTCCATCTGGAGAATACTTTGCCGAGCTCCCTCATTTTTTAAAGATGTCCAGGGCCTAGCAATATGTTCTGTTCCTTCAAGAACAGGTAGTCCAAGAGCTTCCATTCCTACAGGTAGACCTTGTCGTGCTCTAGATTCTAAAACGGGAATATCTTCCAAAAAGATAGAGGCTGCTCGGTCTAGGTGAATTCCTCCTCCTTGTCCAAGAACGATAGCTAATTCCCTAGCTGCTCCGTCAGCAGTAGTAGCATACTGTAATTTTTGGGAAACAATCCTAGTAGTCATGCCTGTTGGATCAGCTGCAGTAGCTGCCCTAGACCATGCGTCACGTATTTGGTCCACTGTTAGCTTGGTGGTTTTACCAAAATTGTTTAAGTTTTTAAGTTGCCATCGTTTCCTGGCAGAGGGAACTTGTTGAAAGTTTAAGTTGCCTGTATCTGTTTGGGTTACCTGGCCAGGCATATTCTTCAAGGTCTCTTGTGCAAAATCCCTAATGCCTACACCAGTAGCAGAATGAGATAATTGAGTTGGTGTGTTTTGAAGAGCATCTCTAATGCCAGTTAGATTACGAGCACCATATCCCACTCCAATTGCAAAGGGAGTAGCAATTAATGCAGTTTTAAATATAGATCCGCCATTATCATCAGACACTATTCGAGACCTCTTCTTCGTATAAGTTCTTTGATTGATTGGGTTCTATCTTCAGAGATGTTTAAATCAATTCTATTTTCAGGAAGCCCATGTAATGGAGTTACGTTAACGTTAAAGGTACGAATATTATGTCCTGTCAAGACCTCGTTTATTCTCTTCCGAACCTCGTCTGCATCCATTCCTGCACTTGCCTCAGCAGCTGCTTCTGGCAAATATGGTCTACGATCTGCCTGTCTCTGCCTATCAGGCCATAGATCATAATCATACATATTTTCCCCTTCATTTTCTACTATCTTAAGCTTAATATCATCTAGGTCTACAGCTGGATGCCATCCTACCCAGTCAGGACCAGGCAATGCGCGACCATCTAGTTCTTCTGATAACAGCTTAGTTCTTCTATACCAATCAGGATAAGACTCTTGAGGTTGTCGGGTTTTCAGATATTCTTCCCACAGATCCTTTGTCTTTGGCATCCCCTCAGCTTCTCTTTCTCGATATAGACCTTCAATCTCAGCTTCTGCGGCCTCAACCTGTCCTTCTGATAGGAGTCCCTGGTCTATAGCTTCTCTCATGTCACTAGCATCTTGAAGTTTCCAACGTGCAAGATATAGCGATTTCTCATTCTCGGGCACCATCTTCATAATCTCTGAACGTTCTTCCATGTTAGCTTCAGAGAATGCTGTAAAGTAATCCCTCTCTCTTCTTGGAAGTGAGCGATATAGTTGAGAAAAGTTAAAGGTGAAAGGATTAATCCCAAAGAGGGTCTCTCTACGCTTCTGTTCGTATTCCTTAATGGACCCTTCATCTTCACCAAATTGGGCAGCTCTCTTAAGCCTGGTGTATTTAACATATTTTAGGATGTCAAAATAATCTTCCAGTCCACGTTTCTTTTCTATATGTTCAGGAATACCCTCCCATCCAAGGGCATTTTTTGTAGTCTCAATGAAGGGTTTAAAGAAGTCCCTAATAGGATGACCCCAGAAAGCGCTCTGGGTACCATATAGCTGGGTAGCTTTATAGTCTTCAACAGCTGTCCTCTGATGAACTAGTTTAGAAGCTGGAGCAACAGGTGTTAGATATTCAAGAGGAGTTTCAGAGCCATGAGCCAAAGTTTCCCAATAACTTCCAACAGTTCGCTCAAACCAACCAGGTCCAGATTCTGCTTTAGCAGCTTCATTAGCATTGATTAGCAGCTGTTGTACTGGAGTCACAGCCTGGTCTCTATACTTATAGGGAGAAAATTGCTTGCGAACCTTCTTAGCTGAGACCTGACTAAGGATCTCTTTGTATTCAGTATGCTCTTCTGCTGTTAATTGCTGACGTTTTGCAGCTCCCCTAACCCGAGATAAAGCCGTCCTGTACTTATCTGTATATGGAGCTACATCAGCTAGAATCCTAAGGCGATCTAGATCAGGGTAGTTTTCAGGTGCAACTCCTTCTAGGTTAGGGTGTAAGGCTGCGTAGCCGGTCCCAGGAAGCCTTAACTCTCCTTCAGGTACCTTGACAAAGGGGTCACCATGTAAAAAGTCAGGAGAACGCTCTCCGGGCCCAGGAAGCCATTCTGGCATTAAGTTCCTAATAGGATTATATAGGGGTGTCTGGCGCCTTCTATGTGGATAGAGACGTCTTATTAGTTCTGTAGTTCCCAGACCACCGCCCAGCTCTAAGTCCCAGTATGCTCGTTCAGCACCATACATCCTGCGAGCTGACTCAAGCTGCATCTCCTGAGCAAAAGTATCTGATTCTCCAGTAATAGACTCTTTAATAGCAGTCATGGTAAAGCCTGGAAGACCAACCATTTCTGTCATACGATAAATTTGTTCTCCAATAACACCTTTGGTTCCATAAGGAGAGATAGGAGCTCCTGTTCCTTCTTCTCCTAATTCTGGAATGGCAGGTCTTTGGCCAAATCTAGGTGCCATCTCCAGAACTTCTGTTCCACCAGAACCTTCTCTTGTCCATTCATCTACATGCATCAATTTGGGAGGCTTTACTAGTCTGCCTATAGTTGCAGCAAGAAGGGGCCCAATAAACGGAACGTCTTCAAAAGCTGTACCTGTTATAGGATAAGGTCTCTCACGGTAATGTTTTTGCTCTAGTTCGTAGGTGAAGTTTTCTTTCCATAAACGATCAAATGGAGAAAGTTCTCCGTCTCCGTAGATAGACTTTTCTTTAGCTCTCGCTAACATTCTTGGATACCAGTGAGGTCTGAACCTGTCTATCCTAGTTCCTTCATAAGGGGAGTTGTGGACTAAAAACGTACCCGCTTGAAGTAGATGGTCTGGATGGTCTATCTCAAAATCATAAACAGTATCGTTGTAATATTCATGCTTTACGTCTATTACTCTTGTATAGAGTTTATGGTTCTTCCATTGATATCCTTGTCCTGGCTTACCAGCTGTATCAGGATTCCAACCAATTCGGTATCTGTAGCTATTCTTCCCATCTTTCTTTATGTAATTACATTTTTCTACCTTAGGAATTGTTGGGACAATACCTTGTGATAAAAGAATAGTTTGAACAAAGTCTATAAATTGCCTACGACAAGCTGAGAGAACTTTTCTTTTTCTATCAGAATGTCCATCTCCTCTCCATAATCCAAGCAGAAGAGCGTCATGGAACCATCTAGAAGTATTAAGAAACCACCAGGGTATCTCTTTATCGTTTGACCTATCAGATTGATAAAACAGTTCAAAAAAGACTCGGGACAGCAACGAGTTGCAAATCCTGACTATCCAACAGCCTTCGTCAGTATCTTTTTTACCCTTCTTAAATCTAACCGTAATATCAATATCAAATAAGCTTTTTACAATATGTTTAATATCGTCAACAATCCACTTCTCATCTAACGCATGTACGGTTTCTATCATCCCAGGAAGACCGTTTTTAAACGACAAGTTTCCTTCAGCTAGGAAATATCCGAATAACCTTCCTAATCTATGGGTCAATTCTATTTGTCGAGGAATGCCAGAGCCTCTGCTTTGCTGAAGTCGTTTGGTGTACCAGTTAATTTGTGCTGGCAATATCTTGTCTTCAGAAATAATAAACTGTCCAACTTTAATAAAATCCTCTAACTCAATTTGTTGAATAGGATATTCTTGTAGTTGTAGTTGAGGTATGGGCACCTGAACGAAATCGCCTTCCTCTATCTCTCCAGCTTCTACTTCTTCTACAATCCTTTCGTCTTTAAGGATATGGTATCCATGACTATTCTTTTCTTTCATAACAGGAAGAACATGATTTTCTGTTAGCCCTGTAGTAAGGTTCCTATCTAGACAAGTAGTAATCTGGACGACTGTACCTTGATGAAACCTCTTATAAATTCCAAGAATTTTGTGTTTCTGGCCATCACTACCAATAGCAGTGTCTTCAAGAGAGATGTCTTTAGCTTGTTTTGATTGGCCAAATCCTGTGTAAATCTCATTAGTTGCAACGTTACATCGCCCAAACTCCCACCATTTACCTTTCTTGATGGCTACTTGCTGTTGTCCAGAATAGAGTCTTTCAAGCTCATCTGGTCTAGTACTGGGAGTTAATGCTCCAGGAATGAAAGGAGCTACTGCAGCAAGACCCAGAGCACCACCAGCTAAAGCTCTAATCTTACCAGGAGTAATATCCCCTAACATTCTAAGGAATCCACCAGTAATGGTTCTTCTTCTTTGAAGTTTAGATATTCCTCTTGCTACCTTTCCTTGCCATCCACCAAGAGTTTTAGTTGTTTGTTCTTTGATAAGGGCAAGAGTTTTAGCGTCAGCTGCACTTTCTAATGCTGGAGATATTTTTTTACCATAGACAGCTTGACGAAAGAATTCTGATTCTGCACTAGCAGCTATAGCAGCTTGGTCACCACTAAGACCAGCTGTTCTCATCGAAACCTGTCTCATTAATCTACCAGCATAACCAACCCCAACTCCACCTAGAGTACCCATGATAGGGAAGGCTAATAGACGAGACAATTCAGTACTACCAGGGGCTACTTCTTCTTGTGCTTCTCGATAAGCATGTCCACCTGTTAGTTCAGCTAGCTTAGATATAGCTAATTGGCTTCTGGTCCATAAGGAACCAAAACCAGCAGTTATTCCTTCTGCAAATATAGTGCTGTCTAGAAGGCTAGATTGGCGCGCTTCATAGTCTAATTGCTGATAGCCTAAAAAAGTAGCAGACCCTAGTAGTCCTAGTTTTCCAGTTATTTTTGCAACTGTCTTTAAGCCACTAGAGGGAACAACTCCAAAGCGAAGATTTTTAAGGAGAGGAACTTTTTCAAATATTGATTTAAAAGGTTCAAGTTCAAAAGGAGCTCTAGCTAACTGATTGATTCTTTCAGCTAGAGAAGTACCATATCCAGCTAGAAATCTGCCTGCTGCCTGAGTTCTACTGTGTCCTCCTGTAAATGAAATGACCTCATCAGCAAGAGTTCCTTGAGCAGTTTGAAATGGAATCCGTTGGTTAAATACTTTTCCTGCCCATGCTGCTTCTTTAGTTGCAAACTGATGGATAGTCTCTGTAGATAACTTTTCAGATAATGGACCTCCAGCTAATGAACGAGCATATCCAGCTACAAATGCTGACATAGCTCCTACTGGAGAACGAACAACACCAGCATGACGTAGAAGAACTTCTCTACCAGTTTTACCGTAGAGGAGTTGTCCAGACTCAAAACGAAAGCCGGCTTCCATCATCTTGCTGGCATTCATACTCTTGCCAGTTACTCTGCTTAAATGATCTAACCAACCACGACCTTGACCTGTTGCTCTAATGTCCCTGATTATGTCTGGGGAAAAATACTTATATTGGAGAGAAGGGGTCTCCAGACTAGACAGCATTTGGCTGACTTGGAAGGTTCTAAACACTCTACCGGGAGAGTATTCCTCAATACCTCTAGCTATTTGAGAATATAGATCGAAACCTCTATAGCCAGGACGTAGCTGGGCACGGCCAAATAGAGCTAAAGCTCCTATTCCTGCGCCAAACTTAGCGAATCCAAGAGCTTGTTCTCCTGTAGAATTAGGGACTATCTGAGGACCAGAAGTCCATTCAGAGCTAGAGGTATTGTATTGATACGGATAGGCCAATCAGAACACCTACTTGGGTTTATCATGTTTCTTCTTCAGTTCTTCCAATAAATCAGCATAGATAACTTGAGCGTCCTCTACCATCTTAGCGCGATTTATATGTAAGTCTGTAGCTTCATGACTAGAAACACCAAACACGTCGTGTTCTGCCCTCTCTTGTTCAAAGTCAATCTTATGAGTACCTGGGCCTTCTAATACTGGAGATTTGTCCCACCACTTCTTCTTACCAGAAGGAGTCTTGGGAGCAGATGCAGGAGCAGGTTGGGGAGGTGGTTTTGTAGTTTTTGCTTTTCTCTGCTGTTCCCATAATTCTCTTGGATCTACGTTTTGTAGTGGTCTTTCAGGCGGAGGCTGTTGTGGTTGTTGTTGCTCGGTTTCGTCAAGGAAAGAGAGAGGTTCCTTAAGGGCTCCTAATTGGAGTAGCTTGTCTTCTGCCTGAGCTGCTCTAATGAGCACTGTCTCGTATTCCATCTCGTATATTTCTTCTGGTTTATAAGGGAAAGCCATAGTGATAACTTTGACTAGTTCATGAAGACCACGTACTCCATTTGCAGTTAGAACTTCTCTTGCAAGCTGTAGATCTCTGTTAAATCTTTCTACATCTTGCGGACCAGAATACTCCCAAATATTCTGAACCACTGTAGTGATAATACCTGCTTTAAAGAAAGGCATTTGGCGAACTACTGCGTCATCAGTAACACACTGTTTAAAGATTTCGTCTTCAAGTTGAGCAGCAGAAATTAGATTTCTATTGTTGTCTTGATGGTATTGTATATATTTCTTTAGAGAAAGAGGTTTCCAGGGTACAAAAAGCCCATTAGGAAAAAGAGTTCCTAAAGTAGAACCGTATTCTTTACGGGCTTCATACAGCCGATCCATTACAGTTTAATTACTAATACACTAGCTGCTTGAGGAGATAAGAAGTTGGAATTTTGCATAATCTGTTCGGATAGAGATGGTGCAGTTCCAGCCTTTTTATTTAGATCAAGAATAGCAGGATACAAAACACATGTATTACAAATTGTCTCTTCAAGTTTAAACTGATCCATTTCTACTTCTGGATTCTGAGACATGGTTTGTATTTTTACATACTCCGGACGAGAAAGAGGTCTAAAAATATACATTTCTGTTGGTGAAAATCCAGAGGCAAAGATCTCTCCATACTCTGTTTTCCATAGCTCTCTCTGTTCTGTTGAAGGAACGTCAGGTAGTTTATCTAAATGTGCAGTAAGTTCCTCTTCTACTTGTTTTTGAGCTGCTTGTTCTTTTTCTTCTTGGACTACTGGAGCTTTGGGTACCTCAGTAGTTTCTGGTGTTGGTTCGGTCATGAAATTCTCCTATTTAAAATTCTATATTATCCAGTCTTTCATCAAGATCTGTTTTAATTTTTGGTGGATGTTCAGGGACATAGGGTAGGTTTTTTACTGTTTGAATTTTGCCTACTCCACTGATTTCTATTTTAGTCCTTGCAGGTCCTGCAGAAAAATATTGAGGTGGCGCTGATCCCATTAAATATATTGGATATTTATCTCTAATATTTGATAAACTCATATTACAGTGTTCCATTATGTAATGTGTTTCTTGCAACCTACCGTCTTTATGTCTATGACGGATGATTAGTTCGGCTTCATATACTTCGGGATTGTCCATTAACGATTCATATGTTTCTACTAAAGACATTGATTATCCTATACTTGCGTCAAGCAACACTTCTTGCTATGAATGAATATTCTTCCTGAATTGGTTCACCGTTGATAATAATCCTTTTTCCTTGGCTGGTCAAACGAACTCCAATAATTTTTTGTACAGTATGGTTGGCTGCAGCATTGGCATAGTTACCAAAGACTACATACATGTCGAAGTTATCGAATTTATTGTCATCTGTTCTACGAACCTGAGAGTTTAAACCCTGGTTGTTGATACTCTTGTCCCAAATCTGGTCTTCAAATATCTCTACAATATTCTCAAACATCTTGTCTTTTGGAGATTTGACATTAAAAGTAGAGTAACCTGCAAAATCAGTATAGAATTTATAGCGTTCACCAGTAGTAGCTTCTCCCTGGACTAGTCGTTCAATACCTGCCCTAGAAATTAGTTTTCCGCCACTACCATATTTTGGGCGATCTTGCCATCCTCCCTTGTTATCTTGCCAATTACTTAAAAGAGCATCGTCTCTCTTATCTTGTTTCTTTTTATCTAGGGTAGCTATTCCAGTTCTTGATTCAATCATATGTTTATAGCGTCTTAAAACAGCCCAGAGGTATCCTTGTTCCTTGTAATTGATAGAGAAGTTTCCCTGGACAAGAACTTGACCAGTTGTAGTGTCGTCAAAGAGTTGAGAAGCATAACCATAAAGAGGCATCTTCTGTTGTGATGTTTGATATTGAAGAGACGTAATTTCATCTACCCAAACATCTCCTACGTATAGAAACATTTGGCTACCTGAGTAGTAATCCAGGTCATATATTTCAGTGTGAATTTCTTTAGGCAATCAGATTGCTCCTATTAGAAAGGGTTCCGCCGTCTACGATAGCGTTCAAATGGACTAAGCCTTTCCTTAACGTCTAGATAGTCATCTTCAAGCAACAATGAACTAGCAGATTTTGGTTGCCATTGACTTGTTAACATACTGTTCTGATCTAGTTTTCTTTGCTTTACAAATCTCATAGGATCAAAATCCCTAGCTACAAAGGATACAACTTGTTCAGTAATGATATCTTCAATAGACATAGTTTGTCCATCAGCAACAAACTCTACTCCATATATAGTCATTCTAGAAGTACGTCCATACTCGTTAGAAAATGAAAGGATAATATCTACAGGTGGTAACTGATCCATAACAGCTGAGGTGATACCTGCATAAGCATCAAAGTCAGAAGCATGTGCTTCTAGGAATTGATATAATACATGTTCATCGAATACCGTAAAGATAAGGGATCCGGCGATCTCTCTTGGCCCTCTTGTAAATCCTTTTGGATAAACAGACCCACAAGCCCTAACTGCCTTCTTATCTCTCATGGTAGAAAGAGAAAGAGTCTGGCATTCTGCCAACACCTTAGTAGATAGTTCTGGCAAACCTGCTCTCAGTCTCTTGACCTTCTCCTGTAGTTCTGGAAGAAGCTCTCTTAATCTAATGATTTGATTACCTAGTTTAATAATAGAAGATGATGCCCTAGAGCCTTCTGGGGTCCCTAGCTTATAGCCATCTAGAGCTACAAGAAGCCTATCTCTCTCAGCTTCTTGCGAGGCCAACAATGCTTCATTATAAGACATCTCGTCTTCTGTCTCTTGTATGATTTTTCTACTAGGTTTGCTTTTTCCATAGGTATTGATTACTACCTTAATGTCTGCACCACTATAACTAGTATTGTTGACAAAGACGCTACCAGCTATTGGAACGAGATTTACTCCGCCTTCTCTATTTGAACGATTGGAATCAGGCATAAATACCATCCTTAGGTACTATAGTTTAGATTATCCTTATCTATCATATAGTCAACCTGTAAGAAATCTATAGAAAAAATAATGCCACCCTAGAGTAATCGTCCGGAGTGGCATTATTAAACAAGTATTTGCTTTAAATATTAACTAGTTATCTTACGCTCCTAAACTAACCCCACCCTGACTAGCGATCTGTTCTGCAAGCTTACTTGCTACAGGAGTCCATCCAATAATACTTCTAGCCACATAAGTATGTTGCTGTTCAGACACGATGTCATCAATAGACACACCGTAGCCTTCGTTGAGTACTTCGATTCCGAAGATTCTCATAACAGCAAGTGCTCCATACTCATTAGCAGCAGCTAACGTAACATCAAACGGAGGAATCTGATCTGTATACCAGGCTCCAGCCAGTTCTTGGTCGCTACCTACACTTGAAATTGGAGACTCTTGATTCTGCACAGTATCTGCAGCAGTAACTCCACTTGTAGAATTTAGTGTAGCTTCCAATGATGTACCATCTCTAGTTGCAGTACTAAACTGTGGACGAATATCGTCCTTGTCAGACTGGAACTTTAGTCCTTGGTCAGGACTATATCCACCCAATGACGAAAGCATAACATGCCTATCAAACATCACGAATACTAGTGTTCCGGCAATTCCACGTTTTCCCCTAGAGTAAGAACGAGGATCTGCAGAACCCATAGTATAAATAGGGGCCTTCTCTCGAGTGATGCTATAACTGATCGCCTGTAATTCAGCGATAATCTTGTTAGCAAACACACCCTTAATATCGACTCCCGAAAAGCTGTTATAGCTCTGGGCATAAGTTGGTGTAACATTTCCATTACTCGGCATTATTTACCCTCTCCTTATCCTTTTATTGGGCCGCCAGAGCGACGTTCACTGTAATCTGCCTTAATTCAAAGGCAGGTACGAGAACTAGCTCTACAACTGCTTGGCCAAGAACCTGTTGAGTAGGAGTAGAAGAAACGGCCACATCATACCTCTGCAAATATTCACCTTTTTGCAGCTTTACAAGGGCTTGATCAATAGCAGTTTCTAGAGCAGCCAATCTTGCTCCCGTGATTCCCTCTCCCAAGAAGGGTTCGGCGACATTACGGATCGAATCAATGGTTGCTTTAACAATCCTAATCGTAGTTAGGCGTTGATAATCACTATCTGGTCGGGCAGCGGAAGGTGCATCTGCAACTACGTTACCCTTTGTCTTGGCCTGGAACATAACATATCGCAGACCTGCCAATGCGTCTAGTTTGGCATTGTTAATACGGAATGGCAACCTTGCGCCAGGCTGAACCTTATTAGTAGGAGCACTGTTCCCCGGAAGAGAACTAACAAACCCACCATAAAGTGCAGCACCAGAAGCAGCATAGGAAGTCGGATTAGTTGGATTAGAAGTAACTGCCTGAGCACCAACAACAGAGATATATTTACCAATGTCGATCAGGTGATCATTTCTATCTTCCTGATGCGTTCCATCGGGCCATCCATCATCAGTAGCAATGAACCCACCATAAGCTAGGCCACTGATACTGTTGATTATAAATGACGGAACTCCAGTTCCACCATTGCCTCTATGTCCTGCCATCCACTTGTTGCCACGCAGACCAGAACCATTAGAGTCTACAATAAGATTCCCACCGGAGTCTTCATCATAATCAGGTGTGCGACCGACCCAAGCAGCAACGTCTGCAAGAGACCAGCTATTGGGAGGAAGAACGCCGACCATACCAATCATTTCTTCGCTATCTTCAGACTGGGTATAACACCAGTTAGCAAGCTGATAGCCAAAGTTAGCTTCATGGAAATCAGAAGGAGTTAAAGCTACTGCAAAAGCATCTTCAGTAGCTGAAGCAGAACCAACAGTTGGATAAATCTCTGCGATCCCATCTCTATCTAGATCCCACCAGAAGTACCAAGAACCTTCATACTCTTGAACAAAAACTTCACCTAGAGCATCAAAGGCAGTACCTGGAATTGGATAAACTGAAGCTGCAGACCAGGGAGGAAGAGTATTAAGAGTAGCCACTTCAGTAGTGGTCATATCTTTAACATTAGCATCATCCAGATAAGCATTCATCGGAAGTGCAACGTCAATATCCTCATTTTCCAGAAGCTTGTAAGCCTTGAATAATTCCTCAAACAGAGCCATTCTACTCAGAAGGATTCCATCGGAACCATCGGTATAAGAGGCGCCATTAACACCATCGGAAGCTGCCATCGAAATAGGAACAGCAAGAGTACCAATATCCCCAGGAGTACCAACTTGGGCACCGCTTACGGACACTTCATTCTCGTCAATTGCAGCAGTAGGATAAGCTGGATTATTATCATAAATCAAAAGATCATCTGAATCTCTCCAAACTCTCAGTCGACCAGTAGAATCTTCCCAGAATATGTTGTAAGCATCGCCCGCTTCTGCATCTTGGGAAACGGTGGACATTGTAATTCCACCACCAATAAGTTCCAGAGTAGCAAAAGTAGCTCCAATTCTATAAAGCTTAAGGTTTGCAGCTCCACCCGCAACGGCCTCATACATACCACGTACAAGAGTACCATCGTTCCGACCAAATTCTTGAGCTGCTTCGGAAACACTACCCACTGTATAGACATCATTAGTACCTCGTGGAGAGGTTCCAAGGACTATAACAATAGGGTTTTCATTGGTAGCTGTAATTAACAAGTTACCATCAATCTTATTTGGGAAAATCCCAGGCAGATTCTCAAAAGACATATAAAGTTGCCTCCCTTATACTTCGTGTTTACAGCGCCATATAAACTATAATTTCCTCAAGCTTCTTCTGGCTAACTACACGAAGTTTTTCTGTTCTTATAAAATAATCTATGGGTCTTCCATAGAGCTTATTGTTTCCAACTTCTCTAACTATCTCTCTTCCTCTTCCTTGGTAAAGCACTCTGTTTACACCGCTAATAGCAAAAAACCATGTGTACTCTTCCATTACGTTTTCTAGCCAAAGAGCCCTATCATTAGCAGCTTTATTCGTTCGAGCCCAACAGGTTAAAGAAAGTGTATTGTCGTAAAAATAACCTAGTATAGCTCTCTTATATCCAGGGTTGGACGGATCTTCTATGGTTTCCCTAAGAAGAGGTCTCAAATTCTTAACCGCCCCTCGCCTACTTGGTGAACCCTGTGAATGCATACCAGGGCTCCTCTCTTCTAAACAAATCGAAATAGTCTCTAAATCAATGTTTGTATCTGGATAAGCATACGTAATGTTTATCTTTGCATCTTTTGAAGCATGTTCTCGTAACTCATAAGACTCTACAGCACTCTTAATTAAGTCCATTGCCTCTATAATATTCTTTGACGGATTGGGGGTGGTCGTTTTGTTGTTTATAACAGTAGCGTTATTAACTATCGTCATAAACTGAGTTTCTGCTATAACCCTAACCCGTTTCTGTTCTGTTGTTATCTCGTCATCTAAGATATCTGTTCTCAATAGCGACTCGAAAGACATTATAAATCTCCATAAGTAGGTGCGTTTAAATACTTAACTTTCTCAAGATAAGAAAAAACCTTCCAATATTCGAGCCTTCCACCGTCGCTTCTGTAGTCCCAAGCAGTATTAACTCGATATACAGAGCGTCTTTGCTGAGGCTCTTCTGGAGTACCGTCCTCTCCCAAGACTAGTTCAATTACCTTATCGTCTTCAGTAATTGACGTGCTATATCTGATATAGAATACTACAAGGGGCACATTTATCAAGCCCGGCTCCTTTAGAGTATGTCTAGTAGCGTTGTCAACATCAGAATCTTCTAGTGTGCGATAAAGAGTAATCTCTGTTTCATCCCACATATTGCCCTCTCCAAAACAGATAGGACAGAATCTATCTTTGTCTGGCTCATTAGTAATATTGTCTACACAACCACAGGGAATAAGAGCTCCATCACTGTCTCTTCTCATGGCTCTAATTAGACCACTCTGAGCTTTTGCCTCTTCAGGAAAGCTACCGTCTAGAGTATTGATAAACTCCTGACGCATATCTGGCTCTGAGCCCATGGAAGAACTAGAATAGTAATTGATATTTGAAGAACTATTTCCGTAATAATTAGTAGCCATTTTTACCCTTCCTGTAACGAGTATAATAAGCTTTTCTGTATCTCCTGCTACCAGATAGTCGTATCTTTGCATTTGCTGCAGGCATAGTACCAGCCATGTACCATCCACGACCTGCATATGGCCTATCAGCATCTAGTTCTCCCTTAACAACCATAGAAGCCTTCTGAACGGTCATACCTCCAGATCTCAGAGAATTTTCCCACTTAGCCATACATTCTAGAGCCCTAGAAAGAGGTGCACTAACATCTCCAGAGCTATTGTATTCTACCTTTAAGTCTCCTAACTGCTTAGACTTTAAGCGATTACTACCACCAGTGGTATTGATCAACAATGTTTCTTGAGCTCTACAGCAAGTCCACATACTTCTAACAAACTGATAGTATGAGCTACTGTCAGGACTAGCATTCCAGTTGTTTTCATCAGCTTCTTGAGAAGCTTGGAAAATAGCAAAATTAACAGTATCGTCAGCAACTCCATCTATGAAAGCACCAACATCTAGTCTTATTCTACGCAGAGTACAGTAGTAGGGACTATATGTTGTAGTAAACTCCCATGTGTAGTCAGACCCTAAAGCTGTACCAACAGAAGAGGCGATTGTGCTGTCTAGAGTGACTGTGACAAGGTTATTAGTTAAAAGCTGCCCCGAGGCTACAACAATAGATAAAACGCTCCCAGTAGCGCTAGGGGAGACGAGAAGGGTACCTGAAGCAGTTATCAGGGGGTCCCCATTCACTGGCTCTGTAAAAACAGTAACAGTACTGGTATCTACAGTGCTAGCGTCAATGCTAGAGCTGAATGTAGCTGTAAGAGTATAATCCTCTACTGGAACATCCATGTGAGAAATTCCGTCTGCTGGACTAGTGCTACTTACCGAAAAGGAAGAAGAAGACGATGAGGATGTAGTACCAGTAGTAGTTACAGTATCTCCCAATACAGAGGTAGCCGCTGTTGAAGGGATGGCGTCAATGCTTCCACTGCCTGTCATAAACGGCCAGTTGAGATTGCCCGAGAAGGATACTTTCTCTTTAACTATTGCAGACCAAATATCTCCAGACTGATAGGTTCCCTCTTCAAACTCTATGTAAACACCATTAGAAAGAAGGGTTCCACTTCTTTTGGCCTTGAAGGGACCAAATACACTCAGAGGGGCAGTGCCTTTCCAATACTGGAATCTAGCGTCTCCAAGTTCACCAGCAGTAGAAATTTGTGCATAGTAGGTATCTTGGGTAGCTTGACCAGTATAACTACCAGTAAACTCTGCTTCACCATCGCCAGTGTTTAAACCACTAGCTATAGTATCAAAAACTGTTCTTTCAGAAACACCAGTTGTTAAGTCATCTGTCTCATCTTCGTCTCCAGATAGATAAACAGTGTAATTAGTATCTGTAGCAAGACGATTTGTTGGAGTAAAAATAGCTTTGGTTCGATATAGAAGACCAGAACCAACAGTATCAGTAGTGGTAACTACGGTGTCGTCATCCGAAAGATCAATCCTCTCGAATGTTATATTGCCCTGAAGTAGTCCTTCAAAACCAGGAGACTGAAGAATCTCATCTTCAGATCCGGAACTAGCAAAATCATGAAATAGTTGAAGGTCTGGACCAGACCAAGTATCGAAGTCAGGACCAGCGGCAAAGAAGTTGCCTCCTTCTACAGTGGTCTCATCTATTTCTCTGTCAAACAGAACCCAAATCTGGTCGCTAGTAATGATACCAACACCAGATACGGTAGGATGTACCAGGTCGACAATACTGCCAATGTTTTCAGCCAATTAGGAGTCACCACCCAGGTGAGACTAAAAAACTCACAAATACAATTTTAGCATAGTATCCCTATTTGTCCTTATTGGCTATGGCCTCACTAGCAAAATGAACTACTTGACTCTCGCTTTCTAGGATTTCGTATGGAAACATTTCTCTAGGAGTCCCTAAAGATATAGGCTTATCTGTTGTCGCTTTCTCTATACCTATAGATATTTCTTTCTGTATTTTTCTAATGTGTTCCTGCAAAAGATCTTTAACAGAAATTCTGTTTTTATTCTTGAGTTCCATCTGCAGAAGGGTTCTTAAGAGTCGTAAATCATCTTCGTTTTTAATAGCAGCCTTGATTGCTCTAGTTGTCTGCTTGCTTATATGCTCACATCTACTTTTAAACTTCTGTTCTTGCTTCTCTCTTTTAGCTAAGACAGAAAGCTGTTTCTTCTCTACCTTCTTTTCTTTCTTCTTATTTAAATATGTTTGAACTTCTTGAGAAGGAGCTTCTTCCTTTGGCTGACCCTGCAAGTAGAGGTTGTAGAGATCCATATAAGACTTATCGCTTTCCAGAGTTTTCTTCTGTATGCCGATAAGGATCTGTTTCTGCTCTAGTTCTGATAGCTTTTCGAATTCAATCGTTTCAGGTCCTGGCTGTTGATAGGTTAAGGATACTTTAACCTTTTTTGGTTCCCCAAGGAACCAGATGGGAGGACCATTATGTTGATCCAGTTTAATCCACATTTATATCTCCTGAAGTTAAAATGGACATAGAAAAGCTCCAGGGAGAGAATTTCTCCCTGGAGCTTTTCTGATTATCTGTAAATCGTTATTCAACGATTCTTACCACTAGATGCTCAAGCTTTGAGTAGGCGGAATTCTAACAATGGTTCCACTTACGTCTTGAGTAATTTGTGCCGGTAGAGCAACCTCATTGGGCACACAGTGGACGTTACGTAGCACTGCAATTGCTTGGCCTTCATTCAAGATGCCAAGACCATAACGTTCACGCAGTTTGATCTTCCTGATGTCACGATGAGGATCGTCAAACTCTTCAGTGGTAACTTCCTCGTCCACGATGTAGACACCCATCTCATTGCTATCGAACATATAGATATCAGTGAGTTTTCTGCGGGGATCAAAAGGAACGAACGGGCTGACTATAATGCGGAAAGGAATACCCATGTAGCTCGGAAGCACTGGGGCACTCGTGATTGCCTGCGGATAGTCAGTCAATACTGAGCCTGTTTCACTGTGTGGAGCTGTTCCACCAGTAGATGTTTCAGTCGGAACAATGTTCTGACCGACAGCAGTACCCATTCCACCCTGTGAACTGTTGGCCCAAGGAGCTTGTCCAGCGGGATTTCCAGTCCAAGAAGCGAAGAAGGTTCCTCCACCATTGGCTTGTGCAAAGGCTCTCAACTGAGCGTCTTTAACAAACATAGTCCAAGTAAGTGGATGCATTAACAGTGTGTTAGGCATGAAACCTTGGGTGATGATCTGAGCGAAAGAATCGAAGACATCATCCATAGTAACAGAACCGTTAGCTGCTCCGTCAAGATCTCTACCTGTGCAGACACCATTCACAGACTGGGTAGGATTCAGGTTATCAAACACTGGAACTCCCATTGCCTGGATATAGTTGAAGATCTTAACCTCTTTATGACGGGCTAGGGCGCGACCAGCTGCACGTAAATGCATACCAATCACATCAAACTGACTGTAACGAATCATTTCATCGGTCACTCGGATTGCAACACCCGATTTCCCAATGTTAGCCGTCACAGTAGATCCACCCATCTGGAGAGATCTTTCTGGATATTCTTGACCTTCAGCAATGTCGGCAGCAACTAGTGCTCCAACAGCGGGGAAGGTAATGGACTGGCCGTAGCTGTAGTTAATTCTCTGCAGCAAAGACGTACCAACCAATAGTGGCTCTTGAGCCTCTTTAACGATATTAGAGATTACCTTTGGAAAGAGCATCGGAGCATTAGGGACACTCAGGGCATCCTCAAGCTTAACCGGCTCTTTATTCAAAGAATCGCGTCTCCCGTTATTTTTCCATAGCCATTCAAATTCAGCTACGTCTTTAATTTCGAGATTATTTGGCATTATGCTATTCCTCCTAAAAGTTTAGACCAATCGATAACCTATCGGCTAATCACATTGATAACAACAAGTGTATCGGCTGCACCAGCGAAGGTTACGAGATCTGTATAACCTTGACTTGCAGAACCTGGCATTTGATCCATCTGACCAAGATTAGCACTAGCTGAACCAGCAGTAGCATTGGCCATAGAACCTGCAGAACTAGTATTGAGCGCGGGGCTGTAACCCGTTCTTACTCTGTCTAGAGCATCTGATGGTTCCGATTCAAATCCAAGAACCTGTCCCATAAGATTAGAACAGTTGGACGTTCCAGGTGCTGGATTAGCTCTAACCCAGTTACTGGCAGCGCCACATTCAAGGAAGTCGCCAGGCTTTAATTCTGAAGTGGTCGCAAGAACACAAGAGAATTGACTGTATACGCCTGGAGCTGTTGCATAGTGATAGTACTCTATTGAAACAGTACCACCGGCACCAGAAATGGAAGTTGGCAGAGCAGCACTATCAGCACTATAGATAAAGATAACGCCGGCAGCGGTGTCAACATAGAAATCTCCAGCTGCATCTACTGAAGAAACAGAAGATTGTTCGTTAACCAAAACACCAGACACATCATCAGCCGTATTATCGCTTTCCATAGCAATCGTAGTACGAGCAGTGTTCTTGGCAATCGGGAACTCGTCTAGACACAAGGCAATAACAGTGTCTGTAGACAACAGGGGCTCAGCGCCGTAGGTAGCGTTATAGCGACCTGTAGCGTTAGCAACAGAATTGGCTTTCGTAAAAGTAGCTTGAGTACCAATAACTAGAGCTGAACCAGTAACTGTTTTATCAACAGTCTCAGTAGTAACCTGACCAGGAATCAACGGAAGTCTAATGACATAGTCACAAAGAACCGCTACCTGATGCTGCATGTTATAGTTATGATTGTTGAATTCGGCAGGATTGAATCCATCTCCACCGGCCCATTGCAGGTATGCATAAGGAGCCACACCAATGGGATACTTAGCAGTAGCATCAACAAAGTCTGAGCCAAAACGACCCATAAAACCAGAGGTTTTCTGAGCTGCGACACCAGCAAGAGCTGCCGTCCATCCAGCTTCTCTGACACCATTCAACTGAGACAAAGTCACAGTCTTTGCAATAGTAACTGCTTCACCAGTAGCAACATCAATGGTACCTGCGGTAACATCGCTTGCCGTATAGGCAACAGTTGCACCTGTAAGACCATACTCTGCGGGCATTACTCGACCATCGGGATCGAGAGCTACCATCTTACCTGGCATTACAACATTCCAATTCTCATAATGTTTGTCATAGAATTGGACAGGAAGCCATGCTGCTGGCTTAAACGGAAAGGCAGGTCGTTGTCCCTCCGAAAGTTCAATGTCCGGAAGTATATTTCCGACATGGTCCCAAACCTTGTGGCTTGGTGAATACTGACCCAGGGTGTTAAAAGGCATTCAAACTCCTCCTTGGATTATTCCTTTACTGGATTTTCAATGGGGACTAGCCCCTTTGCTTGTGCATTTTTCAAATATCGATCTGCGATTGCTTGTCCAGAGCCCATTCTAAGCTTTAGAAATCTTTCTGCAACCTGCTCGATAACATTACGGTCATATCTTTTCTCATCTTTAACTTTTGTCTTACCTGTATTGTCTTGAACCGCTGTTGGATCATCTACCATCCCTGCTGGATTATTCGATAAACCAGAATTTAGTTTATCAGCGATCTTAACGATGTCAACTTTGCTGTCTAGGTCCTTTAATGTCTCATCCAAAATCTCTGTAGACTTCTCTTTTAATTCATTTAATTGAACCTCTTCTCCAGCTAGACAATGGAAATCTGCCACTCTTTGAATCTTAAGGGAACGAATTTCCTCTACTGCTTTAGCAAGAGAATCTTCTAAGGTATCAACATCTTTATGGAGATACCCGTTTTCCTTACGGCCAGTTTCAAGCTTGTCTTCTACTGCTTTGACAGCATCTTCTGCATTTTTGTCAGATACAGTCTTAGAGTCTTTTAACTGGTTTTCAAGTTCTGCAATGCGATCTTCCAAGGGCTTGGTATCGCAACTATGTTCTACTCCGCGTTCACTCATGGCACCTAAAATGCCATTATAAAGTTGGGTTAGTTCACCATCAGAAAAGTGGTCAAAATAGTCAAGAATAAACTGTCCAAGACTTACTTCAACAATAGTATCTTTTACTTCATCCTCAAAGGTACAACCAAGGCGTTTTGCTTTCCGGGTAATACAATCGACTACTGAAGTTTCAACCTCGTTCTTTTTAGCATAAGCCATGGCCGATTTGGCATGGGCGCGATCATTGACAGGATAACTTCTGTTAGGACCACAGAAAACAGAGTCTGCAAGCTTCTTTCTAGAATCTGCAGTTAGTTTTGCATCCTTAAGAGAAACGATATCCTCGTCTTCTTTAAGGTCTCCCTGTAGAGCGTCTGCTACCATAGCAGCATACTCTACTCCCCATCCATCTTCTCCAACGATTTCATCGTATTCGTCGCCCCAAAAGAGTTTAACAGGGTTCTCTTCGTCTTGAGTCTCTGTATTTTTGGGGGTAATTTGTTCGTCCAATAACTGGAAGAATTTTTCTTCCTCTAGGTCTTTGTGCTCGTCGATAAGCTTTGTGACCATATCCTTCAAGTTCTCTACGTCCTTGTATTTTTCAGATGCGAGTTTGAAGGCATTTTCAAAAGTCATTATAACGTCCTCCTTGGTTAGGTCTTGTTGTTGATATGAATCTATTATCAAGCCCACTTCAGGTATGAGACCAAGTGTAACATCATTATCTAAATGTACAAAGTCTTGTACTCCCGCTATATTAACTTCAATTACACGGGAATGTCTATCTGCAGGCTTGTTAACGAATGAATACTCATCATAGACTAGGTCTCCAGCTATTAAAACAGCTTTCTTACCATCATAGATCTGTCCAGGCTTATGGTCACAGGGCCCTTCATCTTCTGCCCAGTCCTGTTTACATACAGAACAGACAGCCTGATTAGTGCTAGCCCCTACGGAACCGGTTAGATATCTACCATCAACAACCTTTTTAGCTGCATCAGGATCAGAGATATCTGCAATTAGTTCAATATATCCAAGACCTTCGTAAGAAGGATCGTCTACAACCTTAGCATCTTCAATGAAATAGCGACTTGCTATATCAAAGCTTTCACTAAAAGACAGTTTACCTTCAATAAAGGCATCTAGGAGGGCTGAACTAATGGCGGTTTCACAGTGGTCTTTAACTTCGGTTGCATCTACCCGATGTCTAAAACCCTCTGAAATATCTATATAACTAGCTTTATAGACTCTTCCAATAGCGTCATTGTGGCTATCGTGATGAATAAGAATAGGCTTATTGAACTGATCAGTCCAACTAGCTGTTCCTGCTCTCATTTTACTAGGAAGATAAAAGCCATTGTTTCGTGTAGTAAGGCCAGCGTGAGTAGCGGCAATACCAATTCTTAGAGATGTACTAGCGGCAGGATGAGTAGCATAGAAGTCTCTAATCTGATCTGGAACGATAGGTTTGAACGACACTTGGTCAGTAAACCTAACAAAATTATCAGGATTCTTCTTTGCCATATAAAAACGCCCCTTATGATCCTTTTTTTACGGATTTGTCGTCGGCCCTTAAGTAAGACTTTCGACATTTTTGACAATAGTAAGTACCCGATCTTGGTTGCAATATTGCCGTATTAGTACAATCAGGACAGACAATAGTATCATTTCTAACGTTTTCGTCTCCAGGGTCTATAGCATTTGAACCCTCTTTACGTGCAACACTAGGATCAGGTTTACTAGTCGTTTCAGAACTATATTTGTCTTCAATCTCTGCCATATCTCGATGAGTAACTACTTTAAGACTACATTTACAACCTGGATGAATCGGTGCTATATCTTCCATAGTTACGAATGTTGGGTCTTGGATAGTTCCCTTAAGAGCTTGACATCTTACACAAGCTTCATCTTCTGGAACTATTTCAACACCAAGTTCATTAGCAAACTTTACACCTAGAACACGCCCGTAATTATATGCTTTCCTTAGTTCAACATCCCAAATAAACCTTGTTCTATATCTTACAGAGTCAAAAGATGTATGGAGTTCAGATATATAGGCACGTTCTCTTTCAGCTAGTGTAACATCGCCAGTTGACTCGTCAACTCGTCTAGTTAACATCCTAATGACTGATTCTGCTAGTTTATTAACGGTATGCTCTACTCTTACACGTACAGTACTACGCCCAATAACGACCAGGTCTGCTGCTTTAGAAGCTTGCCCACCTGTCTGGTCATTGAACCCTCTTATTAATTGGGAAGAAGCTAGACTACTAAATTTTTCTATAACATCTGCAGCCCAGGTATAAGCATGTGCCATGAGGTATTCTTGATTAAGTGAACCTCTACTTTTAAGACCGTTTCGTATACGACCTTCTGTATCTGATTCTAATTCTCGGAATCCCTTTTCAATAAAATTATCCTTCTTACTTGTAGCTTTTTGAGATGTTGCAACCTTGGTCTTTCTGTCTTCTTCTGCTTCTTTTTGAATCGCCTTTTCTTTAGCTGTTATTTCAGCAGCGGCTGCCTTCTTTGTAAGGGAAAGACTTCTAGATTCTGTAGCCGCTTGAGCTGCCATAGAATAAGGTTCATCAACTGCACTAATAAGCTTGGTAGGTTCTTCAAACAATTTCCAATGTGTTTGGGCCCATTCAGGATACTTAGACAAGTCCTGATCTTCTGGATCTTCTGGTAATGGAATAGGCTCTTTAGCTAATTCCGAACGAAGCTCGTCATAGGTAATTCCATTTGCTTGGAATACTTCAACGGCATGCTTCTGTTGATCCATCTTGTTTTGAACATCAATTTCAGCAAACTGGAGATGGACCATTGTCTCTTCTTCAAGGATGTCTTCTCCGAAGGTTGACTCCAATAATAGTTCTTTGACAATTTCATGGTCCCATTGCGCTTCAAAAGCATCTTGCACATCCTTAACGGCATCAATTAGGGCTCTCGAGAGAGTATTGGCAGTGGCACGATTTGTAGTATCTCCGTCTCCTAAGTCTATAGAAGATATACCTAATCCGGCAATAACCCTTTTCTTAAAGTGATCTAAATAGCCTTCTGCTCTAACAGCTCTTCCTTCAGAACCTATTGCTTCAACATTATGTCTTTCATCAGTAACGATGCCACCTTCTGTGGGCATGAGCTTAATTTCTTCTTTTACTACGTCAACTTCTCGTAATCCATCTTCTGTATATCCAGCAGGTGCGTTTTCTGTACCTACTTTATAATGAAAGAGAGGAAATAAGTGTTGATAGAGTAAAAGCTCTATGTTTTCTTCAATCTGTCTAAGAGCTCTAATGTCATCGATTACTGGAATTAATGTAGGAACACCAAAGACAAACCCTTCACGTCTATCTATAGTAAAGTGGACTACATCTTGTACTGGAAAGTTTCTATAGCGTCCATTTGGAAGTAATTGGCGCCATCCCATTACCTTGCCATTGTCATGATTAATATCTACATGCATCGTTTCAGGTGCAGCGGGAAAATAGCCTGCAACTGGTTCTAGGTCCTTTTTTTGAAATGCATCTCGAGTTTTTCCACCAGAAGACTCTAGCTTTCTAACCTTAACAATGAATGCATTAGAGGTTCTGATAAGGCTATGAGACACCCTTTTCATAAGCTCAATCGTTGGAATATTACTAGCTTGAGCAATCTGTGTCATTCTAGTCTTGATGTATTTTATGGTGTTTTTATTAGCGCCTGAATATCCAAGACCTTCCTTGAACATTAGTCCAATCTTCTTTTTGAAAGCTTGCCTTACGAAACTGTCAGTATCCTCAATGACTCCTATCTCCGAGAGGTCATATTCAGCAGGAAGGAAATATCCTCTTCCACCAGCCCATTGTTGAGCATAAGTAAGAACATTAGGCGCAACCTGTTTTACTTGAGAAATAGACATGGCTTTAGAACCAGGAGCAGAAGCTGATGGAGGTGGGGCAACTGAGCGAATAATAAAATTAGCATCGCCAATCGTTTTCTGTGTGCGTGATGTACCTAAGCCAAAAAGCTTCATAGTCAAACCAACTCTTTTATGATTGATTAAGTTCTTCTATCCATTTATTAACCTTGTCAACTTCGGATACTTCTGTTTCCAATCTACAAGGAAGAATCACTTCGGTAGGTCCAGAAAGAGCCTGGGCAGTTGCCCTAATTGTCTCTTTAGTTTTCTGAGCTACCGTTGGAGTAATAAGATCTTCTCCCTCAAATTGAAACACATTTCCAAAACTTGGCAAGGGGTCCTCTTTTGTAGAAGAATTCACAACTACATCGAAATTAGGCACCTTTTCATCAATATGAACTTCACCCTTATCGTCAATCCACATATTGAAAGGAGCATTTGGGTTCAAAAAAGTATCCAAGAAGTTATCAATTTCAGAGATTTCAGGTGGTCGATCACTAGAACAGGCCTGATGTCCTGAAGAAACAGCGCTGATTATGGCAGTAATAAACCCAATCATACGTATAGTCTGCAGTTTCTTAGTAGCAGAATCTAAATACCCACCGCCCATGCTTGATGTTTCTTCCATAATTGCTTTGATTTCATCAAGATAGAAGGCTAGCTTAGTTTCTATTGCATCTTTAGCTTCTTGAATAGTCTGGTTCAATTGTCCCAAACCACCCGTGAGCCCTGCTTGTATCTCTCTGCTCTTATCTTGAAGCTGGTTCATGGTTTCGTCAGCTTTTCTTAAAGCACTAGGATCCATCTCAAACCCCAGTTTTTGCATTTGTTGATTTAAGGAATCTATTACACACTCTAATGGAGCTGTCACTATCGAGACAAACTGATCCAATAAAGAACCAAGAGACATCAGAATAGGAGAAAAAATAGGAGCGATTAACATCTGGATTATATTAATAAATCCATCTAGTTTAGGAACGTCTAGAAGCATCATTGCCATTAACAGAACAATGAGACGTTGCAAGTCTGGAACACATATGAAACTGAGAAAGTTTAACATTCCACAGAAATCTCCATATGTATCGAAATTATTCAGCATATCTCCAATGCCACCAAGAAAGCCCAATTTAGCATCTATGTCAATTGTTAAAGAACCCAAGAGGTCTACGTGGGGATGAAGTTCCATAAAGGATACAATTCTAAACTTGCATGGAATACAATCCTGGGTCCAGTCCATCATGGATTTTCCGAATGATTCAGTTAATGTAGACGTAAATTCCTCGCCCACTTTAACTGCTTGCATAATATGATCAGTAGGGGCTTCTTCTCCGCCAGTTTTACCTTCTTGATCTGCAACATCAGCATTTGTCAATAATTTTTCAAGCTGTCTTAAGTTTTCGTCTGCTGCCTCTTGAGGATGTCTAATATATCCTTTAAGAGAGGTTCCCACTGCTGAACTGAAGCTTTTGGTATTATGTAGAGATCTTTGTATTGTTGCAAAAACAGCCGCTTCTGTAGGAGTAGAATGAGCTCCTCTTTCAAAAGTCTGTGCAATTAAAGAACAATCTTGAAGATCAGTATTCCCAAGATTAGTTTTTCCTGGGTCTAACTTACTTATATCTATTTTAGAATAGTCTATAGCCATAATAATCCTTAAATAGGAGTAGGTATCCCGCCTGCTTTTGGATCTGGATGTGGTGTATCTATCTTGTGTTTAATAATAGCTATCTGATCCTGAAGCATAATCATTGGAAGCAATAGAGCAAACAATGATATAACCGCATTGTCTTGAAAATCTTCCAGATCGACAGGTTCAACAACTTGCATTGGGGAGTTTACTTCAGCACGATTTTGACCTGGTTGTTTTCCTAATCCACCAAAATCCTTACGTAAAGGATCTGCTTTAGCAGCCCTAATGTCTTTGTCTGTAATCTTTGGTGGAGTTGGAGCTTGTCTGTCAATACAGTCTAAAGCATTTTTGTACATATCGTATGTGATTTTAGCAGGATCCTCTCCAGGAAAACGTCTCTTCATAGCAGCAATAGCAAGACCGTCTACTTTAGGGTCCAACTGTATTGTTAAACCACCGCTAGCAGCCACTCTGTTATCTATTCTTTGTTGAGCAAGGTCTGCTAATTTACCTACAGCTTCATTTGCATCTATAAGACCTTGAGTCTGGTTTCTAAGATCGTCCAGTAAGGGTTCGGCTGGCTCTTCCATGTAGTTGTCTGGAAACTCTTGTCCTGGTTCTACATATTCAATTACAGGACGATAGTTAAGAATAAAGTCATCGTCTTCAAAGTCATGGCCAACATCATCTGGTAATGGAAGTAGATAGTCTTTTTTCTTGCCCATTAAACTGCATTCTCCATTGCGCTTATCCTAAGAATTACATCTTTAATAGTAGAGATAGCTTGCCCTCTTGGTATGGTTACCCTAACCCAAAAGGCAAAATATGTTGAAGTATCACCTAGTATTGATGTACCTACATCAGACATGGACAGAGAATTAGCTGGAAGAATTTGTTGCCATTCTGCAACCGTAAGAGGAATATCTTTATCGGCTAACTGCCATGAAAATCCTTCTATAGATCCATCAACAATATCAACGCCCGATGTGTCTACTGCTTGAATAGTAATGCCACTGTACCATTTAGCAGAATCATCATTGCGTAGATAAAGCAATTTATCTATAGCCCCACCCAGTCTGCCGTCAAAAGTTACCGTAAAAGGACTTAGACTTGTTGCATCGTTGGTTAGACTAGCACTCTCGTTTGTATCATTATATAGAGCAAGCGACATGGGGCAGATCTCCAATAATTCATTAGTATAGCATGGGTTTTTGTATCTTCTAGAACTTTCTTCTCTTAGGAGCTGAGGGTCTTCTGGGGCTCATTCCTATCCGTTTTCTAGCATCATTTGATGCCTGTTGCATACTTCTAGACTTGGGTCTTGGAGCATCATGTCCAAATCCTGGCCAGTTCCATATCTTAACCCCAGCCTCTTTGTTTGTATGAGCTGCAGGCAGATCTGGCTTCGAAATAGTGTTTACATTAGCAAAATCAGCCCTTCCAGATTGAGGCTTATGAGATTCTGCTGATATATGCTTTCCAGTGTCACCATCTATCAATCCTATACCTGGTGAATAGGCAATAGTATTATCATACTTAGGTTTGCCAAATGGTGTCTTTTCTAAAGTGAAAGCCACTAATGCTAAGTTAACAGCATCTAGAACATGGTCTCCTACTCTTGTATTCTCTTGTTCATATACTGGCATTCCGGCCATTGTCATACGCTTAACAATATATCCTAAAAGAGCAGAAGTAAACTTATCATCTGACTTGGGATACTTAATAGTACAGGTTTCGAACCTTCTTACAGAGTTTTCAACTAAGAAAGGTTTCGCCGGTTTCTTAACGAGCTCTTTCGTAAACAAATCGTGGGTTTCTATTGTTCCACCAAAGTCATAAGCTTTAACTATTCTGGAAAGCTTAGAGTCTGGATGAGACTTGCCTTTAGTTGCTATGGAGTCAAATCCAAACTTTCTTAAGACTTCATATTGTGTAGCTCCAAAACCTCTATCTATGTAGATTGTGAAAGGATTCCAGAGTCGGTTATACTCTGCAACTTTTTCACAAGCAGCCAATTGGGTATAGTCACCCCTACTAACAATCTGTTTATCTACAAGATAGAAAAGACCATTTGCTGGATCGTAACCTACTACAACAATAGTTACGCCTACCTTTCTATCGTTCCAATCTACACCCATACTATAGTGCCAATTTGGATTAACGGTTTGTTCACTATACTTGTACTCTGATTGTGCAATCTCAACATACTTAGCTTGATAAACGCCTTCTTCTTGCTCACCAAACTGAGCTAGAACCTCATGTTTATAACCATCTTCTGTAAGCTGTTCATGGAAAAAGTCTTCAAGCTCATCACTCCAGTTTGGATTGATTTGTGAAGGATAATGAAACTCCTTGAATATTCTAGAATTACAAGTGGTATAGAAATGTTCTCTCTTACCAGTTGGAGTTGAAGACATCCAAACAGTAGCCTTAGGATGGTTTGTAATGATAGCAGACGCGGCATTTACATCATCAGCACAAAGCATATCTGCCTCATCAAAGATCAACATACTAGCATCCTGACCTCTTACGGACCCAGCACCTTGTCCTGATCTAGTACCAGCAGTAAAACCTCTAACCCTAGAACCATTAGCTAATTCCATAGCATAGTTAGGTGCCTTTACATTTCTAGTAACAGAAGCACTAAGCAAAGGATTGCCTTGAATCATACCTTGAAGTCTAGAGAATATTAACTCGATTTGAGATTGGAATGGAGCTATCACAACTACTTTAAACTTAGAATGAGTAAACATACCATGTAGCATAGCTATACATAATGCTTCGGTTTTTCCCGAGTTATGGGTTAGGATTCCATTGGCAATAAAATTATGATTATTTTTAACTTCAATATCATATGTTTCTTGTTCTCCAAGATATTCTATCTTTGAGACATAGTCCCATAAAATATCTTTTTCTGTCTTGCCATATTTATCTCCAGTGCTATCTGTTATTTTCATTGCAACAGAACATGCCGTCTCTTTCCCTTTTACAGGTCCAATATTGTTAAGAAAATTTATTACCCCGTTTTTGTTAGAAACGACATATCTGTAACCACAATCTTCTTGTTTGATATATCCATGAACACCAAATCTCCATAATAGACGTTGGATATCTTGAACTAATAGTTTATTTTCTTGGAGAACACCAATTTCGGTCCTATAGGTTTCTCTACCTGTACGTTTAAATGAAGAGACATATCCATCTGCAGACCATAATCGATTCATAAAAGCAGCAATTTGTTCTTTGGGCGCTTCAAATATAGCTTTTGGAACTCTCTTATCTGGACCACGAATATCTCCTAGTCCATGCTTAAATATAATTTCTCTTACAGGATTGGGTTGTCGGCGGCCATTAGAAATAATCAGATCAAAACCATTACCTTTTGGATAAGGTTTTACCTCGGAACCAAAAGATTTACATAAACTAGTAAATTCGTTTAAATATTCTTCAGTAATATTAGTAAACTTGGCCGATTGTTTAGGAGCACAGCTTCCATCAGCGATAAAATAGCCTAATAGTTCAGGTAATCCCAAGGGCAATGGTTTCGTACCAAAAACTGGTTCTACAATTGGAACTGCTATCTTATGTCCTACCTGTAGTCCAGAGCTAATAGTTGACCAATGACGAGGTAGTTTCTCTATGGTATATCCATTTTTATAATCACAGAAACGGCTAATAGACAGGAATGGATGATTATTAGTACATTCAATTTCGTGTCCAAATTTTGTCCTAATTCTATAAACTGGCTTAGATCCACTGGACCAAGAATCAACAACAGTATCAGATTCTAATTTATAAGTACTTGTATTAACAGAGAAAAGACTGTCTCCAGCTCGAACTTCTTTGATTGATACCACTTTGCCACTAGTAAGTTGGACTAAAGTATTTTCAGTTAGGCACTGTCTACCCAATCTGAAGGCTTTACGCTTACTAGAACATCTTAACATTTGGGCTTGATAAGGTCTGTGGAAAGGAGCCTTTCCCATCTTTGCCACTTCTTCATCATATGGATTAGATTCTTCAGGTAAGGAACCATCGTCTGTCATTCGTTTCCAAACTGCACCTTCTGGATCAAGACAGTGCCAGTCTAAAAATTCTGCTGCCCATGTAACTGGATCTAACATAGATATAGCGATCTCGGGATCGCCACCTACACTAGCTAAAATATCATCTGAAAGATATGCTTCTGGGATACCAAAACAAGGAACTCTAAAGTTGTCTCCTCTTTTAAGATTGTGTTTCTTAACATAACCTTTTACACAGTCTTTACAGATCCCATCACATTGCCTAAGGTCTATCAAAACCTACTCCTGAAATTAAAGCCTTGGTTAAATTCTACCCCATGCCTTGTTTGCTCCAGCCCGAGCCAATGCATTAAAACCATTGGATGCTTGTGCATATGACTGGCCAATAAATCTGGACGCTGTGCCTGCCATGGCATGAGCTGCCATTCCTGCAGCCTGACCTCTTCCTAATCCCATTCCTTTAGGACCCATTCCTCTATATACTCCTGCGCCTCTTTGTCCAAGTCGCGTTGCACCAAGAGCACCTGCTCCTAAAGCCATGCCACCTAAAGCTCCACCTATAACACTGGTATCGTTAGAAAAGGCACCGTATGTACCACCAGCAACTCCACCCATAGCAGCAGAGAGACCAGTATTACTCATACCACGCATGTAACCAAGACCTCGAGCCCCTAGCATACCGGCTTCTCCTGCGGCGGTCTTCCACCCACCAGCTCCAATCAAACCTGCTGATGCATCAGTAAGACCTAGTCCTGCTTTACTTGCCAACCCTCTCATCTTATTAAACATTAAAAATTCTCCTTACCTATAATAAGGCGAGTAGGACATTAGTGCTTCGTTTCCTAAAGCTGACCTACCATTTATTTTAGAATTTTGAAGGGCCTGGAAGCTTCGTTGTCTCATAGTAGACATGGTTCCAAACCGATCTAATACAGGTGTACCCATTTCTAGTCTAGCATGTTTCTTTAGATATTCATTGGTAAACGGCCTGAAGAGCTGCTTGGTCTCTCCACCCGAAGCATAGAATGCTCCAAGGCCTGCTCCTGCAGCAAGACCAACACCTGCACCAATTACTGCCGCAGATGTACCCATAGCACTAAGTGCAGCATTGAAAGCATAGAACGTTCCAATTTCTGAAGCTGCTCCCATTGCTGCTCCACTTACTCCACCTTCTTGATATCCTTGAGCAGCTGCCATTAGTGTAAAAGCTGGACCAATAAGTCTCCCAAGACCCTTGCCGCTAAGACCCACCATGTCTTTAACGCCTCTCATTCCAGCCTGATGCATTGAACTTCCCATATATGTCTTAACAAGTCCTCCCGATCCAGCGGCAGGTCTACTTGCAACAGATCCCATTATAGCCATTAGTGTCTCCCTCTATGTAGGCCTTGTACTAATCCTCCAGCACTACCTGCTAAGGCACGAAAATCTCCACCCATTCCTGGTGCGAAACCACTTGAAGAACCTCCAACAGCTTGCAAGTATGCTTCTCGATCTTCTGTAGAAACCCCGCCGCCAGGTGCTCCACCAGCAATTACTCCATACCCTGCTGCTAGTCCACCTCCAGCCAATAATGCTGTCTTCGGATTCTTTAGTGCCCATCTTCCTATACCAAAACCTGCTTTACCTATTCCTATACCAGCTTTAGTACCCATCTTGGTTGCTCCCCAACCCAATTTAGCCATTCCCCCAACACCAATACCTTTTGCTATTCCAAAAGCTGACCTTGTTGTAAGAGCACCCACTCCAAGTCCCATTGCAGCCCCAGCTACAGCATCTCTAACTCTTCCGGTAGTCGAAGCTTGTTCTGACATACCTCCACCTACGGCTCCACCTATAAGGCCACCAACCGCCATTCTACGAATACCGCCACCTACCATAAATTTACCAGCAGCTAATAACATTTATACTCCTCCACCTAGCTTCTTATCACAGTGTGTCACATGGCCTCCAGTAGGTCTAGTGTGACTTCTACCACCATTTCGAGCAGCTTCCCAAATCTGAGCCTGTGTCGCTCTAATAGTCTTTGCTGATTCTAAATTCTTTATACGTAAAGATTCTCTAATTTTTATTATTTTTTGTAACTCAAGATTGTCAGAATTATAATTAGTCGGTGCTTTTCCAAGGGTCTTTTTAAAAACTTTCTTTCTAATCTCATAGTGAGCCATCATCATGTCTTTTGTTGATTCTCTCATAAATTCAACACGTTTTTCAGCTAGTCCATAATCTACAACATGAGCTACTTTTTCTCTTTTATTCCAAATTGTATTTGTAGGAGATATGTCTGGATTCCAGATTCCTCGTTCAGTTAATTCTTTTACAGCTCCACTCTCCATAGATTTTTCTGCCATTCTTACAGCTTTTAAATCTCCTTGTTCCAATAATTTGGCCACAGGAGTTCCTTTCATAAGTTCCATATATAAAGAATCGCCCTTTAGTCCATAAACCGTAGGAGCAAAAGCTGTTTCTTCAAGGCCTTTCATCATTCGAGCCTCTTTTTTCAAATTAAAACCAGACAATAACCAATCTGCAGGCTTATCTACAGCGGAGGGGTCTTCAAAAACTTCTCTAAGTGGCCTAGTTTGTTTTTTTACATAAGAAAAAGTTTGGCCCTTATATTCTGTCTGCATACGATAAACATCTGACCATCTTCCCTTACCAATCCGTTCTATTATAGTTCCTTGATGCAGTGCCTTTTGAAAACCTCGTCTTCTTAATAGGTTAGGAATAGTAACTCCTAATCTTGTTGCTACTCCTTTTAAGGCATCAAAACCGCTACCAAAGTCTGTAAGAATTTTACGAAGCACTGGGGCTAAACCACCGTGTCTTAATCCTTCTATTGTATTATATTTATCGTCAAATCCGCTAAACCATCCATCTGAAGCTTGTCTTATAGGCTCTATTGCAGACCTTATCTTTCCTTTCTGATAAGATCGAAGAAAAAGTTCTTCTTGAGGCATAGTTAAATTGTGGGAAGGCATAGCACCCAACTTACCTTGTGCAAAAGACTTAGGAACTCTATCTATTAAAACTTTTATATTCCGTGCTTCAGCTGCTTCATGAAAAATAAACATTTTAGAAATATCTTCTGTAGTTGTCTTCTCTATCGATTTCATTGAAGCAAACCCTGCTTCGACTTCTTTTATAGAAATACCTACATCTTTTGATATCTTACTCATGAGCTCGGATTGAGACATGTTTTTAAGTTCTGATCTAAAAATTTTCTGTACCTCTCCAAGACCTTCTTTTAAACCTCCCAGGATCTTTTTTGAAAGAGTTGGATCAACATAAGAACGACCAGGTACATATCCTTGTTTTTTAATATTTTTAACGAAAAGATCTTCTGCAGAACCACCTTTGATCGCTTTTTGTATCCAAGATTCTGGAGCAAGAGAAAAAGTACCCTGTAATATGTCTTTGGCTTCACCAGGAGGAGCTACTTTAAGTTCAACACCTAGTCTTTTGGCAAACTGTGAAACAGTATCGGTTTCAGCATATTTGGCTAATCCTCGGATTTCGGTAACAGAAAACCCACGAGTCTTAGGTGAAGGTCTAAACATTCTTCCTACAATCTGGCCTGCTCGTTGAAACATACCTTTAAATCCACTTCCAAAGTCGGTATTCTGTTTTCTAAGCTTACCTGCAAGGCCTTTGTGGCTTAAACCCTCTATTGTGTTGTATTCATCGTCTTTACCAGAGAAAACAGCAGCACCAGCTAGTATTGCTGCAACTCCTCCAGCTGCTATTGCAGCTCTTTTTTTAGTCCAAAAAGAGGAAGAGATTGCCGCGATCGGGGGTGCAAACAGCTCTTCTCTAACAGGAAGGTTTTGTTTACTAAGAAAAGCTTTCCATCCCTCATCTACTGCTTTTGGTGTATAGGCTTTTGTTTCCCTAATACCCATATATAGAGATTCTGGAGACCTTATTACTTCAGGTTCTGCCATCGATGTAACCTTAGCAATATATTCAGCAATATTAGAAGAAAATGTTCTAGTGTAAGATCTGTATTCTTTAGGAGAAAAGACTTGAGCAGCAGTTAAAGGAAGAGACATCTGCCCTTTAGGAACAGTAGTTTTTAAAACAGGTAAGTCTTCTGTTAGTTTACGAGCAGCACTAAGACTAGAGATATCACGAGCTGGTAACCCTGCAAGCATTAACTGTTGGTTAATTTTGTCCCAGGCCAACTAATATCACTACTCCTCTTTACCATCGATTAAATCATCTGGAGTTAAGGGTTGTACTACTTCTGCATCTATTATATCACTCTCTGCATGTCTCAGTTTCTTAAGTTCAACTTCTGCTTGTCTAGTAAGAAGCATTATCTTATTACGAAGTTCTGCTGCAGAGTTTGAAGGATCGTCATTACCTCTTTGTTTAAGCGCTGCTTCTCTTTTGTATTTTTCTTGTCTGTCCCCAACCATTAGCTTAACTAATTTGGTTTTTCTATTGTTTAAGCGCTCTTTAGTGTCAAAAAAGGCGTTTGTTTCCATTTTTGTAAGAATAGTACCGTCTTTATCTACCCCAACTATGCTTTCTTGTACTAATTCAGCATGTTTTGGTTTAGAAAGGTTGTTATTTAGTCTCCATAACATCAATTCTATCTCAGCTAGCTCTCGTACCATTTGTATTTCAGTGAATGAACTCTCATCTATATGATAGTCGTGAATATACAATCGGGTATATTCGTTCAATAAGTTTACTTCTATAAGACAATTATGAGTAACAATTCCATTGGCCAAATAGGTATGATGATTATCAACCTCAAGACTATAGACTATGCCATCATAATCATATCGTTCAATTTCGATAGGTTCCTTATTTGGAACTTTTTCGCCATGTTTCCTTCTCTTCATCTCGGGACCATCAATAGTAGCAACATCCATACAACCGGAGATAAGATTACAAGCCCTTATCTTTAATAATCTGCTCATAGATCCTAGCATGGAGTTAAAATCAGACTTTCTGCTCCAAATTGGATAATCAATAGATAACCCGATCTCTTTAAGTTTCTGTGTAATAAATTGACTACCAGGAGAATTTCTCCTATGATGTTCGTCTAATTGTTCCTGGGTAACCCACTTATACAAACCGTTCCATTTAACCTTCTTTGTCCCATCTGAAACAGCAATAAAACATGTTTTGGTAGTTCTAAATCTCAGAGAAAGCTCTTCTTCTGCTAACATCGCCTCTGTATTTGTATTGTAAAGACCCAATATCCAAATATCGTCAGCTTGCTCTCTTTGAGCTCTTGAAGTTATTCCAGAATACCTTTTGCTTTTGGTTTCTTTAAACAATACTGTTTTTCCTATCCTCCAGCTGTCTCCTCTTCTCATTAAATATACAGCAAATTTATTAAAAGCATTTTTGTTCCACCTTGCCATGCAAATGTGATCAACAGTACAATCATAGTGTCCATAGAGAGTCTTAATCCGGACCATTTGACCCTTATAGTCTCTACTTCCCAATTGAAAATGTGCCCCACCTCGAGAAGAATGTTCATAGCTAGAAATATAACTACTTTTACTATGAAATACAGCCACTTTGTCTTCTCCAACTTTTAGTTCTTCAATAGGAACCTGGCCTTGATTAACTGTCTGGATGAGGGTTCCTGGGGGATGACAAGCTCTACCTATTGGAGTTTTCTTCATTTTTACAAATAGACATTGAGGAGCGAAAGGACATTTTGCTCCTCCACCACAAGTTAAGGGTATCGCCGCACTTGCTCCTGTCGATAGATGAGTCAGATGACTCTTGATTTTGTTGGCTTCTTCACGAGTAAACTCAATATCTGAATAATCATCCGGAATCAATTCCAAGAACTCGAAGAAATTGGTCTTATATTCTTTACCATCATTCTTGATAATGGTTCCATTCAACTTAATGAGATCTGTACTTTCCTTTTTAGGTTCAGCCAAAACAAAACTCCTGTTGTCCTGGAATATAGTGCGGCGCTTGCTCAAGGTAAAACATTCTCTCTATAAAAGCTGCTGTACCAGAATGCATAATAACATGTTGAGACTGAGCTTGTTCTCCTACAATTTGGGCAAATATTCCAAACAATTCTTCCATTGCTCTACTTTCCGGCCGTAGATCTTCCTCTGTTACTCTAATAGATGCAGAATAAGAGTCCCCAACCTCAATAATGTCGTCATCTCCCATAATTATCCCCTTCTAGCTTTCTAATGCCGGCTAAAACCTTCAATAGAGCCTCTTTAACATCTTCATAATGTTTAGAATAAAAGAGATGAGAAGACTTTAGGGCATAGGTACAGTCCCTGCCACGCTCACCGTGTTCCGCGAACCAAATATATTTCTCTAACATTTCTTTACCAAAGGACTTTTCTAGTTTCCATAGTAGATCTAACAGTTCTTCACGTGGGTTTCTAGCACTTCTGTCCATTAATCACCTATAACTTTCCACCATGTGTCCATTTATACCCATCTACAGCTACTTCTAGTAGAGCTACATCGGTATTGCTACCACCATCGTCATCTAATTCAAATCTAACAAACACTTGGTCCCCTTCATAATAGTCTGATATATCAAATGGTTCAAACTCTACACTAATAATCTTGTCTGCTACTGACAAATCAACGTCACTAACAGCAACAACTTGTGCATTCTTTGCTACTACTGTCTCTGTATTAGCTACTGTTCTTGCAATTGGAGTATGATTTGCCCCTCCTGTAGGATCTGCCACTTTTACTCCAGCAATCTGAACTGGAAGGAGAGACATAATGAAGTCAACATTAGCCCCCGGATTGCCTGTAGGCAATACTTTAGCATACATATGCATAGGGAAGGAAGTGTCAATTCCATATGGAAGAGTAAATTGAAAATGCACAGCATCGCCATTGGTATTTAAGTTACTATTCTTGATATTGTGGTCCCACTGAGTAGGTGCTCCACCGGCTCCAACAGTATGAGTAACGTCGCCGACTGCTCCTTCTTCTCCAAAGATGTTACCTGCTGCTAGTACAGTGTGCTCGAATCTGGAATTTCCATGATAAGTATCTGTACCATCTGCATTTTTCTCAGATCTACTAGTAGACAGTTTAAACTGTTGAAAAACCGGGGAAGTTGTAACTGTTGTAGCAATTCTTATCCTTGCCCAGTATAAATTCTTACTGTCAATAGTCTTCTGAACCCATGTTGTACCACCATCGACACCAAATCGGATATGTTCAGAAATATTGGATCTAATAAACAACTCATTGCCATACCTGTGAAACAAACTACTGTGAGTAGCCATTGTTCCAACTTCAGTCCATGCTGCACCAGTCCAAATCTCAATTGCATATGATTTTGGTGCAACTTCAGTAGTGGCTGTAGTTTGCAATACTTTAATGCCATAAAATTTAAGATTACCAGAAACTACGTTGATTCTGTTTGAACCGAATAGAATACTATGGCCGTCAGTTACTCCTTGAAAAGAGAAAGTAGATGCAGATGCAGATTGAGCAGATGTAGAAACATCTGTTAAATTACCACCATCTGCTGCAGCTCCTGCAGTGCTATCTGTGGTGATAACGACCATGTCCTTAGTGTAGGAGTCCCCTTCACCGAAAACGGCCTCACGGCCCAACTCAGGGCTTCCTACGGCTAATTCTAGAGAGGTTACTACTGCTGGATCCCCTTCTTTCATGTCTATATGATTAGTCCTAATTCCATCCCAATCTAAAACACTAAAATGATCGGACCTCATCTTGCTTCCAACAAGTTCTAGAATACCAGAAGCAAATTCCTGTTCTAAATGATTTGCAACACCATCTTCAACAATTACTCCTGCTCCATGTATGTTTCCTCCACTGCCCACTTTTAGACCTGTTGTAACGTCTTCTTCTATTGTTATAGACATTAGATCTAAGTGGCCACCATCTTCTGCATATAGTCCTGTGGTCCCTTCTGAAGCTAAAGAGTTAGAGACAGTCATATTGGAACCTGAGTGTACACAATGATATCCTGTCGTTGATGTGCTAAAAATATTCGCAGAAACAATTGTACCTTGCTCAAAAGACTTCTGGCCAGTACCTGTTGGGGCGAAATATTTAGATTCTTTAACAAATAGGCGGGAATCTAATCCACTTGCTGCTACACCTGTTTCTCCAACTGTAAACTGGCAGTTAGTTACTTCTGCATCTACACCAGAAGCTGGAAGAACACAGATGGCACTAGTAGGTCCAACAATATTAAATCCTGCTAATGTAGCTCTGGCGTCAAGAGTGATAAAGTCATAGTCATTGTCAGTAGTAATAAGAACAGCAACGGATTGTCCACCAACCACAGTGTATGAAGGTATGGTAAATGGCTGTTCTATATATGTGCCTGGACTTACATCTATATAATAGGGTTTTGCAGCACTAGAATCAGTAATTGAGTCACAAGCAGTTTTAATGCTGTTAAAGTCTGCAGCGGCTGTAGGGCCTACATTTAAATATTCTGGACTTATTGAAGAAGAAGCTCCATCAATAACAATTACTCCATCAGATGTGGAAAGATGGGCATTTGTTCCATCATGATACATTTCCAGGTATATTGAATTATTCCCTGGTGACAATAATTGGAGTTTATCCTCTACTTGTACAGTGTCTCCTGTATCACAAGATCTAAATGGCCCAGAGAAAGAATCTCCATCACTAACATTTGTCTTTACTGCTATTTTTCTTTTACCCATAGTTTGTCCCTTCCTAATCAGTGTGAAACGTCCTGACTATTGGTTTATTTTATTATGTAAAGCGTTAGCTCTCGCTAGGATTTCTAATGAAACATTATCCTTAAAAAGAAAGGTTTCGCCGTTTTTGTGTATCTGGGGTCTCTCTGTGTCTGTATAAGAATAGCATAGTGGAAGGATATTTCGAGGGAAGGGGGAAAAAGGGGTAATGGGGCCGATTTCAAGTTAAATTATATATGAGAAATGGTGATATAGCTGAAATCTGTTTTTTAAGAAGTAGACCAAGTCCGTATTCTATGACAGTTAGAGCAAACAACTTCACATTTAGCAATTTCATCTAGAATCTGTTGAACAGGATAATCTTGACTTACCATCTGTGAAACATTCGCCACTTTCTGTGCTGGATCAATATGATCGAAATCCATTACATAAAAAGGATACTCATTTTTACAATCAGCACATGGCTTATTCTTAGCTTCTCGTATTACTTGTTGGCGAGTCTGACGAGTTTGCCTTCTGTGTTCCTTCCTGTAAGAACTCTTACATTGTTTACAAAGTGAATATAGGCCGTCTTTAGACGAAGGATTAGCATAGAAATATTCAGATGTACGAGGATAGGATTCACCACATTCATTACAAGTTTTTGGGTCCATTCAAATACTGTACCCATTAATAAGGCTAAAATCAATATATTTTATGAAGGTCCTTATGAATATATACACATATAGAGACTCCTTATTCCTAAAGGGGACCCATTGCGGGACTCCTACATTTTACCAATAAGTCCCATGTTCTGAATGGTCAGGTATGGGTCACATGAACCATTAACAAGGAGAGATGATATGAGCCTGTGGAATACGATCAAAGACGGATTCAATAGTGGATACAATAGTGGTGTGGCTAATGATGTTAAGACATGTCTTCCTGGTACGAAGGCAGAGGCCGTTTTCCATGGTGGTGTGGGTACTACCGCTGTGGTAGTAGCTGCCTGGTCTGTACCTGAGACTGTTGGGTTCTGGGCAGTGCAGGCAGCAATATGGCCGACTGCGTTGATGGCTGTGGTGGCGAGTGTGGTGGTGGTTGGTGGTGTTAAGTACTACCTTATCAAGAAGAGTTAGTGCTGGTGTAGTCCCCTCTCAGGAGGGGGCTTACCTATAGCTACAACTATGTGTTGTGGTTATAGGTGAGCAGTGGTGTGTTATGTGTATGGCCCCCGTAAGGGGGCGTAGTAGTGAGGTGTTAGCTATAGTGACAGGTTGTACTAGCAGTAGGTGCTTGTGTCCATAAGATAGAAGGATTGGGCCGGCGTATGGTACAGAGCCGGGCGTATATTCCCTTCCCTTACGGTACTAGACATAGTTGTACTACAAGTACCCCAATTATGCTAAAAGCCATTCTCACCCGACAAGACCTTATTGTAAGGCATTCTAGCAATAGGGATGTACAGGTATATAGGGGTGCTGAGACAGGGGAAGGGGATGTGGCTAGTGCTACTGGTATGTCCTGTATAGGCATACTTCTGGTAAGTAGCTGAATTAATACTAGTTAAACTAAGTTAACCTATAAGTATAGGGGGATGGTCTTCTATGCTAGGTAACAGTGTACTGTGTATACCGTAAAAGAAAGGTAATGGGTGTGTAGGTAAGGTAAGATAGGCCGTTTTTGTAGTGATTAACTGTCCCTGTATAGGGATAACAGGAGAAAGACATGGCAACGTTTAAGTTGGAAGTACCGGCAAGGTATGCAGAAGATTTTAATATCAATGTAGTAGCACCTGTGTTGGTGCATAGTCTCACTTGTGAGAGTGAGCCGGTTGTTGTTGATGAGGATGCTCTGTTGTGGGAGTTCTTGGCCGATTTGGACATGGGTGAGTTGGAGAGAGTGGTAGAGAGACATTTTGTTGAACTGTGTAAGTAAACAATTTAACCAGGAGGATACGATGATAGGTAATTATGCAGACATGACGGTTGTGATGGATGATATGGACGCCGATTTGATGATGGCATGTCCAGGTATACTAAACGATAAAATGCTGGCAGAGGTCCTGTGGGAGCTTCTGATGGGGCATGGACCACAGGTTGTGGAAGAGGAAGAGTATAAGGACTGTATGCCGGTAGTTAAGTATGGTTTGGTAGAGAAGCGAGACTGGGAAGTAGAGAAGCGAATTTCTATCTTTGTTGAAGGCTTACATGGGATGCCTGAAAGGAAGTATATGTGGGTAGATGGGGCATGTGTGTCACAGCCGTATTTCACACGGAGTGGGGATAGGCCGGTTTGTCTACCAGAAGCAGAGACTAATGACCTTAAGCGTAGTGTAGGTGGGTGGAGTGATATATGGGCGTCTTCTATCGTTAGTGAACGTGAGCCTGGATTCACAGATGAACAGGTTAAAGAGATCTATGGCAACTATAGGGTGGTAGTTGATTGGGTCGCAAAACATAAAGATGACAAGCAGTTACTTAGACGTGGATGGGGAGCTTTCTGGAAGCGTATCTATAAGGAGAAGGCTGCAGGTACTAAGCATCTGTATATGTGGCAGAAGCATATCAATGCAGTTAAAGAGTGCTTTGGTCAGTATGGTATAGCTGCTAGGAAGAAAGTAGCACGCGCCAACCCGAGCTCTTGTGCTTCGCTCCCTTCGGTCGCTCAAAGTAAAGCCAACCCGAGCTCTTGTGCTTCGCTCCCTTCGGTCGCTCAAAGTAAAGCCAACCCGAGCTCTTGTGGCTCGGTTTCCCCTCGAAGCAACAGCGCCAACCCGAACGTCGGAGCCTCGCTCCCTTCGGTCGCTCGTTGAGGAAGCAATTCTCTTGCCATATCGTTCACTTCGTTCACTTAATGTCATTCGAATTGCAATTAACAGCAATACTCATGCCAGCATAGCTGGCATTTGTATTGCAGAATCATTGTTCTTCCATACATACCTGGTATGACAAGTTTGACAGAGAGAGATGGGAGAGGGTAGTCATTTGATTAGCTGCTTTGCAGCCTTGCCTCTTCTTCTAGTGTAATTATTGTTTTATAGTTTAGGGTATTTACCCTAAGGGAGGAAATGAAAGATGCCGAAAGATATGAAAGAAGGATTCAACGATCCTGATGGTTGGGGTATGAAGACAGAATACAATGCTGGAAGCAAAGAACTTACTTTCTTTGTAATTGATTCTAGTGGTGATGATTCAGGTTGTGTATCTCTCAATCTTGACCAAGTAAATGCACTCAAACATTTCCTTATGAAAATAGAAGAAATGTATAAAGAGGAGGAGTAGATGAATAATGAAGTCCCTAGAGGAAGTGATACATATAAGCCGAGCTGTGATAGTGACCCTATCAGAGTCTATCATGATGAGGACAAAGAAAACCTACAAGGAGATGGATATGATGGTCCTGGATGGTATTTCTGGGATGAGATGTGGGGAGAACTACATGGGCCATTTGGGACATTAGAAGAATGTAAACAAATACTTAATGCCTATGCTAGTAACTTGTAGGAGAATAATATGACGTTTAAGTCTAAGTCTGAAGCTATGATGTCTATCCTTAAAGGGTTGAGTGGTAGGATAGATACGGCCGCGCTGAACATTAGTAATGTAACTATGACTGTACAAGAAGGCTTCGTGGTTGATGGTCTTGTCCATGCAACAGGAAAGTATATGTATGTACAGCTATCTAATCGTAAAGTACTAGTGGATAGTTATACTATTCCATTCGACTTGGAAGAGGAGAGCTAAATGGAAATTATTATGGGTATCTTGTTCGCAATTCTTGTTGTTAGAGCAATAGATAGAGAAATCTTCTCGAAGAAAGAAGATAAACCTCAACCAAAGGATAAGAAATGAAACTACATAAGTATGTGACGTATAAGGCTATTACGTATTTATATCAAGTAGTAGGCGGATTTATACAAGGCTTTGTTGGTGACAGTTATAAGAATAGGCATTTTAAAATCATGGGCGAAGTACTGTGTAGTAAAGAATGTCATGCAGCAGTTAAGAAAGTGATGGAGGAGTCATACGTTTTAGGTATTACACCTCATCGCTTTAGAGTAAATGCTGCAGCAAATAAAGAATTTGCTAATAAGCTCATTGCTCTAGCTGAAGCTAGAGAGAAAGAAATGGGCGATCCTGTCGAGCAAGTTCTACAATCAATTAAGGACGAGTTAGCACAACGTAGAGACCGCGCAAATCTTCATGTAGTTAAAGGTATGCATGGTAGACCTCATAAACCTTATCCTAACTAGCTAAATCTTAGCTCTTATAGCTTAAATCCTTGCTTAATGGTTAATATCTTAGTCGTTAAGGTTAATAATGATCAGTATATTCACCATTGTACAAAGGAGGATGTGATGAAAGAGCCTAAAGCTGAACAGTATACGGTCGATAGATATGTCATGAACGTAGAACATGCCCGTCAGTGGCTAGATTCACGCGAAATGACTATGGAAAGGGTGATGAATACCGATTCATTTGTCATCTGTTATGGGGATGGCAATGCAATAGGATTGAGTCGGCCGTCTCCTCTCATTCCCTTTACTCTTAATCTTTATATTGATGAAGACAGAGTAATGGAAGTTGATATTGAAAGTATGACTCAGGAGGATAGAGATGCACTCCCTTTTTAAATATAAAGTAGGTGACACAGTCATTGTACGTTCTAACGAAGATCAACCTTATTGGGTAGGTTCAGTGCTTCATGAAGACTCATTTCCTACACGAGGTGATAAGATCCCATTGGTTATTAGACATAGTGATCAAAAAGAATTTATGGTCATGGGCATGGTAGTGCAACATGACATGGTTCTTGTTGCTGAATTGGAAAAACGCAGTCCCAAAGAACAATGGGACTATCTCAAACATCTCAAGTATGGAGACAAAGCCGACCAATACATTGGTTGAGGAGGAATACAATGACAACTAAAGATACAAAAACGATTACTGTTAAACAACTTGAAGAAAATCTTGTAGTTATCAATGAAGATATTGCTAGCTATAACAAGATGAGAAAAGCTATCAAACAACATATTAAAGACATGAAGAGAAATAAGCTTGATGATTTTAAGCTTGGTGTCTTTAAAAGGTTTGAAGAAGCAGCAGATGATCTCAAGTATAAGAGAGACAATCCTATTGGATATCGCCATGATATCATTATTCAAGCTGCTGATAAGAAAATTACGCGATTAGAGAAGAAAATCGAATCAAAGAAAGGTTTGAGTAATAAAGAGAATACATTCTTGCATGAAACAACTAGTAAACTCAATAGGATTGAGGAGCTGGAACAGGCTAAGAATGTTAAAGCAGTTCCAGCGTTGTTGAGTCGTCTTGCCGTCTTGATAGACATAGCAAACGAACAACTTAAAAAGACAGAGAAAGAGGAAGAAGAACTTCACGACGATCCTGGCATGAAGTTGATGAAAGATTTAATCATAAGCATTCCTGGGATGCAAAAAGAGCTAGATCCAGAGATCCTTGAAGCATTGAAAGGAGCTAAGTAATGGTTGTTAATGGTCTGAGTCTAGCAATTCTAACAGGAGCAGCATTTTATTTTATCTTCAATAAGCTGCCTAAAAGAATGCGGCGATTCATGCAAAGACATATGCTACTCACTGATGCAGTAGCATGCTTGTTAACTTACATGCTCTTTGGAGGTACTCTTGTAGCTCTATTCGCAGCTGCCTGGCTAGGTCTGATCATTAGTGTTATGTTGACTCTTCTTAATAATAAGAAGATCAGTAAAGCAATTGAGCGCCTTGCTAGTAAGCTTACTCAACTCAAAGAAGCTAGCTTCGATTGGGTAGAGAAAGTTGCTACACCAGCAGACGAAGAGCTTCCAAGCAATGTTACTCCAATTCGAGAGAAAGAAGCTGCATAAACATAATTCATCTGTGAGAGGCCTGAGGTCCCCTGGAAACCCTAGTTAACGATAGGCTGCCCTTCGTGCCTCGGGTCTCTCACTCCTCCTTAAAGGATATAGTATGAAAGAAGAACTAAAAAAGTTAGTGTCAGAGTGGTGTAAATATGCTGGTAGGTGGAGAGAAGGAGCTCATACTAGCTGGCAGAATGGCTACTTTACAGAATATAGTATACAGTCTGCTGCTGGTACTGCCTATGAGAAGGCTAGTGAACAGCTAGATGCAATCATTAGTAAATATGATACTTAAGATACTTTGAAGATACATAAAGGCGAATAAAGATACTTTGGAGAACATGATGACTGATAACAAAGCACCAGCTATACAAAAGATATTAGATGCTACTGCAGAATTACAATGGGGCAGGACAAGGACGGCCTCTTTAGACAGTAAGACATGTGTCTGTTGTGGTAAATCGGCTACTTCTTTTACGGATGACCTATCCAAAAGAGAATATAGCATCAGTGGGTTGTGTCAGACATGCCAAGACACTACCTTCGGAGTAGATGATGATGATTAAGTATATTATTATACTTGCTATCTGTATTGGTGGATGTGGCGCGGGTAATCATCAACCATGTGACTATAATACAAAGCATGGTATATGTGTCTACGTCAGTGACAACAACCATCCATCAGTAGAAGAGATTGAAACAGTAACTGAAAGGGTTATCGATTGGTTTATTCCATATTGTTCAGAAACTAAGTCCTTATGGGTTATGTCCTGGCTTACTGTTCGATACTTTGATGGATTCTCAGTTGAGTGTCATGGATATCCAGGCCGCGCATGTTCTAACTCGTCAGGCTATGTATCAATATCAGAAAGCAATGCAGTAAGTAATACTGTTGGATTACTCTGGCATGAACTTGGTCATTCAATCATGTGGAACATTGAAGAATTGGCACTCATCAACCATCATACATGGATGTGTGAAACAGAATTCGATCTAGCAGCCTGTAGGTGGAAATAACAGAAAGAAACAAATATGAGTAAACCTAAGTATATAAGAGGATTAATTGGTGATCATGAAGTTGTTCATCATATATATGAAATGCCATCAGGATATCTAGTAGGTATACCTGAAAAAGCATGGAATGATGAACCTCATGGAGTCTGGGTTATGGATCCATATGACCATAGCCCATATAGAATTTTTAAACTTAAAGACTCGGAGGAATAGATGAGAACAAAAGAAAGTGTAAGAGACGTAGAGAATCGAAAGGTTAGACTTGTTTTTGATTCTACAACTACACGTCTTAGCTTCATAGTATATGAAGGAGACGAGTATACCTGTATAGAATTTGAAGGCAATGATGTTTCTAAGCTTAAGCACTTCATTCAAGAAGCTGAACAAGCAGTAGAAGAGGAAACTACTGATGTCGGGAGGAAGACGACATAATTGTCTGTTAAATAGAACTTTTCTACCGCTTGCTTCCTTATTAATCTTAGCATTCTTCGTCAATGGCTACGTGAATTCGCTTACTTCATCCGGCTCACTACGTTTCGCCGGTCTTGTTCACTCACCCTTGACTTCGATGCTGGACAGATTAAACGTCGCTCGCTTTGAATAGTTCAAAGATGAGTAAATATAATCAACCGTAGCTCAAGGAGGCCATGATGTTCAATAAACTTATCAATGTAAAAGAGTTGTTGGAAGCAAAACTTGGCTTTGTCATTCGTGATGAAGACAGTGATGGCCTTAAGTTTACGGACCCAGCAGAAATGAGCTTGGAGGAACTTGAAGAAACAAAAGACTATACTGATAGAGTATTAGGACTTAGAGCTCAAAAATGTCCAGACTTTCAAATAGAAAGGACATTTACCACAACTAGATATGCATACGAAGCAGATAAGCATGGCTTCCCTAAGTCTGTATGCATCCGAGAAAAGATTACTGATGACAATACTCAGATATCAGACCCTTACTTCACTACCACAGGCAACAGGCCGGTTATTAAAGGGTTTGCTGAACTCAGAGACATGTGTCGCTCGAAGGGTGGATTCAGTGATCTAGAGATACCTGAAGAGAACAACCTAGACAAACTATGTAATGACATAGTATGGAACGATAGAAAGGAACAGAAGGCGCGGAGAGCTCAGTTAACGGCTAAGATCCAGCGGGTTATTGCACGAATGGATAATCTTGGTAAAGTATATGGCTTTGCTAAACGTTTTAGGACAGCACTCAAGACATCCAGGAACAAGTGTTCCGAAACAGGATGGGACAGTGTTCTGGTTGATAAAGGCCAAGCTAAGCAGATTAAAGATGCTATTGAAGATAAGATTGCGAGGATAAAACGTCTATGAATAAAATCTATAGAATCTCATGGGAAAGAGCGGTTCTGTACCATGGTGAAATTGTTATAAATGATATGACCGATCCGGCAATTATGGCAGAAAGTCATATGCGAGAGGGCGAGCTTATAATGCGATGTCATAAAATTAATGTTGACAAAGCAGAAGAAAAGATTGTTGGATTAACGGATGACGAGACGGGAGAAGCTATAATTGGACCAGAGATCCATGTTTTAAGAAATGGAAAAATGGTACTTGTTTCAAAAGAAGTACGAGAATCCATAGAAATTGAAGATAAGATTGCGAGGATGAAGAAGTGAGTGATGAAGAACATCGTCAATGTAGACCTATGACAGCTGAATGCTTTCCTGATAAACTTACGGTCCAAGAATTCATGAGGTTAATCATTGATGCTAAAACTGTTGATGCATTTATGAATAATATGTCTATTCTCAATAGAATGGAAGAAAAGAGATGGCCAGAAGATTGGATGCAAACCTTTCTAGAATGGTTAGAAATGGAGAAAGAATAAGCGAGATAAATCATGAAGTATGAGTTTTGGGATGTTAATAAACATGGTGTAATGTCTTATGTAAGAAGATTTTTCGGGAAAAAGAGAACTCCATCTGACAAGAAAATTTTTGTACAGGTGGGTGATAGTATGATGAGAGAATCCAAAATGCTATCCGAGTTGAAAAAAGGTGATGTTTTTAACCAATCTTCAGGACTAGATGGCGAAAGTAACAGATGGATTAAATGTACAAGTGATGCATATGTCCGTGTTTACGATACAAAAGGGGAGTATCCGGAATGGGTAGTGAATGGGTACTCTTTATATCAATAATATTTAATGGAGAAAGGTAAGCCCGAAAGGGCTGGCTGGAAGTTAGATAAAGCTTCTAGAGCTAGTAGGGTGACGTTAGAATACGGCTACCGTGACTAGCATTTAATGGCGCATTAGCCCAATTGGCACGAGGCGTCTGGTTTAGGGCCAGAATGTTCTAGGTTCAAATCCTAGATGCGCTACTAGGAGAACAACATGATTGCTTTAGGTCTTACATCACTAATCATTCTACTGATTTGTGAAGTTGCAATGATTATCAGTATAGTTGTTGGTTGTAATGAATTAGATACTCCACTCAGAAGCGGGGTCTTCCTCTTTTGGTGTATCTTAACTGCATTAATTAACATTCCAACTGTCTATATATACATGGTATTGTCTAATTTGTAGTAAGGTCCCATATTCCAACAGGCAGAGAAACAGCGTTTAAAACGCTGCCAGTGCTGGTTCGACTCCAGCTGGGACTATATGGGTCACGCTCAGGGTAAGCTCGTTGGGCTCCAAACCTGACTGGATGCGGGGTTCAATTCCTCGGTGGCCCGCAGAGGAAAAGAAAGATGACAGTTGAACAGCTTCATAAAATAACTGGTCAGTTAATTAAAGAGGGACATGGATTAGCGCCAGTATTATTTGATACTGAAGCTCAAACTTATCACTATCATATGGCAAGTATAGATGAAGTATTCTTTGAAGAAGAACCATATCCACATTGTGGACTTCATGAAAATATTCCACATCATACTTGTACTAAAAAGTGTGAATAAGTATTCGGTTTATTGCTGGTGTAGCTCAGTTGGTAGAGCAGTTGATTTGTAATCAGCAGTTACGGGTTCAAGTCCTGTTACCAGCTCAAGGGAGAAATAGATGAAAATAGATCATTTAGCAATTATACTAGAGAAAGACAGTTGGAACGAAGCTGTAGCTTTAGTTGTTCCTAATGAAGATGCTATAAGTGATCAAGTCCTTAAAGCTGTTAAGATAGCAATAGGATTTGGTAGAGAAGTTAATGTAAGAATGGCGCATCGTGTCATGGATCTAGATGAGCTTATGGATAAACTCTATGAAATACATGGTGCTGATAAACCATCTAGTGATGGAGTGAAGTAATGAGGCCCGATCCGTATGTAGGAATGGCAGTATATTGGTCTAGTCTTAATGAATGGGGAACGGTCACTAGAGTTATTTCGCATAGAATAGAAGGGTTTGATACTTTAATCAGTTTTTCTGATCGTGAAATTGAACAAGAAGGCACAACTGATCAATGGTCTAGTTCTCTTTTCTTATCAGGAGAACCAGGTTGTCCACCTCGTGGTGGAGAGATAGATCAAGTAAAAACGCCCGGTCCATTACCACCAGCTGAAGAACCAGAAGAAGACCTGGTTGATACCCTAAGAATGATAACAGAAGAATGATGTGAGTTACTATAACAGACAAGGTCAACCTATTTCTATGGAAGAGTGTGCTCGTCTTAGTAGGAGTAATAACTATTCATGGGTGGCTAAGAGTTATCTTGATGGAACAGATATATATGTTAGTACAGTATGGTTAGGAGTAGATCATTCCTTTGGTGAAGGACAGCCTCTTATCTTTGAGACCATAGTGTTCGGTGATGAACATGAAAGCTGCACACGATATGGTACTGAAGAAGCAGCTATTGCTGGTCATAGAGAAATTGTACATTTTTTTAATCAAGAGCAACAAAAAGATCATGTAAATGTTCTTGTATGGAGTCATGAAACATATTATTCTGATGGTTCTTTTAATCCACCAAAAGAGGTAGAAAAAGTAGAAGAAGAGGATGAGATAGCCAACAGAATAGAGGATATCTTAGAGAACGAGTAAAAGTAGTGACTAAAAAGCTTATAATTAAAGTATATTGCCCTCACTGTCAACCAGAGATGGCAAAAAAATACAATATCTTACTCTATCACTCAACAATAGAGTTGTTCTGTAAAAGATGTAGAACTTTCTTTAGTTTTAGCATGTAATCATAGCTAAAAGTATAAGAAGACTATTATATAAAGTAAGAGGTAAATAAATAAACCAATTTGGTTGGTTGTAACACTTGTGCCAAAAAGGGCTAAACAATGGAATTACCTCCGAATAATGATAGGAATTGGTTTATGATTAAGACTCAGAAAAAATGGATAGATCAGCTACATTTAGAGAACGATGATCTTTCTTGGAAGTTAAAGCTATCAGTTTTAATCAACTTTATAATACTTATGTCTACAATAGCATATCTATTGGCAAAGTATTTGTAATGAAAGTTAAAGCACAAACTCTGGTAGTTTATACTCTTCATGTTAAGAAGAGTAATAATAAAGCTACTATCAAAGAGTTGAATGTAGGTGTTGTTTATGAAGGACCAGAAGATGGCGCGATTCAGTTCTTTAAGGACAGAAAAGCAGTCAGGTTTACAAGCATGAAAGGTCCTGGAAACAAGACAATGGCTTATTATGGAGCATATAAATGAGATATAAACAGGATTACTTTGCAGAACTTAAGGACCAAGTAAAAAACATCCAAAAAGAGAATCGACGTTATGACTCTCCGGGCAAAAAGGCTTATGAGAAGAGACGTAGATTTGATAGTCTTAATAAACAGTTTCATAGGATTAACGATACTTTCTATGAAATGAGAATGCCATGGAGATTAGAAGGATTAACAGATTTAGCATGGAAAGCTAAAGATGTTGAAACTACTAAAGACATAGAAGAAGTTCGTTTAGCTTATATGAAACTACGTGATTGTATGAGGAAGTTAGGATACAATATCGCAGCAAGAGGTGAAGGTAGTGAAAATACAGATTCTAAGTGATCTGCATTGTGAATGCTTTGGGTCACTTAAAACACTTAACCCTTTCCTGGAGTCATTGACTCCTGAGGCAGAGGAAGACCGAGAGGTTGTAGTACTAGCTGGGGATATCGGCACAACAGGGTCTGAAGTTAGTCAGACCATGTTCTTTTATGTATTAGATTACTTTAACGAACATTGGAAACAAGTGTTATATGTACCAGGTAACCATGAGTACTATAAGAACAATTTGTGGGATTGTGATAAATTGTTTAAAAAGTGGGAACTTTTATTAGACAATTTTGTTCTTTTAGAAAGAGAATGCTTTATAAGAGAGAATTATCCTGATATACGGTTTATTGGAGCTACGATGTGGTTTCCTGAAAGACCATTGAATAGTTTGTACTTTGATATGATGAGTGATTTTCATCTCATTAAAAATGGAATGAACGAATTAGAGCTAAGAGGCGAAGAATCAATTAGATACCTGAAACAGTATGTTCAGGAAAACGATATAGTTATTACACATCACATGCCTACATATCAATCAGTACCTAAACGTTTTAAGAACAGCAGGTTAAATGATTTTTTTGTTAATGAATTGGCTGAAGATATAATCGCGAATAATAAACCTAAAATATGGATACATGGTCACACACATGATTCATGTGATTACATGGCGGGTAACACACGCGTAATTTGTAATCCTTATGGTTACCATGGAAGAGAATCAAACTCTAGTTTCATATACCAATTGATAATAGAAGTGTAAAAATGTCAGCAGAACATCCAATTAACAAAGAACTAATATTGTATATGCTTAAGATGGCTAGATATTTACTAGAATCTCATGATTTGTGTAAAGATGTAGTTGCAAGAGACAAAGACGGCAATGAGGCAGATATAACAAATCCAGACACAGTAACTAATCTATCTGTTACTGGTGCATTAGTAATGTCAATGTCTGTAGCTTTACAGAAGGGATTCGGCGATGATTATCATGACCTTCCTATAGATATAAAGATGTATATCGTTGCTCTACTACATCAGCTACTAAGTAAAAGAGTACCAACACCAATCGAGGGAAGTCTTGTATCTTTTCAGTCCTACTCTAATAGAGAGGATGTTACTAAAGAAGAAGTGATAGAAGTCTTCTGTACTACAATTGAAGAAATTGAAGAAGAAGATGATGATGTTAGGTATTACCTTAAAAAAGATCCTGAAGAGATATTTGAAGCTGTAGAATCAGCACCAAACACGTTGTTAAATTAGGAGAATTAATGAGACTTAGAGAAGATAAGCAGATCTTCGAATATCCGGATCAAGATTTACATGAACTACCCGGTGAACTCTACAACGAAGAGGACAGCGTTGAAGCAATGTTAAGACAGATTTGGGAGTTTGAAAAACAACGAGAGAGAGATGTCAGAACTAAAATTAGGTGATATAACTAGGCTTAACCAAACAGGCAGAAATATTATAACTAATGAAAACAATAGTTATCCACAAAGTTGGGTAACTAAACTTTTTGTTATTGCAAAAGAAATACCTAGTCGTACTGAAACAAAAACATATCTTGTAAAAGATATAACAGGACAAGAAATCTGGAATTCTGTAGATAACACATCTCTTGAGATATCAGAAGAATATATGAAAAAGATAGAAGTATGTCCTATGAAACAACAAGAATTTGATTTCAATGGTTAAATTACAACCAGGTGATATTGTTAGGTTCAATGAAGATGGCAGAAAAATAGTAATGGCTAATGGCATGCCAACTTCTTGGGCTACAATGACATTTATAATTAAAGTAAAAGACATGAGGCGAACGTGGACAGAGTACTGGTATCTAGTAGATTTAAAAAGACAAAATGTAACAGATGGTAAATTTCCAGGTGGTCTTAGGGCACAGGGTGACCTTTTGGAAAGAGTATCTGGATCTGTAGATGCTCCTATACAGCAAGAGTTAAATTTTGACGTATGACTACAAAATAGGGGACAGAGTTAGACTTTCACCTAGAGGGGTTCGTTTAATGAGGAGTTCAACTCAAAAGAATCCTGATTATTGGAGTACTATAGAGTATCTTATTCATGATCAAGAAAGTTCATATGTGTATATCCTTTCAGATTTACAAGGTTATGTAGCTCCAAGTCCTTTTGATAATAGAGATTTTAATTGTCATATAGATTACCTGGAACTGATAGATGTAAGAATTCATGGTCAACAAGAGTTAAAACTAGATGGCTGAACATAAGTTTAAAATAGGAGACACGGTAGAATTCAATAAAGAATTCAAGCAACGTGTACAAAGCTGGATAGATGAACAATCAGTAGAATTACCCAGTGATAGAAAAAGATATTGTAACATAATGTTAAATGAAACATTTAAAATATATGAATGTGGATCAAATAGTAAAGAATATCTTATGACTCAAATAGATAAAAAGCTATTTATAGATGCATATAATAATAGATGGGTAGGAGAAAAGTATCTACAAAGAGTAGCTCCAGTTTATGGACAGCAAGAGTTAAAACTAGATGTTTAAGATAAACGATAGAGTAAAATTTACAGAGTATTTCAAGGAGCATATATTATATCAAACTACTCTACCAGAAGAATGTAAAAATGAAATATTTAGAATCATAGAGGTAAATAACAGTTTAGATTATATACGATACCGATTAATTAGACCAAATGAAAGAAATCTCATAAATTCCCATGGTGTTAGTTGGTGTACAGAAGATGCCTTTCAACTAGTGACTAATATGTTAAGACAACAAGAAATGAATCTAGATGTTTAAGATTGGAGACATAGTAGAATTTACACAATCATTTCAAGACGAAGTAGAAGATCCAAATGTACGAGTAATGGCTAAAACTGAGACATTTAAAATAATAGGAGTAGATATTCATTTACATGAAGCACGTTATAAACTAAAGAGACCTAATGGAAAAATGCTCATAGATCGATGCAGTAATTATTTATGCTTCGAATCAGATTTACAACAAGTTAATGGTTTTATTAAACAAACAGAAATACACTTTTCAACTAGATAAAATTAGAAAGTTGTAGGGTCAGTCAGACATGGACTTAAGCAGGCCCTACGTAACCGTAAACATGTAAAGACAGGAGAAGAATCATGTCAGCTAATAAAGTAATCTTGGTAGGAAGAATTGGTAACGACATCGACTTGCGATACACCCAGGGTGGTCAGGCAGTCACGGACCTCAGTATTGCTACCAGCAGAGGCTGGACAGACAAGAATGGTCAACGACAGTCGAAAACTACTTGGACTCGAGTAGTTGTCTGGAACAAACAAGCTGAGAATTGTAAACGATATCTCAGTAAAGGCCGTCAAGTTTATATTGAAGGTCATTTGGAGAATCGTAAGTGGGAAGATACCCGCGACCACATCACTCGCTATGCTACGGATGTTATTGCAGAAGTAGTTCAATTCTTGGGTGATAAGCCTGTCGGCGAGAACTCACAGAACAGTTCTTCTAACGAAGGACAGGGACGAGAGAATACTCCGCAAGAATCGAATGAGGCAGGAGCTGCTGAACAAGCTGCAGCAGAACAAGAAGAAGTCGAGCAACAACTTGCCCTTAACATTGATATTCCTTGTTAAGGTCATAACCACTAACACGGGCTAGTGTTAGGGAACCAGGTTTAGGCGTTCCTGGTTAATAAAAACGCCTTTACTTTGGAGATTGTCTTATGAGTATAGTAGATGAGAGAACTAAAGAAAGATCCAATAAGCTAACTGAAGATCTCAAAGAAAGAGTAGAACAAGAATTTGAGAAGTGTGCTAGCAAAGAATGTGATGGTAATTGTCAAACTATAGTGTTAACTAGTTTGGCCGACTTGATGGTGCAGTATTCAATGATGGCAGGACTAGACCTAAAAGAATTTCTAGAGAATATATCTCTAACATGGGATGGGTGGGAATTAGTGAGTTCACCGAAAGAGGTAGAAGCAGGACTAGTTAACTAATGTTTGATTATATAGCTAAGTTTTATGATCTAGTAATAAGAATAACGAAAGATATTCATGCTATTAGAGAAGAATTAGTCATGATTCGTGCTCTATTAGATGAAATAAAATACAATTGTAGAGCGCGGTGAGGAGGATTTGAAGGTTATTATAATTATTCATGAAAATAAATAAAACTAGAGCACTTACAAACAAGCAGGTATTACTAATTCCTGAGATGATTAAACAGAAATTGGGTTCTCGAGAAATTTATACAAAATTAGGTATAAGCCAACCTGTATATAATAGAATTTTAAGTGGTATAACTTATAAAGATTTACAAGAAAAATTACAACCTAAACTTAAAGAGGTACGAGAGAGTTTACTACCACCACCTGGAATGAAAAAATGTACCAAATGTGGAAGAATTTTACCATTTGATGATCATTTTTTTCAACCATTAGATAAAAAGAAGAGACCTCTAGGATTCGAATCTCGATGTTTAGTTTGTAAGAAAGAAGAGAATAAAAAAAGACACAATGATCTAAAAATGGCTGCATTAAAGTACTATAGTATAAATGAGATGCCAGAATGCGAGTGTTGTGGAGAAACTATTATTGAGTTTCTTACTATAGACCATATTGATGGTAATGGTGGGGAACATAGAAGAACAGAACTTAAAGGAAAATATTCTTCTATTGGTTTATGGCTAAAGGATAATGGATATCCTAAAGGATTCCGAGTACTTTGCATGAATTGTAATTGGTCTATGGGAGTACATGGATATTGTCCTCATCATGGGATGAGAAATGGCTGACGTAATACCTTAAAGGAGTAATGTCAAGTGTTAGGTATAATAATTGGTAATTATATAGTTTCAGCATTAGTAGTTAGTTTTATTGTATTTTCTGTTATAGACAGATGGACTGACCCGTTTTTAGGTCTAAACAAGCAACAGGCTGCCCGTTTGGCTCTTGGTTGGGTCTTCTTTGGCTGGCTATATCCTATTCTAGGATTCTTATGGTGTTTGTTCTGGCTATGGAGAATGGCCTTTCCACGTAGGAAACTTGGTATTACAGGGTTAGAAAAATAAATGTTTCATAAACTAATAATTGCACTGGGTGCCCTATTTGGTTTCATACAAACTACAATAATTATCATCATGTTAGGGATATGTGCGATTATGCTCTACGAATACTATTCTAGTGATAAAAGTATTGGAGAGTATGAGTTCTATCTAAAATGTGCACCAGTGGAGCATCATGATAGTGAACAATTAAATGAGTAACTGGAAAGAAATAGGTCCTTACAAGTATTGTATGCATCCAGAGCCATGCAATCCCATACCACCTCACTGTGATAACTGTGGTTATTTAACAGGAAAAACATCAGTTCCAATTATGCGTGGAGCAAAAATAATGCCAATAGAAACTGAGACAAGAGAGATAGATAGATGCGCAGAATGTCCTTTTCTAGGTAGAGTATATGAAACTCAAGAATCTCTTTGTAAAGAAACAAACGAAGTCCTCAACTTTGAAGACTGGGGACTTGAACTACCAAAGAATTGTCCTCATAGAAAAACATCCATACTCTTGGAGTTTAAGTAATGGCTATAGAAACTGAAGCAATAGAAGTAGAAAGATGTTCTACTTGTCCATTTTGTAAATGGTTTGAACCTGAAAAGACATATTACTGTGGAGTAGAAGTCTTTCTGTCACCAGAAGATGGCCCTATTAAAGCAGAAGTAGGACCCGGCCGAACCTATCCTTCAAACTGTCCTCTTAAGGACAAAGATATCCTAGTAGGACTGAAAGAGAACCATGAGATCTAAACCATTCACTACAGATACAGATACATTCTGTGATTATTTTGGTGTTTGTGATTCAGAAAAGAGAAAATTAAAGAGAATAATCGGCCCATTTATTACTATAGATGAAGATACTATACTAGAAATAGTTCAAAATAAGCTAGATATTTTATCTTTTATGGAGGATATGTGGGGCGATCTTCTTCGTGATGAATGGTATAGAATAAGTCCTGATTATGCAGACTGTGAAAACTGCCCATGGGAAAAAACTACTACTTATTGTGGAAATGAAGTACCATATTCTCTTTGTCTTATGGAAGAAATTTTACAAGACGAAGCTAGATATGCAGTAGCTTGTTCCTATATATTAGACTTCTTTAATTGGTTAAGAAAATGAATGAATTATTGCCATGTCCATTCTGTGGAAGTAAAAATCTAAATACTTCCCTTGATACTATTGGTAAAACAAGCTGTGTCTGGTGTTATGACTGTGAAACCGAAGGTCCAGTAAAACATACAGAAAAAGAAGCTATTGAGGCATGGAATCGCCGAACTGTTTCCCTTAAGGACGTAAGCAATGACTGAAGCTCAATTAAAACTAGATGAATATGGAAGACCAATACCGTATGTTGGAATGAGAGTATATGGCTCCTAGGAAGAAGATTCCTAAAGGAACTAGATTTGGGAAATTAGTAGTAATTAACTATTATGGACCTCACTTAAGTGATAATGAGAGTACTACATTATGTCAATGTGATTGTGGTAATACATCTATTGTTAGAAATAATGATCTAAAGAAAAATAAAGGAACTCGTTCCTGTGGATGTATGCAAGGATGTTCTCATGGATATGCTAGAGCTAGAAGCTCATCCACCTACCATAGCTGGCAATCTATGGTAACACGGTGCACAAATCCAAAGGCAACAACTTATTATAAATATGGAGCCAGAGGAATAAAGATATGCAATAGATGGATAGAATCATTCGAGAATTTCTTAAAAGATATGGAAGAAAGACCTGAAGGCACCACAATAGATAGAATAGATAATGATGGAGACTATATTCCAGAGAACTGTAGATGGGCAACTAATGAAGAGCAAGCCTGGAACAAGAGAGATACTATCTATCTAACAGTCAATGAAGAAACCCATAATCTAAACGAATGGTCTAAGATAACTGGGATCAAGTATCATACTCTTAAATCCCGAGTTGGAAGAGGATTTACTCCAGAACAAGTAATCTATCCTAAGAGATTA